CAAACTCGCCAGAGGCGGCGAAAGCCGTAGTGGTAAGCATAATCCTTTGGTCCAGGGTTCAAGTCCCTGCGGGCCCACCAGACAAGAAGACCAACCCCTCATCGGGTTGGTCTTTTTTTGCGTACTCCCGCGTGTTTGCGCGGGTTCGTGCGGGTTCCTGTGGACTTCGAGGTTTCCCGTAGGCGCCCGGATTCGGCCGTTTTCACTCTCTCCTGGCCATTTTTCTCTCTGGCCTCGCTGCCCGCTGGAGACCGAAGTCCACGAGTTCACAAAATTGCGCTGTTATGAATCAACAGCTTATACGTGGTCCAATCAAGCAGTTGATCCGTAGCATTGGTAGGCGGTGGAGAACTCCAACGAGTCGGAGAGTGGAGAATCGGGGCGTTTTGCAAGCTGCCGACCTTCATCTCAGCTGATTCGAGGAGTTGATTCGCCAAGGTGGTTTGGCATCAGAAGCCACCGGGTTTCTTTCTACGTCCGCTGTGTCTCAACAAGAGCACGGCGTGTTTTCGGGCAGAAGGAACCAGCCTAACATCACCGAACCGCAGTCAGCACGGCCAGTGGACGGCCGCAATAGATCAACTGCGAACTTGCCCAATGCATCTCACCGCAATGAATCTGGCGCTGCGTGCCGCAAATACCGAACGATCAGAGCCCTTTTCTGGTGTTTTTCTCTCAACCCCTTTCTCCCACGCAAGAAAAGCAAGCTCGCTGGCCTGCGTACGCACGAAGGGCGCTTGCTCACTGAAACCTGCCGCGATCTTGTCGTTTGGTGTGCGGCAGATCTCGTGTCGCTACGCGTTGTCCTTGAAGACGCCTGGCAGCACTTTCCATTCATCCCATCGAATGGTCGGATCCTCGGGTGTCCTCGTCAGAATTCGCCGTTCGCCTGCAGCCTTGAGACTTGCATTGCTGTCCCACGCGAAGCCACCACCGACCCGTACGCCGCCGAAGACAGCGTTGACGGTCGCAGCATCGATCCGAAAGTCTTCCATACACAGCTTCAGAATTTCGTCCGAATCCTCTCTCGAGAGGTACTGCTCCCAGTAAAGGTAGTCGTGTATGACAGCCGCATACGAATACAAGCCGTCCGGCCTAAGGATCGACCAGAACACGCGCGGAATGCTGGCGAAGTCCGTGACAAAGCCGATTGGCACCCTGACTGGCTGGTACCTGTTGGCATCCTTCGGCTCAGGGTTCCAACCAATGACACTTGTCAGGAAGTAGACCGGATCAGCAAACCTTCCGACGTGCAACGGGCCATTCGGCGCCTTTGAAGTGGCTGGGTCCTTCTGCGTGGCGTCTTTGATCCAGCTCTGCATCCATTCGTCAGCTGCCTGCGGATCGGCAAAGGGTTTCGCCGTGACGGGTTCGGTAGTGTCCGAAGCACGGGCTAGGAGTGGGACCCACATCGGTGCTGCGGCTATGAGGGTCAACGCATGGCGACGAGTCGTCATCATTGTGTTACTTTTTCGCTACTGTTTAGTGGAGGGCAAGAAGAGCATTTCGCCCTCGCCTTTCATGCGGCCAAGCATCGGTATCTGCTTCGCTTGCGTCTGCTCGGCCACCTTGTATTGGACGTAGAGAAACAACTCGCTCAGCGTGATCAATCCATTGTTGCCCAGGATGTCCGCTCCGCCGTTGAGTCCATCGGCCAGGAAGTGAGTGAAGGTGCTCATGCCGAGCTTGGGATCGATCTGCGCAACTTGGTTGGACATGCCCGCGGTAAGCATAAACGCACCTTTTGGTACTGCCAAGCGCGTTAGATCAGGAACGCCGACCGACTTCCTTACAATGCCGAGACCAGAGAAACAGCTGTCGACCGCAAAGAGGATCTGCCGCACCTGCTTTCCATCAAGCGCGAGGTCCGCCTGCAACTGCAGATCGTTGAGCCTCAAACACCTAGTCGTGGGGCTTTTGTACTGGCAGTCCGAAGTCGCCAGATACGCCTCGTTGGGCAACGTGGGATGCGGAAAGCCATGTGTCGAGAAGTAGACCAAGAGCCGGTCGTTACGCCCGGCCGCATCAATCAGTTGGTCCAGCGCTTTGGTGATATCTTCCCGAAGAACACGTTCGCGCTTCAGGATGGTCACCTCGAAGCCGTTGCGCTTGAGCGCTGTTTGCATCGCGGTCACGTCCGCCGAAATCTTGGCTTCATCGAACTGCGGGAAATGTGCAGCATCATCGAACTTCCACATGCCCACGACCAGCGCACGGCTTTTAGCATAGACCTCGCTAAAGGCAATTGCTTTGTTGTTGGCCGGTGGCGACCCATCCAAGCCCTTCGTCAGCGTCTCCTTGGTCGGCTTGGAAATGTGGTCCTTGGGTAGGGTGAACTGGAACATCGCCGGAAACGACTCCAACGACGTCAATCCGTCCGCGTACTTCGCCTGCACCCGAAACTGATGCGAACCCTTTAGGAGAAACGGGTAGCGCACCTGCTGAAGCGTGGTCCACGCACCCCAGTCATCGTCATCCGGCTCCATTCGATAGCGATATACGACTTTCTTCAGGCCCTTCTTGAACTCGTGTCCGACGAACCAACTGAACTCGATAGGCTTCAACTGTAAGCCACCGGGTGTTGCCACAGCACCTGGAACCTGACCATTCATTCGCAAGTAGACAGTCGGCTTGTCGTCCTTGACAACCGGAACGTTCGAGACCTCGAATTCTGTGACGACCTTGACTGAACCCTTGTACTGTGTCAGGGCTGCTGCCAGCGTGTTGCGGTCGGTCGTGTGCGGCACGAACGATTCCTTGTAGCCCGCGCCCGTCTTGAGCGGAGCATCTCGGAACAAGGGCTCTGCACCCATCACAACCTTGTACTTGCCGGCTTTCTCGGGGGCATAGAAGTTGAGCTTGTAGGCAGAGGACGCCTCAGCAAGCCCAATATCGCGCCCCGGCGTTCCGCTCAATATACCGTAGACCTCCCATTTCGCCAGATCTGCAGCAGTAGGCGTGGTCGATGACTTGGCTGGTATGACAGCCCACGGCATGTACGAGAACTTTTCCGACCCGAATATGTAGCCAGTCACGAGAAACCGAACCGTCACTTCCGAACGTGGCACTACAACGCTATCGCCCTTTTCAAATAGAACCGTGTCGTGATGGAGATAAAATCGCCCCGCAAATGCAGTACAGGTCAGGGTCAGGAGAGCGAAACCAAATATAGCCGCTATAGCAGCTCGCAAGTTCCACATGTGGCACGCCCTGACGCGTGCAGACATGGAGGCCCGGTATTGCGCGGCGGGCTTGGATCGCGACAATTCCGGCGACGCGAAGGGATTGTGCAGCTGACCCACGTCCGATCGGACTGGCCGCGCGGGGTACCGGGATGCAGCCGTTTCAGTCGGCTGACAGTTGTCTTCTGAGTACGCCATAGCGCGTCCTGGTATAGTCGAACATCTCGCGGGTGCGGGCGAGATTCTGGAGTTCTCCGCCCGCCAACTCGCCGTTCATTTTGGCGATGTACCGGTCGCGACCTTCGGCGATCTTGCTGCTGATCGGACCGGCTCCCTTGTCGTCGTAGACGCGGGCCAGAAAGGCGTCAAGGCGTTTCTTGAGGCGCGAATTCAACTCGGGCGTGGTCAGCAGCTTGTCGACCAGGATTCGAGGCGCATTGGCGACATCCGCATAGGAGTAGCGGCGGAACGGATCGCCGCGACCGTCGTAGTCGAACGTATTGTCCATGTCCCAGACGATCAGCTTCCAGGTGTTGCTGGACGCATCAAGGTAAAGAAGATCGTTGTTGAAGTTGCCGTAGGCGCTATCCCAATGGCCCACGGTCGTCACGATAGACGCATAGTTCATGAGGTTGTCAAGATCCAGCACGTCACCTATTGAGGCGGGCGTCGTGGCGGCCTCCAGCCGCGCCCTGAGTCCTGCCGGCCCCGTCAGATGGTTCATAGCCTGTGCCTGCTGGCCTGCATCGCCGTCATCGAATCTCTTGCCGTCGACATACTGCGGCGCCATGCAGGCCGCGCCGAAGCCGTTATCCCCCTTGAGAGCGCAGCCGTGAGACATAGCAAACACCGTTGGCTTCTTGTCGTCATAGCGCATCCTGAAGAAGCTCTTGTCGAGAGCCTCGGCGACGACGTAGGCGCGGCGGAATCGATTGCTGCAATCGTTGTCCGCGTCGCTGGCGCAAAGCTGAAACTCTACCAAGGCATAGGCGGTTCGATAGACCGGCGCGCCGCGAACGGTGGTCCTGGCCACTTTTTCCGCTTCGGCAGCGGCCCATGTCGCCACATACTCCCGAGCAAGCATTCCATTACCCGAGTCATTCTGCGAACTGGAATCGTTGAAGCTCCGGCGCAGATTGAGTTCCGTGAGCCCGTAAAGCGTGCGGTCCTTGATCCCTGCCTTCGCGACGTCGTCGTAGGGCACTTCGTGCCAGTTTTCGTTGCCCTGCCGCGAATAGACGCCATGCGTCCTGTCGAACGATACGCTGAACTGGAGTCTGGGGATGCAGCGCGAAGTATTGCCCCGAACTTTCATGGCAATGTCCTTCATCGGCACATCGTCGAAGGCGAAATAGCGAGCGTGCACCCACTTCACATCGTCGGACTTGCGGCACCCGCTGTTCTTCTCGTCATCATGAAGCTGGTTCCAGGCTCCCTGGTTCATCTTTATGTAGATTCTGTGGATCTCGCCGTTGAATAGTTTGCTTTGCGTGAGATTCCACAATTCCTCGCCCGACATGGCGGGATCGGTGGCGGGTACCGGTTGCCCGTATGCTGGGCCTGCGGATAGGCCCAGCATGGTGAACGCTATGCTCAAACAGCGCAGACGTCTAGGTATCATGCCGCTCTCCTTTCGCCAAAAGACAAAAAAACCCCATCAAACCCCCTTCGGGTATGGCCAAGTCTCATTTCGGCAGTCACGCGCCGAGCTTTAAGACAGGCGCTCCCGAATCGCACCCCAAACATGAGCCATCGTACGATGGGCGACGATTTGGTTAATGTCGCACATCGACGAACCAGCGGGGGCATATCGGCTATCAATAGTTTTTATTTGCAATCACATAGTGAAGGCCTTAAGTTCCTTTTTGCTTCGTTTCGCTTGGAAACGGCAGCCGGCCGATCTCGGACGCCACGCCTGCGGGCGAGCCCCGGGCCCGTCCGGCGGAGAGGACTTGCCGGCCCTCAGGGGCGGGACAAGGGGCGGGGGAGCCCGCAGGGCTGAAAAGAGGCATCCGCCTCATCGGGGCCGGTTCCACAGGAAACGCCATAAACGCGGCATTATGGAGCTAAAACCCCATGCTAAAAATCAATGAGTTAGGCAAGCCACACTGGTCTGGCGCTTGCCGCCAGAGTGCCGAACCGGGTCGCAACCCGCGTCCGCTCATGCCATCGACACGCTGATGGCTGGTTTTGCCGTGTTTTTTGATCCATTGGCGTCATCCAGGGGCGCTTGAAGTGCTTGATTCAATGGGGTGGGGTGGCTGCTCCATTATGCCGATAAACCCTTACGTTTTCGTTCGACCGGTCGCGGTAGGTCATATGGGCGTAACGGCAGATTTCCTGCTCCAAAAGGATTTCCTCGGGTGAGATTTACGGACTAGGGCAAAGTCTCGGCGCGCGTTTAGGCGCGTTACAACAAATGCCCGCGGAGTGCGTTGAATTTTGCCCAGAGGCGATGGCGCGATCACTTATGGGCTATGCGGTGAATCTTGGCCGTGAAGGTATGGGCCACCGGGCTGGGTTCGTTATCGGTGGACAAAATTAACAGTGCGGCAATGAGAGTTCGCATCTGCGTTCTCGACGCCTGGCTTCCCCACCCCGCGTGCGGAGCAGGCGTTCGTGAAAGAACTTGGGGTTACATTTTGTGTTTTCAGAGATGAGTAACTGTTGAAAGGGGGCTACATGCTTTTTGTTACGAATAGAATCCCTGATCAGGGCTCGGAATCCGACGAGCGAGTAGTCACTTTCGAGATGGACAAGGCAGATGCTTCTAACAGCCTATTCTATTGTCGTTACAGCGATGGCGAAATCACGGAGCGGATGAGTCCGAACTTTCTGACGGATCTCAAGAATTGCTCGAAGAGAAACATCCTATTCTATATACATGGTTACAGCACACCACTGGCTAAGGCTGTTGGGAAAGGTCGTTCCCTGCAGTTTCTCTTGGACAAAATAGACCCGGATCTAGTAGAAGTTGTTACCCTCGTCTGGCCTTGCAGAGCCCTTACGGACCGCGTCAAGACGTATTGGACCGATCAGGACGCGGCAGACATGTCTGGCCCCATCTTTTCCCGTGTCTTGTCCCGTTTCATGCTCTGGCGAGCACACCCCGAGCAGATAAGAAGTCCTTGTCCAAAGAGAATTCATGTCCTCGCCCATTCCATGGGCAATCGCGTGCTTACCAATATTCTCAACTCCTGGGCCAACAGTTTCGGGAGTGGGCGGGTGCCGTTGATTTTCCGAAACGTTTTCATGGTCGCGGCCGATGTTCCCAGCACCACCTTGGAGCGCGATCAACCAGGAAACATTATTACTTCAGCAGCGCGCAATGTGGTGGTTTACTACGCGGGAGACGACAAGCGTATGGACGAGAGCATGCTAGCTAATGCGGTTCGGGGGCACTACGCTAGCGAGGACAACCCCAGCAATGAAATTGGTCAATCCATATATTTTGGTGGCGACATCAGCACACGGCTGGGCCATTTTGGCCCGGACAATCCTAAGAAAACCCGCCGAAATGTTTATCGGATCGATTGTGATCAGTTTAACGACAAGTTTGATAGAGCGGGGCACAGCTATCTATTGACCGACGATCCCACTGACACGGGCGACCCGGGTTACCAGGTCGCAGGGAATGTGAGTCCTGTTCTACAGCACTTGGCGAGCGCAATTGCGACTGGCCAAGTGCAAGCAGACCAGGGTCGGGCGTTCAGTCTGCAGTTTGGTGGAAAGGACCAGTAGTTCTACCTTGGCCGCAGATCCATGTGACTTGTACCGATTGGCCTACGGGCAGAGCAAGTCGACTCAGCATGATTTGTAGCAATTACCTGGAGGATTTCAGATGCCTAATGGACCGGTGTGGAATGAAGCTCTGTTACAGGCGAACGGTGTTTTTCCGACCGTTCTGGCGATCGGCGATTCATGGTTCTGGTACCCAAAGAACAATCTAGCTATTCCTCTGCATAAGATTCTCAACCGTCAAAGAACGCATACGATGCTGGTGCGTGGCCACAGCGGCGCTGAGGCAGTCGATTACCAAACGGGTCCAGTTCGTGCTCAGATCGACTTGGACCTCGATGTAGCGCGAGGCTATGGGAGGACACTGAAAGCGGTATTTATATCCGGAGGCGGCAATGATTTCGCCGGAAAGGACGATCTGCCAAGCCTGTTATTGCCGGACTGCTCGGCCCAGAGCTCGCCTGAGAGCTGCCTACGCCCCGGACAACCCGACCTGCTTTTCGAAACGGTCAGGAGTGCGTTACAGAGCGTGTACGATCTGGTTCAACAGAAGATCCCAGGTACGCCGGTATTCGTTCACGGCTACGACTACCCCTGTCCGAATGGCAAGGGGTTCATGGGACTTGGGCAGTGGCTTCAGTACCCCATGGACCAATGCAGGGTGCCGCGCCAGTTTCACCAGGAAGTAGTCAATCAGCTCATCGAACGTTTCCGCGAGACGCTTCTCGCAGCGCAGCGAACAGCCCCTCACCTGAACGTGGTGGACGAGGTAGGGACCCTGACTCCGGCCGATTGGGCCAACGAGTTGCATCCGACGCCAGCAGGGTTCAATCGCCTTGCGAAGTGCTGGCGACCCGTCCTGGAAGCTGCAGGAATAGCCTGACCTATGTGCTCGAGGCCCTCTGACCATGCCTGAAGTTTAGACACACGGTGATGGCCCCTGCTGCCGGAGGCGCTCCGGCAGCAGGGGCTCCGCAGTGGGATGGCATAGTCAAATTCTTCATGTTTGGAGGATGGAATAGCTACAACATGGGATTGGTTAAGCCACCGTATCGTAGACTATCGCAAAACCGGGTCTGCTCTCGTCTTTGGGACGACAGATTAGACACTGACGAGAGGAGTAAGCGTGATGTGCTGTTTCAGGGAAGTAAGCGAACCGCGCGCGACCCTGGACCCTTCGCGTCGCACACTCTAAAGCTGCGACATCATCGCAGCAGGTGCTAGCAAAATGTGCAGCAACTGGCTCGCATTCATCCCCGCGATCATTACTGCGGTCGTCGGTCTAGCAGGATTACTCGGTCTCGCGAAGTATCTGATCGAACCGTGGTACAACGCGAAAGCGCTTCGCCGAAAGTACGCGACGGCACTCTGGATCGCCTGCGCAGACCTCAAGATCCAGTTGGAGCGAATCCGCGAACGAGTAATGGCGGGTGACCGCCAGATGGTTGAGGCGCTGAAGAAGATTCCCGACAATGATTCGAAAAGAGATGGCAGCGTCCGACCCGACTGGTTCACGAAGGACGGCTACTACACGACCAACACGGCATACAAAATTGCTGCGGTTTCCGCGTGGCTCCGTATTTACCAACGAGAACTGCTCTTCCTCCCGTACTCGTCGAGCAAGTCCTTCCTATCGAACCTCTACACCTACGCGGACCGGCTCAATAGGTCATTCAGCACAGACACGTGCCTGTGGTACGACTACCTCAACGCGGTCGGAGATGGATTAGTGACGCCGCCCGGCTCCACCCCAGCAGCGCCCGCCCTCGCGCCACTGTCTTTCGCCGAGTTCTGCGAACGGTACACGACAGACAGCCGCTTCCGACTCTTCTACGAGCAGGTTCATATGTACATCTGGTTCGTCGCCGACGGCCGGAAGCCGTACCTCGATTCGCTTGAAAACGTGCTTCAAGCTTTGGCCAAGTTGGGGTTGTTCTTGACGGGAGAGAAGCTGTTGCACGAAAGCTTCATCGTGAGCCGGCCGGACATCAACCCGGCGGAGATGGCGCGGCGTGTGGCATAACCCGCCTTTGCGGCGGACGTGATCATCGAGTACGGTCGGTGTCACCCCGCTGAACAGCGCTTTTAGCGCCCGCTTTCCATCTCGGGTTACACCCGCTTGGGGTCTTGCCGCTCCCCGCATGGATCAGGCTGCAGCCGGTCACTTCGTTTCCGCCTGCACGTCCTCGCCAACCACACCAATCCGCGACCTCTGCTCCTCCCACAACACCGGCGGGCTGATCGCCAGCTCATGCACCGTCACGTGCTGAGGCAAGGTCTCATCCAGGATGGCCTCCACGATGTCTGGTGCGAGCGTGCTCAGGTTTTCTTCGCTCTCGGCCGGAGGCCGAAAGTCCACGAGCGCTTCGACCTGACCCATTACGAATCCACAATTTATACGTGGTTCAATCAAACGGTTGATTCGTGGCCTTGGTAGGCGGTGGAAACAGCAACGCCATGCCGGCGAGCGGAAGAATGCTGGATCTCTGGCTGGTGCGCAGATCTCGGCCAAGAGCGGATGGCCGAGATCCTTCTCCAAAGCCGACGCCGGCCTAGGGCGATAAACCGTAAACGGTCATTCGGTGGGGGACGTCGATTTCTTCGCCTGACAGACCGTTACGCTCCGGAAAGCAGTCAGTGGGCGCAGGATGGCGTCGGTCGGCAGCCGGCCAAGAGCAAATGGTGGCAGCCTTTCTCCAACGCCGACGTTGTCCAATGTCAGCGCAGCCCCACGATACGCGTGGTGACGCGCAAGTTCGTAGGCGATCGACTGGTAGCCGTCACCCCCGGCCCCGATGCTGCCCTCGTTCGATGGGCCGAGGGGTTTCGCTGAGTTTTCCGACGTCGATTGCACACGTCAGCAGACTCTAGAACGCCACTTCGTCGTGTAGAATTAATCGCAGTTCAACCACATCTGGAGGCACAGCGTGGAGCAAACCAGTTCCTGGGGTAAAAGGTGTCCAATGGCCCTGTTGCTCCTGTTCGGAGCGGTCGTGTTGTGGCTGATGTGGGCCTTGCCTTGGGTTGGCCCGGTGTTCTACTTCATCAGCTGGCTGTTGGCTTTGACGCTGATCACCATCCTGGCAGTGGCTATTCTGTTCTACCTGATCAGCTGGGTTTGGCATAAACGGTGGAGGACCTGTTTCTCGTCAACCATAACGCAGGTGTCTAAGGTTGATAAGACTACTTTGGTGAATACTGTATGCCCTTGTGTCGAGCGAGCCCTCGAAGATGCCTACAAGAACCAACCTGATCAGGTGTTTAGGTACGTCGATAGATACTGGTTCGAAGGAGGAGTGTTCGGCTGGGTTGACGATAAGGAAGACAAGGTACTCTACGTCACGTTTCGCGGAACGTCAGAGATCGGCAACTGGTTACTTACCAACGCCCAAGCTCACATGGTTAAGGCGGAGAATGTGTTCAAGCCGGGGTCGACTGCGGAAGGCGGAGTGCACCAAGGGTTCGTCAAGGCGTATCGCGACTTGTGCTACGACTATTCTTCGGAAAGTGCTAAGCCGCCACCAAAGAGTTCTTCGATTTTCGAGCGCGCATCCCACTGGCTTAGAGCCTGGAGAACTTATCTTAAGAACGAGAGATGGGAGGCTGTCGCCTCTTACAAGGTGACGAGGTGGGGTCTGGCGCCATTGTGGACGCTTTTCTTGGCCGTCCCGATCTTGGCAGCGCTGTACTTGGCCCGCGAGAGTTGCTTGGCCTTCGTCGGTCCACCGTCAGCGTTTTCGCAGTGGGAGTACTGGTACTTGTTACTGTTGGCCTGCGGCCTTCTGCTGGTGGTGCAGCTACTGTTCGCTTCCGGTCTCTTGGAAGTTTTCTTTCACCGGAAGAACAAGCTCTTCCTCGGCCCACCTCTGTTAGGTGTCGTCCAGAAGAAGGCGGCCGAAAAAGAAAAGATAGTCTTCACCGGTCACTCGCTAGGGGGCGCACTCGCGACGCTCGCGTTCGTAGACTACTTGACCCAGGCTCGTGGCGATAAGGAGCTTGAGCTTGTCACCTTTGGGGCTCCACAGGTCGGGAACGATACGTTCGCAAAGTGGCTTCAGGGCTTGCACGACAAACGTGGGGGTGTGCGCACGTCCGTCCACATCGTTGGCGGCGTTGGAGATCCGGTCCCACACTTGCCCCCAAGGAAGTCCTTCCTCAAAGTCGCAATCGAGAATCCCACTCTAATCGGTGCCGTGCTGGCGGCCGTGTACGTTGTCGGATGGCTTCCGTATGCGCTGTGCTACCGCGCATTCCTGGGGTCCGGGTGGAACTCCCTCGTGCGGTGGATCGGGTCACCTGAACGTGGGTTGGATATCTTGAACCATTCCCTCACCTACACGGATCTCAACAAAAAAACTCGAAGCCTTTCTACAGAATCGCGGCGCGAGTAGGCGGTCACCGACGAGCCTGATGGGATCGTCTTCGTGCTGCCTGTACCAGGTGATGCGCTGATCGGATTCGTAGTCCGGTGCCGACTGGGCCTGCGGTTCGTCCTCGCGCAGTATGGCGTCCTGCATCTCCCAGAGTGGGCAGCACGGGGTTTCATCAGGCGGGGGGCCGATGTCGGCTCGCCCAGAGGAGCAAGGGCCGCCTTCATGCAAAGCGAATGTCCGTAGCAGGAGCAACACTGGCCGACCGAAGCTGGCAAAGCCCAATGACCGCGACGGGTGGTTTGGGGCCACCACCCACCATTGATCAGGATGCTGCAGATATCTTCGGCTGGATCTCCTCACCAACCACACCAATCCGCTCCCGCTGCTCTTCCCACAACACCGGCGGACTGATCGCAAGCTCATGCACGGTAACGTGAGGAGGCAACGTTTCATCCAGGATGGCCGCCACGATGTCGGGCGCGAGCGTGGTCAGGTTGAGCATGCGGCACATGTAGCTGTTGTCGATCTTCTCCCGGGCGGCGAGTTCGATAATGGACTTGGCTTCGCCGGATTCCAGCATGGACAGCCAGCGATGGCCGCGGGCCAGCGCCAATTGCATCGGCGTGGCGGTCACATCCCAGGGCCTCGGGTTGACAGCCTCACCATTCGGTAGGGTGACCAGTTTCCGCCCACTGCGGCGCTTGATCTGGATCGGCACCGACAGCGTCAGCCGGCCATCGCTGGCCGCGATCACATCCGGCGCCCCGGTCGTGCGGATCCGAACCCCGTTCATGCCAAAGCCTCCTGCCGTCGTTCAGTCGGCTCGGGACGCAGATCCAGCACCACCCGTTCGATGCCATTGGCGCGCAGGCGCACTTCCAGATCGGTGGGCGACACGATCACCTTCTCGACCAGGAGCCGGACGATCCGGGTCTGCTCTGCCGGGAACAACTGGTCCCAGATCGCATCGAGGCGCGTCATGGCGACGGCGACCTTGGCCTCGTCCAGGGTCGGGTCGAGCTTGATCGCCTGCGGCAGCACCTCGCCGAGCAGCGCCGGTGCGCGCAGGATGCCGCGTAGTTGTTCGAGCACCGCCGATTCCAGTTCTGCCGCCGGCAAGCGGGGCAGACCGGACGCGCCCGCCTGTTCCTTGGTATCGCGCATCGGGATGTAATACCGGTAGCGCCGCCCGTTGCTCTTCTTCGTCGAGTGCCAGGGAGACAAGGCGCGCCCGTCGTTGCCAAACACGATGCCCTTGAGCAGGAAGGGCACGACCGCCTGGGTAGCGCCGCCGCGCACCCGGCAGTTGGTCAAGAGAATCGCGTGCACGCGGTCCCATAACTCACGCTCGATGATCGGCGGGTGCGCCGCCGGAACCCACTGGTCCTTGTGCCGCAGTTCGCCGAGGTAGGTGCGGTTGTTCAGCAATTTGTAGATCATCCCCTTGTCGATCGGCTTCCCCTCTCGGACCTTGCCCTCCTGCGTGGTCCAGGCCTTCGAGGTGACGCCGTCCAGCTTCAGCTCATTGAACAGGGAAGTGCTGGAACCGAGTTCGACGAAGCGCTGGAAGATATGCCGGATCAGCTTGGCTTCCTGCTCATTGGGGACCAGTCGCCGGCTCTCGACGTCGTAGCCCAGCGGCGGCACGCCACCCATCCACATCCCCTTGGCCTTGCTGGCGGCGATCTTGTCGCGGATGCGCTCGCCGGTGACCTCGCGCTCGAACTGCGCGAACGACAGCAGGATGTTGAGCATCAGCCGGCCCATCGAGGTCGTCGTGTTGAACTGCTGGGTCACCGAGACGAACGAGACGCCGTACCGTTCGAAGACCTCGACCATCTTCGAGAAGTCCGCCAGGCTGCGCGTCAGCCGATCGATCTTGTAGATCACGACCACGTCGATCCTGCCGGCCTCGATGTCGGCCATCATTCGCCGGAGTGCCGGACGCTCCATGTGCCCACCCGAGAAAGCCGGATCGTCGTAGTCGTCCGCCACCGGAATCCAGCCTTCCGCGCGCTGGCTGGCAATGTAGGCGTGACCGGCGTCGCGCTGGGCGTCGATGGAGTTGTATTCCTGATCCATGCCCTCGTCGGTGGATTTGCGCGTATAGACGGCGCAGCGTACGCGCCGTTTCAAGGCTTCGCTCATCGCCGGGCTCCTTTCCTGGCCGGCGTTTCCGGTTTGGCCGGGCCTTTGAGCCCGAAGAACAGCGGTCCCGACCAGCGGGTTCCGGTGATCTCGCGAGCGATCATCGACAGGCTCGGGTACATCCGGCCGTTGAACTCGTACTGGCCGTCGGCGGTGGCGACGACGCAGTATTCGACGTCGCGGTATTCTCGTGTCAGCACCGTACCCACCGCCGGCCGGGTGTCGCGGTCGCGCTTCTTGACCTTGCCCGCGTCGAGGAGGGCTTCGATCCGACGCTGGTTTTGCTCCAGCAGGTGGGCGTCGACCTTTCGGAACTCCACTTCCTGCAGGCGGTAGGCGATGCGACGTTCCAGGAATGGCCGGTTGTAGTTGGGCGTGTCGGCGCCAAATAACTTCTGCCAAAGCGCCTTTATTTCAGGCATTGGCAGTTCGGGCAAGCGGGCGATCTGCGCCGATACCGACGGCGGCGTGGCGGGAATGCGCGTGGACGTGTTCATCATGACTCCGTGTTATTCCTTGTGGACGGGGTGTGAATGAACGCGCTGGTCGCCGGAGAAGGCAAGCTCAAACCCGTTCTCTCGGGCCAGGTCTTTCGACTGCGGAGACTGCCCCGAACTGCGAAGGCGGATGAGCCCTTTGGCCAGCAACGACGCGATCTCGCACCGACGCTGCGCTGCGGTCATGTGCTCCGGGGGTTGATGGTTGACCGGACAGTCGCTGCGCGCCGTTTCGCTCGCGGCTCGCGAAGTTGCCCTTCGTCTGATGTCTTGCATGGCTATCGGTCCTCTCCGTCCAACTCGCTTGAAGCGTCATTGTCCGGATCAGCCGCTACCCACACCACGAGGGCGTTTCGGGCCGTTGCGGAGAGATGCGGAGCCGTTTGGAAAGGCTGGTCAGACGGTTATCGGATGGGCCGCTGCCCGTATCGCTCGAACCGCTCGATGGCGCTTTCGAGACCCGGCTCGTCCTCTTCGTCCTGGGTTTCCCACGACTTCCGGTCGGGCATGACGAGCAGCGAAATCACGAAATCGTAGTGATCCGAAACGATGCGCATCTCGCGAAGGGGCATATCGCCAGGCTCCCTGGCGAACCAGGTCCGGGCCGGTACCGTGATGCCCTCGCGCTCGTCGACACTACGCATCGGACTGGACGCCAGCGATCCTTCGGGAATCGGGATGGTCTGTTTGCCGAACCGGAAAAAAGCACCCGTCTTCAGGGCCGTCTGACTCGACCACGACCACTGGATGAAGCCACTTCGCGAGACCACCATCACCGCACGCTCGGGGGTGAACTCGATCCAGCGCCGGATCACCGCCTGCATGGACGCACCGTAGCGATCGGCACAAGCACTCAGCACGTCCAGATTGACCGTCGCGCTGGCCACTTGGCGCCGGAAGTCGTCGAAAGGCATCAACAGCGTGGCTGCGAATTTGTCCGCGTCATTCTCCATGGCCCTGACGTTGCCGCTCCATCCCGCCGTATCCTCGGTCGAGCAAAGAAATTCCCCTTGCCCCGGCAACTCGCGATGCAGCAGGTAGTGGCCGAACTCGTGCGCAATGGTGAACTGGGTCCGTCCCGGTGAGGCAACCGCGGCGTCGTAGACGATCAGCCACCGCGTTCGGTCCTTGTTGGGCTTGAGCATGCCCTCCAGACAAGGCAGTGCCGCGCCATGAACCTTCGTGATCGGCGATTTGGGAAATCTCTGCTGCGAGTACTCCAGCGCGAGTTCGGCCACCTTGACCGGGAAGCGCTCAGGCCCGAGAACCTGATTGAGCAATGCCGAGATCCCATTGGCCTCGGCCATCGGCCGTTTCGGTTCCGTCACTCGTCGTTGTCCCAGGCATCGAGGATCTGGCGCAGCCGCTTCTTGGTGTCCTCCGGCATCCCCTGGTATTTCCGGAAAAAGGCCTGATCCAGAACTTGCTGGTCGGGAGACGACGTTTCCGTGCTGAGCAGGTAATCGGACGTCACGTCCAGTACCGCGGCAATCCTGCCGATCTTGTCGGCAGACGGCTTGGGAACATCCTTGTTTTCGAGCTCCCAGATGTAACTCTTGCTGGAGTCGGTCAGTTCGGCCAATTGTTCGAGGCTGAGCCGCTTTTGCTTTCGCAGGGTTCGCATCTTGTCACCCAGGGGTGATGGCACTGCTCTCTCCTTAAGGGTCCGTATCAGGCGTGAAATACTACCACTCTGCCGAACGCTTGCGTACCCGTTTGACAACATATACGGCACTCAGCGATAATTCGCAAAGTTCGGTGCGCCGAACGCAATCGGTCTACACACCCCAATAACAAGAATGGGCTGCTCGGGCTGATAAGCACCCAGTCAATACCTTTGTGAAGGGGAATGTCGATGAACGATGCAGAGAATCTCTCCAAACTGCTCGGCCACCTGCCGCCGGCGGTCTTCAGTGAATTCATGGTCAGCGAGTTCGATCTGGCGATGCCGGAATTGAACGCGAAGCAGGCCAAGCGGGAACAGCGGGCCGCCATGGATAACGTCCTCGCGGCCCTCGCGGTCAGTGTGCGGCAGCCGATTGAGGAGTTGGCCGAACGACTCGTGCTGCTGTCGGACGGTGCCGGGCAGGACGTCATCGAGGGCTTTCGCGACGACATCTTTGATGATGCCGACCGCGAGACCTTCGCCGCGATCCGCAACCAGTATGAACGGGCCCTGTGGCTTTACCGCCATGAGCCCGCGGTCTTCAAGGAGGCGCTGGATGCCCGGCAGGCCGACGTCTTCCGCCAAAGCCCGTCGTGCTACTCTGGGTTCATGGCGCCGAAGGGCCTGTCGATCAAGGACGATGAGGCCTCGAGGGTGGAGTTCCATCAGACCGTCGCCGAACAGCTAGGCTGCGCGGTCGATGCGGTGGCCGTCCAGATCTTCAGGCGCCTGCGTCCCGACACGCAGACCGGCGAGGACGTCGCCCTGTACCAGGTCAGCATTCACCACAACCGCCCGCCAGAGATCATCGACTGCGTCCAGGACAGCGAACTCTTCGGGCAGGAGGTGATCCGGGCGGTCTCCTCGCATGTCACCTACGAGCCTGCCCACGGTCATCTGGAGGTACTGACCAAGGACACCGATGGCCGCGAGACGCTGGCCCGGATCGTGGCAGACGCCTTGCTGCAGTCGCCGATCTCCGGCGAGAAGATTCCGTTGAAGCAGTACGACTACCAGAGTCTCGCGGCGCCGCGCAACTTCGACCTGGCTGGCGAGAACGTGGCCTTCGTCAAGGTGGTCGAGCTCGGCTATGCCGGGTCCAACCACCGCTCGCTGCTGGTGAAGATCTGGTCGACCGATACTGAAGACATTCATGCCGCTGCGCGGGCGCTGATCAGCCCCACGTTCGACTTTCGCCATCACCATCTGCACTACGCCAAGCTCTCCATCCGCCTGAAAAAGGTCGGCAACGACCGTGCACGGACGATCACCGTCATCTTGCGCGAGGACAACAAGTGCAACATCAAGACCAAGCGTGAAAAGGACCGGGCATTGTGTGACCGCCTGCTCGCCAAATGGCATCTGGTGAAGGAGATCGGCGATGCCCTCAAAGCCCCTGTCGACGCCGTCGCTGCTTGAGTTGCTCGACCTGTTCGAGCGGTCGAGCCAGTCGCTCACAGACGCCGAAGGCCAACGCCTGCGCGGCGTGCCCGGATGGGACGTCTTCCACAGGACATCCCTGTCCGCCCGGGAACTCGCAGAATGGACGGAGTGCGTCGGTTACTCCGGGTGCTTTCCGGCACCCTGCGGTGACGAGCGCGTGCCGGTCGAACTGCAGGAGGACAGCGATCCGACGCGCTACCGCTATCGGTGTCCGGAGACGTTTCGCAGAAAGTCCGTCGCGGCGACAGAGGTGGCGGTCTACGCCGTTCACGTGCCGATGCTGTTGCATGTTGTCGCGGACCTGCTGGACGTACCGCAGGCGCTTCGCCAGGGCATCGAGTCACCCGCGATCGACGGGGTGCTGTGGAAGCTCGGTACCAAGCGCATCGGCCAGATACACACCGGCGTCTGGTTGGTGCGCGGTCTGCAAAATGGCTTGGAAGATGTGCACCGACACTTTCAGGCGCAGATGCTACCCGATCGGGGTCTCATCCTTTCGGCCGGCGCAACGCTGTCGCACTTGCTGCGACCAATCAGGGATTATCGGGTGATCGCGTTCAAAGACATACTGATCGAGGGAGCGCAATTTCCGGCGATCAACGAAGAACTGCTGCATCGGGTCCTGGGGGGCGCACCTGACGAGACACCCGCGGCCAAGCACCCCGTGCAGTTCGATGAGGCCGAGGGAAGGCTCACCATCGCGACACGAAACATCCCCCCCTGGACGATCACGGGCAAGACACAGGCTGCGGTGGTGGGCTATCTAGTCGAGCAACTTCACCGTGGTCGATGCTTGATTCCCGCCAAGGAGGTGCTCGACAAGCTCTATGGCAGGGCATCCGTCGGGCACAGCAAGCGCATCTCCGAGATCTTCAAGGGCAACACTTACTGGCAGGACTACATTGTGCAAGACGGCGAAGGGCAGTACGGCATCAAGATCCAGTGATTCGGCGCCGCCCCGCATGACCAACAAGCAACCGCCTTCGGGCGGTTTTTTCTTGTCCGCGTCTCGCCGTAGCTCCCGATAGCACGCCCCCACATCGGCCCCCACATGAGGTGGGGTGACCCCCCCACATGCCGGCTCCGACACTGGCAGCACGTTTTCGCAACCACTGAAAGGAGAAAAACGTGCGTGTCAAACACCTCAACCAGCGGGAGCTGGCCGATCGATGGGACGTCAGCGACGCCACACTGGAACGCTGGCGGTCCGAAGGAATCGGGCCAGTCTACCTGAAACTGCAAGGCCACGTGCTGTATCGCATCGAGGACGTCGAGGCCCACGAAGCCGCGAGCCTCTACCGGAGCACCTCTGAGCGCGTCACCGAGGGAGGTGCCGCATGAGCACTGGCACCCTCCATCAACTTCTGGCGACCCCTGCGGTGGAACTCGCCGAACAGTCCAGCGAGTCCCTGTTCCGGATCAAGAGCGATGCCGCCGATCTGCTCGCAGCCGCCAAGACCGTCGTCGAGCACATCGACCGTGCGGTGGAGCTGAAGTACGCCCACCGCGCTCATCAACTGCGGCTGGCCGCAGGCAAAGACAGCGGCGTCGTCCATTTCGACGACGGCGCCGTCCGCGTCACCGCCGATTTGCCCAAGAAGGTCGAGTGGAACCAGGCCCATCTCGCCGACGTCGCCCGACGCATCGCCGCCAGCGGCGACGACCCAGCCGAGTACCTGGAGGTCGCTTACCGCATCTCCGAGACCAAGTTCAACGCGTGGCCCGAGTCGCTCAAGAGCGCCTTCGCTCCTGCACGCACCCTCAAGACTGGGAAGCCGGGGTTTCGCCTCGCGTTGCTCAAAGGAGAAACGCCATGACCCGCTATCCCCTGCACCCCGCCGCTGAGATCTTCCCGGAGATGGATGCACCGGCCCTCGCCGGGCTGACCGCGGATATTGCGGCCAACGGCCAGCGCGAACCCATCCTCATCCTGGACGGGCAGGTCATCGACGGCCGTTGCCGCCTGCGGGCCTGCGAGCAACTGGGCATCGAACCGCTCGTGCGCCACCTCGGTGCAACCGTGGTGGGCGATCCCTACGTGCTCGCGATTTCTCTGAACCTGCATCGCCGGCATCTGACCGACAGCCAGCGGGCGATGGTCGCTACCAAACTGTCCACGATGCAGCGCGGCCGTCCCCACGAAAATGCGCAAATTTGCGCATTTTCTCAGGAGCAGGTTGCTCAGCTTCTCCATGTGTCGAGGCGCAGCGTCCAAAACGCGCGCGCACTCATTGACCATGGCACCGCCGAACTCGTGGCCGCCGTCGACCAAGGCGAAGTCGCCGTTTCCGCCGCCGCCGATCTGGCCCGCCTGCCCGCCGAAACCCAGCGCGAAGTCCTCACTCGCACCCCGGACGAAATCCGTGCCATCGCCCGCGAAGTCAAGGAGCGCATTACTGCGGCCGGCGTCTGCGGTCCGTCTGCGGTGCGCATCTTCGACCGGGTCGCCCAGGAGCAAGACCTCTCCGGCAGCGAACAGTGCTCGGTCGTCGAAGCAATCAAGGCCGACGCGCCGGCGCTACCCACCCCTGCGGAAGCCCGGCGCATCGCCAGTCAGGGAAAACCGGGTCTCGCGGTGCTCGCCACCGACGGACGCTACCACACCGCGCCGGTAGACCCGCAGGAGGCCGCGCGGCTGGAACGCTGGATGCGCTTGCGCGAGGGCCTGGAATCGCTCGCCACCGTGCCCTTCCCGCCTACCGAAGCCCTGACCTCGATCCCGGCTTATCAGCAGCGCAACGTCACCGAGTGGCTGTCGCGCGCGCTCCCTTTCCTGAATGAACTCCACCAACTCTGGAGCCAACACCATGCGTAATCCCATCATGAGCCATCTGCGCGGCGCCGTACGCGACGAGATCACTCACGCCTTTGAAGTTACCGGTCATGCCAGACCACGCGATATCGCGCGTCTGGTCTGCGCCACCCGCACGGCGGACATCCTCAAGCTCGGCACCCGCCTGGCCGAGGACGCGCTGACCGAAATCGCGCGCCGCGAACTCAAGAAGAGCACGCAAGACCGGGACCCGGTCAGCCAGCTGGAACTGCCGGGCGTGCCGGTCGCCCTGATCAGCCAACTGCCGCAGGCCATCAGCATTCCGGTGGAAGACCCCGACGGCGACACCGACGAGGGCATCATCTACAAGCCACTGACGCGGGTCACGCTGGCCGACGTGGACGCCCACCTGGAATTGCTGTCGGATCAGATCGTCGCCGATACCCGGCGTCATCGCGCCGTGAAGGAACTGCGCGACCTGGCCTGGGCCGCCGGCGCCACCCGCGACAGCCTGCTCCTGGCCAGTTTGAGCGGTGCGCAGCAGCGGATCGGGGAGGTGGTCTAAATGGCGCTCCCCATTATCACCGCTGACCAACGCCTGGCCGAACGGCGCGGCGTCAAGGGCGTCCTCGTCGGCAAGAGCGGCATCGGCAAGACCTCGCAGCTCTGGACCTTGAAACCGACTGCGACCCTGTTCTTTGACCTTGAGGCCGGCGACCTGGCGGTCGAGGGCTGGGCCGGTGACACCGTCCGCCCGCGCACCTGGCAGGAATGCCGCGACTTCGCGGTATTCATCGGCGGACCGAACCCGGCACTGCGCGAGGACCAGCCCTACAGCCCGGCGCACTTCGACGCGGTCTGTGGTCGCTTTGGCAATCCTTCGGTGCTCGACAAGTATGACACCGTGTTCGTCGACTCGATCACCGTCGCCGGGCGGCTCTGCCTGCAATGGTGCAAGGGTCAGCCGCAGGCCTTCTCCGAGAAGACCGGCAAGCCCGACAGCCGCGGGGCTTACGGCCTGATGGGCCAGGAAATGATCGCCTGGCTCACCCACTTGCAGCACACCCGCGGCAAGAACGTCTGGTTCGTCGGCATCCTCGACGAGAAGCTCGACGACTTCAACCGCAAGGTGTTCTCGCTGCAGATCGACGGCTCCAAGACCGGCCTCGAGTTGCCCGGCATCGTCGATGAGGTGATCACCCTCGCCGAACTGAAAGCCGATGACGGCACGAGCTACCGCGCTTTCGTCTGCCACACGCTGAACGCCTGGGGCTACCCGGCCAAGGACCGCTCCGGGCGACTCGATGGCATCGAGGAACCGCACCTCGGCCGCCTCATGGCGAAGATCGCCGGCCCCGCCCGGCCCGCACCCGAGCGACTCGACTTCGCTCGCCCCGTCGCACTTCCCTCTCTTCCGACTCAGGAGTCCTGATCATGACGTATTTCGATTTCAACTCGGCTTCCGAGCAGAACAGCTTCGACCCGATTCCCAAGGGTACCCTCGTCCGCGTGCGCATGACCGTTCGCCCGGGCGGCTTCAATGATCCTGCGCAGGGCTGGACCGACGGCTTCGCCACGCGCAACGCGCAAACCGGGTCGGTGTATCTCAACTGCGAGTTCGTCGTCCTGGAAGGCGAATTCGCCCGCCGCAAGATGTGGTCCCTGATTGGCCTCTCCAGCCCCAAAGGCCCCGAGTGGGCGAACATGGGCCGCAGCTTCATGAAGGCGATCCTCAACTCGGCGCGTGGCATCCATCCCGCCGACAACAGCGCGCCGGCACAGAACGCGCGGCGTATCGGCGGCTTCGCCGACCTCGATGGCATCGAGTTCCTGGCAAAAGTCGATTGGGAGAAGGACCAGCACGGTCAGGACAAGAGCGTCGTCAAGTCGGCCGTGACGCCGGATCACAAGGATTACGCCGCGCTGATGGGCACGACCCCACGCGCGCCCGTGGCGCCGCCGGCGAGCAACCCCAACGCCTATGCCCAGGCCAGCGGACGGGCCCCGGTGACGGGCCGCCCCAGTTGGGCCGAGTAAGGGAGGACGGACATCATGATGCTTCGCCCCCGTCAAACCCTGCTCGTCGACCGGACCCTGGCGGCACTCGACCGGCACGGCAATACCCTAGCCGTGGCTCCGACCGGCTGCCACGCTGCCGGCACGCCGATTCTGCTTCACGACGGCACCATCCGACCGGTCGAAGAGGTCGTCGTCGGCGACCGCCTGATGGGCCCCACCGGACTCCGGCGCGTGCTCGAACTGCATCGAGGTCACGACCGGATGTTCGAGATCCGCCCGATGAAAGGCGACTCATTCGTCGTCAACGCCGGACATATCCTGACGCTGGTGCGTACCAGCGATGGCAAGGGCTCGCGTGCCGATGAAATCGTCGACATCCCCTTGGTCGAGTACCTGGGCTCGTCAGCGACCTTCCGTCAACGGCACCAGCTGTTTCGGATCCCGATGCGCATCCGACGGCACCAGGCGGTCGCTGACCGTCAGGAGAACGTGCTGCGCACCAGCTTCACCGTGCATCCGGTGGGCGAAGGAGCCTACTTCGGCTTCACGGTCGATGGTGACCATCGCTATCTCCTGGGCGACTTCACGGTCACGCACAACTCGGGCAAGACGATCATGCTCTCGGCGGTCGCCGGCAGCCTGCTCTCTGAACCCGATGCCAAGGCCTGCATCCTCGCGCACCGCACGGAACTGACCGACCAGAACCGCGCCAAGTTCGCCCGCGTCAATCCGGGGCTGGCCACCTCGGTATTCGACGCCCAGGAGAAATCCTGGGCGGGCAACGCCACCTTCGCCATGGTGCAGACGCTGTCGCGGGGATCTCACCTCGAGCGGATGCCGACACTCGATCTCCTGGTGATCGACGAAGCGCATCACGCCGCCTCGCCGAGCTACCGCGCGGTGATCGACCGGGTGCTGGCCAGAAACCCGAAGGCCGGCATCTGCGGCCTCACGGCTACCCCGAACCGCGGCGACGGCCAGGGCCTGCGCGAGGTGTTCTCGAACGTCGCCGACCAGATCACCCTGGGCGAGATGATCGCCAGCGGCCACCTGGTGCCGCCGCGCACCTTCGTGATCGATGTCGGCGCCCAGGAAGCCCTGGGCAAGGTGCGCCGCACGGCCCACGACTTCGACATGGACGAGGTCGCTGCCATCCTCAACACGGCCCCGATCACCCAGGCGGTGATCGGTCACTGGAAGGAGAAGGCTCGGGAGCGCAAGACGATCGTCTTCTGCTCGACGGTCGCGCACGCCGAGAACGTGACCGAAGCCTTCGTCGCCGCCGGCGTTGCTGCGGTCCTGGTGCATGGCGAGTTGTCGGACGCCGAGCGAAAGGCCCGGCTGGCCGACTATGAGACCGGCACTGCCCAGGTGGTCGTCAATGTCGCGGTGCTCACCGAGGGTTACGACTACACGCCAACCGGCTGCATCGTGCTGCTGCGCCTGAGTTCCTACAAGTCGACCCTGATTCAAATGGTCGGCCGCGGACTGCGCACCGTCGATCCCGAGGAATATCCCGGCGTGATCAAGACCGACTGCATCGTTCTGGACTTCGGCACCGCCTCGCTGATGCATGGCTCGCTGGAGCAGGAGGTCAATCTCGATGGCCACCTGCACCAGGGCGAAGCGCCGACCAAAGAGTGTCCCGAGTGCGGCGCCGAAGTGCCGCTGGCCTGCATGGAATGTCCCTTGTGCGGCTACGTCTGGGAACGCCATCACGACGCCCTACCACTGGCGGATTTCGTGATGAGCGAGATCGACCTTCTGAAACGCTCCAACTTCTGCTGGTGTGACCTCTTCGGGTGCGACGACGCGCTGATGGCCACCGGCTTCAACGCCTGGGGTGGCGTCTTCTTTCTCAACGGCCGGTGGTTCGCCGTCGGTGGTGGCAAGGACCTGCGAGCGAGGCTGCTCGCGGTGGGCGAACGCACCGTGTGTCTGGCGCATGCCGATGACTGGCTCAACGAGAACGAATCCCAGGACTCGGCGCACAAGAGCCGACGCTGGTTGCGCGAGTCGCCGACGGAGAAACAACTGCAGTACCTGCCGCCGCAGTACCGCCAGGACTTCAGTCTGTCCCGCTACCAGGCTTCGGCGCTGCTCTCGTTCCAGTTCAACAAGCAGGTGATCCGGCGCCTGGTGATGGCGGCCAACGATGCCCAGGGCGATGCGCGGGAGGCGGCTTGAAATGCGCAATCTGTTCCCGACAAGCCCGGGGGTTCGGTTACTTCAACCCTCAACTCAAACGCAGCGATCCCCATCGCACTACCGGTCGCCGGCAGTTCTGCTCGATGCGCTGCCAGGACGCCTTCGCTCGCCTCATGGAAAGAACGGAGGGGCAAATGATTGACCCGAGTGAGATGGAACTGGCCGCGATGCGCTCCGCACTGGCACCGCTCGGCGACTACGTCGCCTCCATCGGCATGACTCGGCCCCTGGCCGACTACGGCAAGGCGGAAGTCCTGCGCCTGGTCGAGGTCGTGGTCGACGCTTACCAGGCGCACATGCTCCTCGAGCACGAACGCCTGGCGGCGAAGGAGCGCGCGTACTTCGAGGCGAGGCTGAGCCCTCGGCCCAGCTCATCGGGAGGGCGGCGGTGATGCTCGACTTCAACCATCAACCCAGACTCCACGAGCGGTTCACGCAGGTGATCGACCAGGCGCTCGACGCCGAGCGTGCCCAGCAGACCCCGCGCCAGTATCTCGGGGCCTCCCGTCTCGGCGTGAGTTGCGAGCGTGCCTTGCAGTTCGAGTACGCCGGCGCGCCGGTCGACCCCGGAAGGGGTTTCTCGGGGCGGACCCTGCGCATCTTCGAGGTCGGGCACGTCCTCGAGGATCTCGCCATCCGTTGGCTGCGTCTGGCCGGCTTTGATCTCCACACCCGCAAGAAGGACGGTAGCCAGTTTGGCTTCTCGGTCGCCGGTGGGCGAATCCGGGGGCACGTCGACGGCATCTTCAGTGACGGTCCCGCCGATCTCGGCCTTGCCTTCCCCATGTTGTTCGAGTGCAAGACGATGAACGACAAAAACTGGAAGTCCTGCGTCAAGTCCGGCGTAGCAGTCAGCAAGCCCGTCTACGCGGCCCAGATGGCGATCTACCAGGCGTACATGGAGTCGTCGATTCCCGGCATTTCCGACCACCCGGCGCTGTTCACCGCGATCAACAAGGATACGCAGGAACTGTGGTTCGAGCTCGTGCCGTTCGACGGGGGCTTGGCGCAGCGGATGTCGGATCGCGCGGTACGGGTGATCCAGGCCACCGAAGCGGGAGAACTGCTGCCGCGTGGCTTTGTTGACCCGAGCCACTTCGAGTGCCGGTTCTGCAGCTGGCAGGAGCGCTGTGCCGGCGCCGGAGGTGGGCGATGAGCACACCACTAAAGCGCTGGGCGCCGCCGAGGCCGCTGGTGGGTTCACGGGTCATCGAGAAGCTGCTGCGCCGGCATGCCTCAGTCCAAAGCCCCGAGGCCGACCTCGTGGTGGCGGTGATCACGCTGGCGATCGTCGATTGTCTCGATCGCGAGCCCTACCTGCGGGCCAGTGCACGCCGCTTTGTCACCGGCCGCCCTCTTGATGGATGGACGGATCTGGTGGGCCTGCCTCCGGACTTCGTTCGCGAGATCGCCCGCAAGGGCGGTTATCTCGCCAGCGATGAGGCGCACTGGGTCACGGTGCCTCGAAACCGGAAGACCCAGCCGAGCGTCGCTGTGAGCGAACTGGAGGTCGCCGATGCTTGACTTCAACGACGCGCCTACCGAGCACCGGGTCGATCTGGCGGCCCAGCGTGACGATTTGCGTGCCGAACTGCTGGCACGCCTGCCATCGGTGTTGATGGCGCTCTTTCCGGCCGGCAAGGTCCGTGGCAGGACCTTCGTGATCGGGGACATCGACGGCAATCCAGGCGACAGCCTGGAGATCGTGCTGACCGGCGAGAAAGCCGGGCTGTGGACCGATCGCGCGACCGGCGAAGGCGGCGACGTGTTCGAGCTCATCGCCCGCCACCACGGGCTGGATACCCGTACCGCGTTTCCCGCGGTGATGGAGGCCGCCGCCGGCCTGCTCGGTCGGGCACTGATCCATCCCGCACCGGCGAGACATGAGGCGCCCCTCGACGAGCTCGGACCCTACACGGCCAAGTGGGATTATCTGAGCGCCAACGGTGAACTGATCGCCTGCGTCTATCGCTACGACCCGGCGCCGGGACGCAAAGAGTTCCGGCCCTGGGACGTGCGCGCCCGGATGTGCCGCGCGCCGGACCCGCGGCCGCTCTACAACCTGCCGGCTGTCGCGCAGACCGACACGGTCGTGCTGGTCGAGGGCGAGAAGTGTGCCGATGCCCTGATTCGCCAAGGCATCGTCGCCACAACGGCGATGAACGGCGCCAAGGCGCCGGTGGACAAGACCGACTGGACACCACTCGCCGGCAAGGCGGTGTTGATCTGGCCCGATCGCGATGCGCCGGGCTGGGACTATGCCGAAGCCGCGGCGCGTGCGTGCGTCGTTACCGGCTGCCGATCGGTGGCGATCCTCGTGCCGCCGACGGACAAGCCTGAGAAATGGGACGCCGCCGACGCGACGGACGAAGGTTTTGGTGCAGCTGCCTTCATCGCCGAGGGCGAACGGCGGGTGATCAAGGCGGCGGCCCCGATGCTGCCGACCTTCAGTCTCGGCGCCCTGCTCGATGACGATTCGCCGTTGCCGCCCGATCTCGTCGCTCCCCGGGTGCTGACACCAGCGGGCATGCTGGTCTTCGGTGGCGCACCCAAGGTCGGCAAGAGCGATTTTCTGTTGTCCTGGCTGACCCACATGGCCGCCGGTGCGACGTTCCTTGGCCTGGAGCCGGCCAGGCCGCTGCGCGTCTTCTACTTGCAAGCCGAGGTCCAGTACCACTACCTGCGTGAACGGGTGAAAGCGATCAAGCTGCCGGCGCACCGGATTCCCGAGGCACGGGTGAATTTCGTGGCCACGCCGCAACTGCGCCTGCTCCTCGACGATGCGGGTCTGGCGCAGATCATTCCGGCCATCGTCCAGGCCTTCCGCCCGGAAGCGCCGGACATCATTGCCATCGATCCGATCCGCAACGTCTTCGACGGCGGCGAGGGCAGCGCCGGGGAGAACGACAACGCCGCGATGCTGTTCTTCCTGTCGCAGCGCGTCGAGCGTCTGCGTGATGCGGTCAATCCCGACGCCGGGATCGTGCTGGTCCATCACACCAAGAAGCTCGGCAAGCGGCAGTTCGAGGAAGACCCGTTCCAGGCGCTCTCCGGTGCAAGCAGTCTGCGCGGCTACTACTCGACGGGGATGCTGCTGTTTCGCGCGGACGAGACCCGGAGCCCGCGCCAGGTGCTCTTCGAACTGCGCAACGGACCCGCGATCCCCACCAAGCACGTCGACAAGATCCAGGGCGAGTGGCGGGAAGTGACCGCCGGCGAGCGGCTGGTCCGCCGCGAGTACGGTGCCAAGTTGGACGCGGAACGGCGGCGCAAGCGCGACGTGATCCTGGAGATCATTTACGACGAGGCGACCAAGGGGCGCTGTTACGTGGCCACCCAGTTCTCAATGACCTTCGAGAATCAAGGTGGGCTCGGCGCCGACCGGACGATTCGCGAACGAATCGCCGTGCTCGCCACCAAGGGCTACATCAAGTTCTTCCGCAATCCCGCGGCGTATGGCCTTCCCCGATGCCAGGGGAGTCGGAAGGGCTATCTCTGCGTCGAGGATATGCGTCTGAGGCGGATCACCGGGGAACCGGATCCGGAAACCGGAGAGCTTACGGAGGAGGAGGTTCCCGTCCTGCCGACGCACTACCTGTGTCCGCAGACGGGCATCTACTTGCCGGTCGAGAATCCCCAGGAGTGGGTCTCCCAGGAGGAAGAAGATGTATGACGAACGCAAAGAAAAGCCCGGCCTGCCTGGCCGATAGCGCGCGGAAATCGCATGCCAAATGGGAAATTGGATCTGCCAACTTCGGAAGTTGGCTGCCAACTTGCCAAGCTCTGCCAACTTCCGAGGCTAGAAATCGCCTACCAATCAATCACTTGTCTCAAATAGAGAAGTTGGCATGCGTCTGTCATGCCAACCTCCCGCCAACCTCAAAAACGATTTGTAATCATGTGGTTACATCGCAGAGAAGTTGGCGCGCGTTCACCCTATCTTACAGATAGGTGGGCAATGCCCGCTAACGCGGCATTGCCCACCTCTAGACAAACGCATATGTCATGCAAAGGTCGAGGAGGGCCTACGATGAAGAAGCAACCGATTTGTTCTGTTGGTGCCGTCTCTTGGAACGGTGCTGACGATCGAGAAAGGAGGAGCGGCATGAATCGAACCCTGGTACTGCCGGCGGAATCGCCCCGCTGTCTGCTGGCGCTCGACCTGGGCACGACCACCGGCTGGGCATTGTCCAGCCCCGACGGCCACATCTCCAGTGGATCGGAAACGTTCCAGCCAGGTCGGTTCGAGGGCGGAGGGATGCGCTACCTGCGATTCAAGCGCTGGCTCACCGAAGTCAAGCAGTGCGCTGACACCATCGACGCGGTGTACTTCGAGGAAGTGCGACGGCACGCCGGTGTCGATGCGGCACACGCCTACGGCGGCTTCCTGGCACACCTGACTGCGTGGTGCGAACACCACCAGATCCCGTATCAGGGTGTGCCCGTGGGCACGATCAAGAAGCACGCCACGGGCAAAGGCAATGCCGGGAAGGCCGCCATGATCGCTGCGGCCCGAGCACGCGGATTCAATCCGCAGGACGACAACGAAGCCGATGCGCTGGCCCTCCTGGCGTGGGCGCTGGTTCAGGAGGACGCAGCATGAAGATCCCATTGCAACGCTATCGCTGCCCGCTGGGGCGGCTGCAGCCGAACGTCACGGACCTCGAAGCGGTGAAGGAAACCGGCTGGCGCGAGCAGCGCATCCTGGTCGTCTCGGACACCGACGAGCGGCTGGACTTCGTCGAACGCGAGTTCGTCCGGCGGCTGGGCGAACGGCTGTACGGTTTGGGAGGGCGGCGCCATGGCTGAGTGGACCACCGAAGAGGTGGCGGCACGATTCGCCGAAGCGGCTGACACCGGACGGCGCCTGCCACGCGTCAGGGTGCAGGGCTACTTCAACGTCTGGCCAGAGCTGGCACGTGACGCCTGGGAAGCCTATCCGGAAGAGACGCCCGAGTACCGGCCGTTGCCGCCCAGCCCGCAAGCCATCGAGCGGATGCTGGAGACGATGCGCTGGATGCAGTGGCTGCAGGTCGAGCAGCGTCACCTCGTCTGGATGCGGGCTCAGCACTGGGAGTGGAAGGACATCGCTCGACGGTGCGGCGGTTGCACGCGGACCTCCCAGCGTCACTGGCAGCGAGCAATCCAGAGCGTTGCCGCTCGCCTCAACGAAGCGAGAGTCATGGTGTCGTGAGGAAGTCCGAGTGTTTTGGCGCACATGAGCGGGCTGGAGCGAAAGCCTGCGGGCATCTGCGCCTTCCGCGGCTTGGAGGGGGTGTCGCATCTCGGGCCGTTTTGGCCTACAGTGACGGCTACGGTTGGGAAAGGTGCGGGAGCGAAGACAGCGTTGAAAACCCGGTGAGTGGAACGACACGACGGCTCCGACGCCTTTCCCGACAATATGCTGATGTGTTCAACAGACTAATCGGAATACCTAAAGGGGATATGCAATTGTGATGTAAAGAAAAATTCTGAGGCGCGTAACTTACTGATTTTAAATGGGTCCTTCCGGCAACTTATGCCATACGGGAGGCGCGCGCGCCGCATACCTCTAGCGTCAGAGTGAGAATTGAGGTTTGCAGGGTTGGCAGGGTTTGCGTGTGCCACGAATGCATCCAGTGGCGAGGTTTGTTGGTGGATGCAATGCTGTACGAGAGATGAGGGCCGGCCCCTCGGAAGCGGCGTCCAGACGCGGCTTTCAAACCACCTTGAGCTGCTGCCGTCAAGAGCGGTGGTGGTGAACGTCAAGGAAAAGGCGGTGGTGCAAACCAAGGGTGCAAACCCGGCAGGTTGCACCGCAAACTGTCAGGTGTGTGTGACGAAGATGAACGCAAGTGAACTGCCATTGAAGTGTCGAAAGCAATTAGACGATGTCAAAAGCGCGACATGCAAACTACGCGTGACAAGTCCAGCGGGTGTCTGGCGACTGGCTGGACGGCATCCGGCATGTAGGCAGCATGATCGTCACGCAGGCTCTGGTACGGAACGTGGGAACCTGTCGTCCCGATGCCAAGGGAGCGGCGCGAAGCAGCCACACTGCGAGTGCCTGAGTACCGATGCGGGGCACAGGGGCAGATGGCCCCGTAGTAGTGATGAAGCGCCTGTAATGGGCGTGGAGCGAAGGGGGCCAGTCGTTGGGGCTGGTTTGTCGGCCAACCGATTCGTCGGGATGAGCCCATGAGTCAGCCAAGGCCGTTCGGCAGCTGAACGGCTCAGCGACAAGAGCCGTATGACGGGAGACTGTCACGTACGGTTCTGTGGGAGCGCAGGGGGGAGGTTCCCCTGCGCCACCCGATACGTTGCACCCCGGCAGCCGGCGCCCGGTAGTTTGCACCACCCCCATCCACCCGCCCACCTGGCGGGTTTTTTGTTTCAGCGCCCCTTGCGGCCCGCGACCTCACCCGTCCGGGCCGTTTCCTTTTGTGCGAGGTGAAACTTGGCGGCACCCGAATTGACGCTGGAGCATTGGCCGATCGAGCGACTGATCGACTACGCCCGCAATCCGCGCAAGAACGACCACGCCGTGGAACAGATGGCCTCGGTCATCAGCGAGTTCGGGTTTCGGATCCCGGTGGTGGCCAAGAGCACGGGCGAGTTGGTCGATGGGCACCTGCGTCTGAAGGCGGCGCGCAAGCTCGGGCTGACCACGGTACCGGTCGTCCTGGCGGACGAACTGACGGAGGCGCAGATCAAGGCCTTCCGCCTGCTGGCCAACCGGTCGGCTTCGTGGGCGCAGTGGGATGAGACGCTGCTGGCGCTCGAACTCGAAGACCTGAAGCTCGCGGACTTCGATCTGGCGCTGACGGGGTTCGACGAGGAAGAGATTTCCCGCCTGCTTGCCGACGACGAAGCCTCCAGCGACGGCGACCAGGAGCCGACCTCCGACAAGCCCGATGCGGCCGACGATGTCCCCGAGACGCCCGCGAACCCGGTGTCTCGCACTGGCGATGTCTGGGCATTAGGACAGCACCGGCTGATCTGCGGCGATGCGGGCGACGCAGCCGTGGTCAGCACGCTGATGGTTGGCGAGCAGGCCAACCTGCTGTTCACCAGCCCGCCGTACGCCAACCAGCGCGCCTACACGACGGGCGGCATCGCCGACTGGGATCGGCTGATGCAGGGCGTCTTCGCCGTCGCGATGACCGTGATGGCCAGCGCGGCACAGATGCTGGTGAACCTGGGGCTCGTGCATCGCGAAGGCACCGTGGTGCGTTACTGGGATGACTGGCTCACCTGGATGCCAAGGCAGAGCTGGCGGTTCTTCGGCTGGTACGTCTGGGACCAGGGCGTGACCGTTCCAGGCGACTGGGCCGGACGCCTCGCGCCGCGGCACGAGTTCCTCTTCCACTTCAACCGCGAGGCGCGCAAGCCGAACAAGACGGTGCCCTGCAAGTTCGCTGGTCAGGACAAGCATCTGCAGGCCGATGGCAGCAGCAGCGGTGGACTGCGTACCCGGGAAGGCGAGCGCACCGGGTGGAATCATGCGGGCAAGGTGACGCAAGACTTTCGCATTCCGGACTCGGTCGTGACCTGCACGCGCCAGCGGGGATCGATCGGCGAAGGCCTCGACCACCCGGCCGTGTTCCCGGTGGCCCTGCCGGAGTTCATCCTCGAAGCCTACACCGATGCCGGCGACCTCGTGTTCGAACCCTTCGGCGGCTCGGGCACGACGATGCTTGCAGCACAGCGCACGGGCCGGATTGCCCGCTCGGTCGAGATCGCCCCCGAGTATGTGGATGTGGCGATCAAGCGCTTTCAGCAGAACTTCCCGGACGTGCCAGTGACCTTGGCGGCGAGCGGTCAGACGTTTGAAGAGACCGCCGCCGAGCGATGGCCTCTCGAACAGGAGGCGGCATGAACGTTTCGTGGCTGGCCGACAAGATCGAGCAGTGGCCGACGGCCAAGCTGCTGCCCTACGCCAGAAATGCCCGGACGCACAGTGATCAACAGGTGGCGCAGATCGCCGCGTCAATCGCCGAGTTTGGCTTCACCAATCCGATCCTGTCCGGCAGCGATGGCGTGATCGTCGCCGGGCATGGCCGCCTGGCAGCTGCCCAGAAGCTGGGTCTGGCGGTGGTGCCAGTGGTGGTACTGGACCATCTGACGCCGACCCAGCGTCGAGCCTTGGTGATCGCGGACAACCGCATTGCCGAGAACGCTGGCTGGGACGACGCGATGCTGCGCGTCGAGTTGGCGGATCTCCAGAGCAACGACTTTGATCTGGCGCTGACCGGCTTCGATGCCGACGAGTTGCTGGAGATCATGGCCGGCGAGGAAACCAGCACCGAAGGCAACACCGACGACGACGCCGTGCCCGAGGTCCCGGAGACGCCGGTGTCGCGGTTGGGCGATGTGTGGATCTGCGGCAAGCACCGAGTGCTCTGCGGGGATGCCACGCAAGAGGCAAGCTACCAGTCTCTGCTCGGCAGCGAACGCGTGTCGATGCTTTGGCAAGACCCCCCGTACAATGTCGACTACGCCAACAGTGCGAAGGACAAGCTGCGTGGCAAGGACCGGCCGATCCTGAACGACAACCTGGGTGACGGGTTCCACGACTTCCTGGTGGCGGCACTCACCCCGGCGCTCGTGCGCTGCGATGGCGCCGTCTACATCGCGATGTCGTCCAGCGAACTCGACGTGCTGCAAGCCGCGTTCCGCGCCGCCGGCGGCCACTGGTCGACATTCATCATCTGGGCGAAGAACACCTTCACGATGGGCCGCGCCGACTATCAGCGCCAGTACGAGCCGATGCTCTACGGTTGGCGTGAAGGCAGCAAGCGCCACTGGTGCGGCGATCGTGACCAGGGCGACGTGTGGCAGATCAAGAAGCCGGTCAAGAACGATCTGCACCCGACGATGAAGCCGGTCGAACTGGTGGAGCGCGCGATTCGCAATTCCAGCCGCCCGGGCGATACGGTGCTCGACTGTTTCGCCGGATCGGGCACGACCATGATCGCTGCCGAGAAGTCAGGGCGCCAGGCGCGGCTGATGGAGCTCGACCCGCAGTACTGCGATGTGGTGGTCCGCCGCTGGCAAGATTTCACGTGCGCGCAGGCCACCCGCGAGGTGGATGGAGCCGCTTTCGCCGAGTAAGCGGGCAATCAGATGGAAACGGCGACCGGCTACAGGGACCCCGAACCGAAGGTTTGAAGCTTGCTAGGAATCCTGGCTGGATCTCAGTCGAACTTTCTGTGTGCTCACTACCACTGTGACCTCAGTGGCCAGCACTGAAGTTCTTAACCCACTGGTACCGAACTGGATCTTCGCGAAGGAGCACTGCCCTTATCTCAGCGCGTCTAGCCTTGTCGGCGCGCAAAAAGATGCCGCGAAGGTCGTAGTCTATGGCGCGCTCACTAGCGCCGCGCTCTATAGCTTTCGAGTACCATTCTTTGGCAATGTCATAGTTCCCCAGCTCGAAATTAACTGCTCCCAACAGGGTGCAGGGGCGGAAGTCCTTTGGCCTCAGGATATGCGCCTGATTGCCCTTGCTCAACGCCTCATCCAAGCGCCCCAGATCTCTCATAACGCCGCCATGGGTCGTACGGATAGCAGACTCTAGCTTGGGTGTTCGTTGCTGGTCAGCAGGAATCATGGCCAGCAGATCTTGGGCTTTCTTGGCTTGCTTGCACTTGCGGTAGTGGCCGCTCGCATTGACTACGTTCCACGGGTCGTTCGTGCGGCCATACTCGGCGGCATAAAACTCGGCTTCACGCTCATGAAATGCTGCCTTCAGGAGATCCGAGTAGTAATTCTTGCCCTCGGTCGAAAGCCACAGCACGTCTTCGTCGGAGAATCGCTTGCCGCTACCAACGCGATGGAGGATCTCCATGAGATGGGCGGGGCATTGCCACCCGATGAACTGGTCAAGCCCGTAACGTGCCAAGAGTCGCTGATCCCTCATCTTGGCGATGTATTTCGGGTCGCTCTCGCGCGCACGACGCGCCGCCTCCGCCCGCTGGCGCTCCCGCTCAAACTCGACAAACCGGGCAGCCTCGGCCCGCTGAAGTTCCCGCTGAACGTCGGCAAACCGGGCAGCCTCGCGGGCCGTGTACTCCGCTTCCTTTGCCAGCCTCGTCAACTCCCTCGTAAGCCTTTCACCTTCGGCCGCCTGCTCGCGTCTGCTCTGCTCTGCGCCGGCAACTTCGCGAAACGCTTCGTAACTAATTCTCCTCTGAGCGAGCTGCTGAAGTGCGAACAGCCCCAACTGGCTCATGTAGCTCAGCGAAATAGCTGAAAGGTCACGCCCTTGTTCAAGGGTGTTAAGGATGTTGTGAAGACGGCTAGCGGGAATAGTCGCGCCAGGGAGGTCATTCACCAAGTAGCGCTTAGCCAGATCCATCATCGTGTGTTTCGTTTCCTTGGGCTGCACGCCCATGCCGTTCAAGTAGTCGGTGGACTAGCCGAGAATTCTACCTCTGTCATGGCTTGCACGCGCGGGTCAGGCAGCCATCTCTTCGGCGATCTCGCAGTGCATCACAAACCCGGTCAGGTAAGGCAAACCGCAAGGGATGCCGTACTCGCGCGATGTCTGGCGCCCAATGGTCCAGACCATCCACCGCGCTACGGCGGCGTGGATCGCTTGCTCGAGGTCTTTGCCCTGGAGCCTCTCGTTCAGCACGTCGTCGGCAAAGTGGCGGCCATGCCGGCTGTCAAGGAAGACGCTGACCGATTCGAGCGGCTGGCCGGTGGCGGCGGCGATGGTGGTCATGGCGATCGGCCAGGCGGCTTCGGTCTGTTCCCCGAGGGTGCCGGCGAAGCCCCAACTCTCGTTTTTGCTGGCGGGGATGCTGTTGGCTTTCATGATTCTCTCCTGGTGGGTGGGTGGCGACGACTGCATCGTCGCGCTGTGTAACGGAGAAGCCAAGCGCATTCTCAAGCTTCTTCGCAGTCGCCGAAAGCCGGCGTCTCGCCATCGCGGCAGGGTTGGCCCAGTGGCTGGAACCGTCGCGCGGTGTGGCGTCGTCGTGTCGCGGTCGCGTTCTTGGTTGGCGGTGCCGGCTTCAGCACCACGTTACGCCAGACCGCCGTTCATGGGCGACCGCCAGCAGACTGAAGACCTCCTTGAGGCGGCGGATGACACCTTCCTGATCGATGCCCGGGTCGATGACGCGAACACCCTGCTGGATCGTCAGCTGGTCGTCGATCTCGATGATGCGCGTCGGGCCACGCTCGTCGGTCGGCGCGACGGTCGGGAAAACGCCGGCCTTGTGCAGTGCGCGTAGCGCCCGTTGACGCAGGCCCGGCAGTTCGGCGAAGGTGATCTCACCATACCCCTCGGAGGTGTCGATGCCGATGGCGCCGAGCACGATGGCGGCATTGCGGTTGCAGTAGTTGAGGTTTGTTTCGGGTTGCGCTGTGACGACGATGCTGATGCTCATGGTTCTCTCCGGGTCGATCGTGTATCAGTTGCCGCGCAGGACCTTGATGCCGGCGTTGACCAGGGTCATCACCGCGCTGGCGAAGATCGTCTCGGCCATCCAGGGGCAGGCCTTGCCGTCTTCGAGCAACTCGTCGATGGCTGCCTTGGACTTGGCGCGCATCGCCGCGCAGGCGGCTTCGCGGATCTCGTCGCTGGCGGTCCGGATCTCGGGGCAAAGCCGGATCAGTGTGGTCAGGGCGGCGGTGCCGAGCTTGTTTGCGAGGGTCTCGAGGTTCCGGGTTTGGGTCGGGGTCATGGCAGTTCTCCAGGTGGCGTGGTTGATGACGAACACATGAACGCGCTCTTCGCTGCCGAAGCCAAGCGTTTCGTCAATCTTCTTCTGGTGCCTGGTGTGACACGACGCGGCCAGCCCGTCGACGTTGGCCCTGGGGCTGGCACGGTGGCGCCGTGTGGCGCCTTCGGACGACGGGCAAGCACTTGACCAAGCACGCACGCTCGGCGGCCCAGACGCAGCAACGCCCGGTTACCCGGGCGTTGGCAAGATCAACGTTCGTCGATGCCATACTTGCGGCCAGGGTTCAGGCGTTCGAGGTAGGCGACGCGTTCTTCTGCCGCTTCGCGCGTCTTGCAGTAATCGAACTGGCTGGGTGCCATCTTGCTGAAGGCGCCTGCCTTGGTGATCGACCTCACCACGTACTCGGCGGCGGCGTTGGTGCGTGCGATCCGGTTGGCGGTCAAGATGCGGAAGGCGGTGTTGGTGTTCATGGTGGTTCTCCTGGTTGGCACTGCGTTGATGACGAATGCATCATCGCGCTCTGCAATCGAGAAGCCAAGCGCCTTCTCAATCTTCTTCTGCTGGCCGCCGGGCGCCTGGCGTCGCACACACGGCCAAGCCGTCGACGTTGGCCCTGTGGCTGGCACGGTGCCACCGGTGGCGCCTTCGAACGATGGGCAAGCACTTGGCCAAGCACGCACGTTTGTTGGCCCAGACGCAGCAACGCCCGGTGGCCCGGGCGTCTGGCGGTTGGTTAGGCGATGGTGAGTTTGTCTTCGTCGATCCAGATCGAGTTTCCAGCCTTGTGCTGGACCCTGACCATGCCCGGACGGGGCGGTTCGCCCATCGAAATCAACCTGACGAAGCCCGTGCGAGTGATCGTTGTTTCCAAGCCTTCAGGGCTCCGGCGCGTGATGGTGTAGGTGACTTTTGCGTTGTCGGCGATCTTGGTCATGGTGCTTCTCCTGGCTGGCGCTGCGTTGATGACGAGCACATACTCGCGCTCGTCAATCAGGAAGCCAAGCGTTTCGTTCGATCTTTCTCGCGCGGACGCCGGAAGCAAAACGCCCGGTGGCCCGGGCGTATGGTCTTGGCAATGCATCAGACCTGGTCGTTAATCTGGACGCTGCCCGGGCCGTTTCCTTCGTCGTCTGCGAGAAAGATCACGCTCTTCTTCTTGCCGTTGGGCAGCGTCACGATGAGGCCGAAGAATTCGTCCCCGTACTCGTCCACCCCGGTTCTGCAAGTTTGGGTGATTGTTGCGCCAATCAAAGGGCGCAACTTCCGGAGATAAAAGTCGACGGCGGTTTCCTCCGTGATGGGGGTGATCGGCTTGGCGGCGGGCTTGGTGGTCATGGCGGTTCTCCGGGTGGCGCGGTTGATGACGAGCACATGAACGCGCTGTCTGGCGCCGAAGCCAAGCGTTTCGTCAATCTTCTTCTGGTGCCTGGTGTGACACGACGCGGCCAGCCCGTCGACGTTGGCCCTGGGGCTGGCACGGTGGCGCCGTGTGGCGTTGTCCAACGACAGGCGAGCACTTGGCCAACCGCGTGCGTGCGGCGGCCCAGACGCAGCAACGCCCGGTGGCCCGGGCGTCGTGGTCGGTGGTTACGGATGGCGCGGTTCAGTCACGATGCGCCACCCACGAGGGCATCGGACCGGGGTCGCCGGTCAGGATTTCGAGCCAGTCCATGACGAACACATCGCCTTCGACGCCATGCAGGCGCACGTAGCGAACGCGCTTGAGGGTGAGGTTCCAGTCCTTGGCAATGCCGCGGATCGTCTTGCGATGCTTGCGCATCAGGTGCTGGATGGTTTGGGCGCTGAGGTGGTTCATGTTGGGCTCCTGGTGGCGTGGTTGACGATCGCTTGAACGCGCTGTCTGGCGCCGAAGCCAAGCAAAAGATGCCGCGTTTTCGCCTGGCAAGTCCTCGAATCAGACTCTGGCCCGGCGCATGTGCAGGCCATCGATCTCAACCGGAGGGCGGTGTTCGTAGACGTCAGGACGCGTGCGGTAATCTTCGATCACCGCCTTGAGCACCGCGCGCAGGTAACGCTCGGGACCCTTGTACTTGTTGATGGTCGTCAGTTTGGGCGCAATGCTTTTCAGGCTAAACCATTCGCCAACCGGCACGGTGTCGCACAATTCGCACCAGACGTCGTGACCGTGGTCCTCGACGAACTTCCTGGCGCCGGTGAAGACGGTCGGCGTCGTGTCTGGGTAGATCATTTTGGGCATGGCAAACTCCAGTCGTGGGGTGGATTGGGGCGTCGTCCGCACCGTTCGTGGTCAGGCCGCGCGATAAACGCGTTCGCTGCCGGGGTGTTTCTCGGACGTGATGGTCAGCCCAAGTTTCTTCTTGAAGGCGCCGGCGAAGGTGCCGCGCACGGTGTGGACTTGCCAGCCGGTAAATGCGCAAATTTGCGCAATTGTCGCGCCCTCGGGCCGATGGAGCATCGCGATCACAGTGGCCTGCTTGCTGTTCTCGCGGGTTCGCGGCTTGCGCTCGACGACGGCCGGCTGCTGATCCGGCTCGGCCTGGTCTGGCGCCCATTCTGCCTCGACGGCGACGATGGCGGCCTCGATTTCCGGGTCTGCCGGGAGGGGTGCAGGCAGTTCGCAGTCGCGCCCCACGGCGGCGTAGCCTTCGGCGGTGAGGCGATATTCGAGCGAGTCTTTGGCATCGAAGACCAGACCCCGCGCGAGAAGGCTGGCAACGACCTTGTTCTTGGCGCCGCTGGGCAACCGGGCCGGCAGAGGATGAATGCTGCCATCGGGCCGGTCGGCGGCAGCGGTGAGGACTTCGATCTGGGTCGGGGTGAGGTGGGTGCTCATGTCGTGCTCCTGTGTGTGGTTGATGACATCCGTATGAACGCGCTGTTCGTGGCAGAAGCCAAGCGTCTTCTGCTTGGCTTCTGGTCGGGGGGTTACGCGACCAGCTTCTCCGCGAGGGCGAAGGCGTGATCCTTGAACCGGGCGCCCGGGCCAAACCAGGCGGTGTTCAATCGGTTGTCGCGCATCCGCCCCTTCTCGTGGTCGATGTACTCAGTGGTGGCGTTCACCAGCCCCCAGAGCGTCTTGTCGGTGGCGTCCTGGGTGCCACCGATCATCTCGCCGGCGAAGAGGTCGAGGATGCGGCGGTAGCCCTTGGACTTCCTGACCTGCTCCGGCGAGTAGGTCTGGCCGTAGGGCATGAAGGGCTGGAAGAGCTCCTGCAGCCAGGCGTCGGCTTCGAGGTCAGTCAGTTTCCGCTGGGCCATCAGCCCGGCCTTGAGCTGGAACTCCTCCCAAGCGTCGAGCGCGATGCCGAGATCCGCCCGGACTTCCTTCGGATCGAAGATCGCTTGGTGCGAGATGGTCACCTGCTTCTGCGACGAGGCGTTACGCAGGCAGGCCTGCAGCGTGTTGTTGCAAACGACGCGGACCGTCGTGAACCGGGCGACGGTGGCCATCGTGCCGTCGTAGGAGGTGGCGAGCAGCAGGTAGGGGGCGACCTCGTCGTCGAGGATGCGGGCGTTGTCGCCGACGCGTCCCAGGGCCCAGATGCGCCGGCCAGCCATCAGAGCGCCGACCGTCTCGATGCTGAACTGTTTCGCTTTCGCCAGCTCGCCAAAGAAGTTGAGGATGTCCGCGGGCTGGACCACCCGGTAGTCCGACGAGACCACCGACAAGGGGGCGCCGCAGTCGCTGCGGTACAACACGTGCTTGTCGGCATAGGCCTCGCGGGCGCCGGAGACGCTGCTGTCGAACTGGACCTCGGTGCGTAGCGCCTGCCATTCGAGTTGGGCAGCTTTCTGCCAGACCTCGACCGGGGCGTGCGGGTCGACGGTCTGCCCCAGGCCATGCCAGGGGGTTTCGGTGCCGGTGGCGTAGGCGATGGCGGCCTGGCCGGTGGTGAAGTCGATCTGGTGTGCCATGGTGTTCTCCTCGGTGGTGGTTGATGACGAACACATGAACGCGCTGTTCCGAAGTGAAGCCAAGCGTTATCTGATGGAGAAGCGCGCCAACGCTTGAGGAGGACCATGGGGCTGTCGATTCGCGCCTACGCCCGGCACCGTGGAGTCTCGGACACCGCCGTCCACAAGGCCATCCGCGCCGGGCGGATCACCCCGGAGGCCGATGGCACGATCGATCCCGAGCGCGCCGACCGGGATTGGGCGAAGAACTCCGACTCGCCCCGCGAGGGCACTGCACGGCGCGCTGAGACGGTCGCGGTGAAGGAACCTGCCAGCGAACCGGCGGCCCCGGCGTTCCACGCCGGCGGCACGTCCTTGCTGCAGGCGCGGACCGTCAACGAGGTGGTCAAGGCCCAGACCAACAAGCTGCGCCTGGCCCAGCTCAAGGGCGATCTGGTCGACCGCTCGCAGGCCATCGCCCAGGTCTTCAAGCTGGCCCGTTCCGAACGCGACGCCTGGCTCAACTGGCCGGCGCGAGTCTCGGCGCAACTGGCGTCGCAACTCGGCGTCGATGCCCACACGTTGCACGTCGCGCTGGAAGCCGCCGTGCGGGAACACTTGCAGGAACTGGGCGAGGTGCGCCCGCGGGTGGATTGATGGTTGAATTCGACTACGACGGCGCGCTGGACATCGAACGCGCCTGGCGCGAAGGCTTGATGCCCGACCCGCTACTCACCGTTTCCGAGTGGGCCGACCGCCACCGGATGCTGTCGAGCAAGGCTTCGGCCGAACCGGGCCGCTGGCGCACCAGTCGCACGCCGTATCTGAAGGCGATCATGGATTGCCTGTCGCCGACCTCGCCGGTCGAGCGGATCGTGTTCATGAAGGGCGCGCAGCTGGGCGCACCGCTCGCACTGACGACGCCCATCCCGACCCCGGCCGGGTGGACGACGATGGGCGACCTGGTCCCCGGCGACCTCGCGTTCGCCGAGGACGGTCGGCCATGTCGCGTCACCGGGGTCTCGCCGGTGCTTCTGGATCGTCCGTGCTTCGAGATCGAGTTCGCAGACGGCGAGACCATCGTCTGCGACGCCTCGCACCGTTGGCCAATCTTCGAGGACAGCGATGCTGGCCTGCAGGCGAGCACCCTGACGACGGCAGAAATGGTTGGTCGCGAACGACTCGCCAAGGACCAAGGTTGGCGGTTCTCGGTGGTCGCCCGTGTCCCGGGTGCGAATGGTCGTCCCGGCGAAGGCGAGAAGCGCACGATCACCGCCATCCGCCCGGTCGATTCGGTTCCGGTGCGCTGCATCGCGGTCGATTCACCGAGTCACTTGTACCTGTGCGGTCGCGGCGGGATCCCGACCCACAACACGGAGATGGGCAACAACTGGATCGGCTACGTCATCCACCACGCCCCCGGTCCGATGATGGCCGTGTCCCCGACCGTGGACATGGCGAAGCGCAACTCGAAGCAGCGTATCGACCCGCTGATCGAGGAGTCACCCGTACTGGCCGAATTGATCGCGCCAGCCCGCAGTCGGGATGCCGGCAACACGATCCTGGCGAAGGAATTCCGCGGTGGCGTACTGGTGATGACCGGCGCCAACAGCGCAGTGGGCCTGCGCTCGATGCCGGTCCGCTACCTGTTTCTCGACGAGGTCGATGGCTATCCGAGCGACGTCGACGGCGAAGGCGATGCGATCTCGTTGGCCGAGGCGCGTACCCGCACCTTTGCGCGCCGGAAGATCTTCATCGTCTCGACGCCGACGATCGCCGGGGTGAGCGCGATCGAGCGCGAGTATGAAGCCAGTGACCAGCGTCGCTACTTCCTGCCGTGCCCGCATTGCGATCACCGGCAGTGGCTGCGCTTCGAGCAGCTGCGCTGGGAGAAGGGGCGGCCCGAGACCGCGGCGTACGTCTGCGAGTCCTGCGAGACGCCGATTCCCGAGCATCACAAGACGGCGATGCTGGAGCACGGCGAGTGGCGGGCGACGGCGCCCGAGAACGGCAAGACCGCCGGCTTCCATCTCTCCAGTCTCTACAGTCCGATTGGCTGGCGCCGCTGGCGCGAGATCGCCGCCGCCTGGGAGAGCGCGGTGAGCAAGGAATCCGGTTCCTCGGCAGCGATCAAGACCTTCAAGAACACCGAACTCGGCGAGACCTGGGTCGAGGAAGGCGAAGCGCCCGACTGGCAACGGCTGGTCGAGCGCCGCGAGGACTATCCGATGGGCCGCATTCCTACTGGCGGTCTGCTGCTTGTCGGTGGCGCCGACGTGCAGAAGGATCGCATCGAAGCCTCGATCTGGGCCTTTGGCCGCGGCAAGGAATCGTGGCTCGTCGAGCACCGCGTCTTGATGGGTGATACCGCCCGCGACAGCGTCTGGAAGCGCCTGGGCGAACTGATCGCCGAAACCTGGACGCATGCCTCGGGTGCGCAGGTGCCATTGGCCCGGTTTGCGCTCGATACCGGCTTCGCCACGCAGGAAGCCTACGCCTTCGTCCGTACCTGCCACGATCCGCGGCTGATGGCCGTCAAGGGTGTGGCTCGCGGCGCGGCGCTGATCGGCACGCCGACGGCGGTGGAAGTGTCGCTGGGTGGCAAGCGGCTGCGCCGCGGCATCAAGCTGTTCTCCGTCGTTGGCGGCATCGCCAAGCTGGAGCTCTACAACAACCTGAAGAAGACGCCCGAGGTTGCCGAAGACGGGACGACGCTGCGCTACCCGGCCGGCTACGTCCATCTGCCGAAGATCGACGCCGAGTACCTCCAGCAGCTCTGTGCCGAACAACTCGTCACGCGCCGCGACCGCAGGGGTTTTGCGATTCGCGAGTGGCAGAAGATGCGCGAGAGGAACGAGGGCGTCGACTGTTACCAATACGCCCGCGCTGCCGCCGCGGCCGCCGGTCTCGACCGCTTCGAGGAACGCCACTGGCGCGAACTCGAACGGCAGTTGGGGCTGGCGCCACCGCCCGACGAGCCCCTGACGATTTTGCCGACCCCGGATCCCGAGGCCACCCGACGCGGTGGCCTCGTTGCTTCCGGGACCCGACGGACCACCCGGCGTGTCATCCGCAGCCGCTGGCTCACTTGAAGGGATCCTGTGCCGTACAGCCACGAACAACTGATCGCGCTGCAGAAGGCGCTGGCCACCGGGGAGAAGCGCGTCACTTTCGGCGACAAGACCGTCGAATACCGCTCAATCGAGGAATTGCGCGAGGCGATTCGCGAGGTCGAACGTAACCTCTTCGAACAGACCGACGTCCGCGCTCCCCGGCAGATCCGGGTCACCACCGCCAAGGGAACGTGATGGCCTGGTTGCGAACGCTGCGCCGGAGACTCTTCGGCGGCATCCCGATTTACGATGGTGTCGGCGGCGGTCGCCGGGCGCTCGCCTGGTCGGTCGGCAACCCCGGCGCGGTGGCCGCCTTGCTTACCACCCAGAACGAACTGCGTGCCAAGAGTCGCGACCTGGTGCGGCGCAATGCCTGGGCCAACGCGGCGCTGGAGTCGTATGTCGCGAACGCCATCGGCACCGGCATCAAGCCGCAATCGATGGTTCTCGATGCGACGCTCCGCGAAACCTTGCAGGCGCTCTGGCGCGACTGGACGGTGACCGCCGACGCCGCAGGACTCACCGATTTCTACGGTCTGCAGGCGCTGGCCTGCCGGGCGATGCTCGAAGGTGGCGAGGCGCTGGTGCGTCTGCGCTACCGGCGTGCCGAAGACGGCCTGCCGGTAGCGATGCAGATCCAGGTGCTCGAAGCCGAGCATCTACCGGTGACGCTGAACAGCAAGGCGGCGAACGGGAATCTCATCCGCGCCGGCATCGAGTTCGACCGGCTCGGGCGGCGCGTCGCCTATCACCTCTACCGCTCGCACCCCGAGGACGGGACGCTGGCGCCGATGTCCGGCGAAGGCGGTCTCGCGACCGTGCGCATCGATGCCGCCGAGATCCTGCACCTCTTCCGGCCGCTGCGCCCGGGCCAGATCCGCGGCGAGCCGTGGCTGGCGCGTGCGCTGGTCAAACTGAACGAGTTGGACCAGTACGATGATGCCGAGCTGGTGCGGAAGAAGACCGCGGCGATGTTCGCTGGCTTCGTCACCCGCCTCGCGCCCGAGGACAACCTGCTGGGCGAGGGGCCGACGGACGCCAACGGCGTGGCGCTCTCCGGGCTCGAACCCGGGACGATGCAGATCCTCGAACCCGGTGAAGACATCAAGTTCTCGCAGCCGGCCGATGTCGGCGGTTCGTACTCGGAGTTCCTGCGCATGCAGTTCCGCGCCGTGGCCGCGGCGATGGGCGTCACCTACGAGCAACTGACCGGGGATCTCACGCAGGTCAATTACTCGTCGATCCGCGCCGGCTTGCTGGAGTTCCGTCGCCGCGTCGAGGCCCTGCAGCACGGCGTGATCGTCCATCAACTCTGCCGGCCGATCTGGCAGGCGTGGATGACGCAGGCGGTGCTCGAAGGCGCGCTCACGCTACCCGGCTACGCCCGCGGCGGCGAAGCCAAACGCCGCGCGTATCAAGCCGTCAAGTGGATCCCGCAGGGCTGGCAGTGGGTCGATCCGCTGAAGGAAGCCGACGCCATGAAGGCGGCGATCCGCTCGGGGCTGATGTCCCGTTCGGAAGCAATTTCGGCCAACGGCTACGACGCCGAGGACGTGGATCGCGAGATCGCCGCCGACAACGCCCGCGCCGATGCGCTGGGGTTGGTCTTCGATTCCGACCCGCGGCATGAACTGCCGACGCCGGCACCGGTTGCTCCGCCTTCCGACACCTCTCCGCAAGGAAACTGACATGCCTCTCCCGCACCTGGCATCCCGTCTGTACGGGACGCCGCTTCTGCTCGCCCGGGCCAAGCTCGACATCCTGCTCGCCGTCCTCGGCGACCGGATTGGCTGGCCCGAACCGCACACCGCGCTGGCGATTCCACCGGCACGCACCTTGCCCGATGCGCCGCCCGGCCTCGCCGTGATCCCGGTCTACGGCACCCTGGTGCGTCGCGCACTGGGACTCGACGCCGCCTCCGGCCTCACGTCCTATGGCGAGATCGGCGCGCTGCTCGAGGCGGCGCTCGCCGACCCGGCAGTCAACGGCATCCTGCTCGATGTCGATTCCCCCGGTGGCGAGGCCGGCGGCGTCTTCGAACTCGCTCAACGGATTCGCGCCGCGGATGCCGTCAAACCGGTGTGGGCGATCGCCGCCGACTCGGCGTTCTCGGCGGCCTATGTCCTCGCCTCGGCCGCCTCCCGGGTCTACCTCACCCAGACCGGGGGCGTTGGCTCGATCGGTGTCATCGCGCTGCATGTCGACCAGTCGGCGCGCGATGCGCAGCAGGGCTACCGCTACACGGCGATCACCGCCGGCGAGCAGAAGAACGACTTCTCGCCGCACGAACCGCTCGACCCGGCCGCGCATGGCCGACTGCAGGCCGAAGTGGATCGGCTGTACGGGATCTTCATCGATCACGTCGCGAGGATGCGAACCCTCGAACCGCGCTTCGTGCGCTCGACCCAGGCCGGGTTGTACTTCGGTCCCGAAGCGCTGACCGCCGGTCTGGCCGATGCCCAGGGCAGCTTCGACGATGCCGTGACCGACTTCAGTGCCTTTCTCGCCACCCGTCGTTCGCCAGGGTTCCTGACCACGGCGAGCCGCTCGCTCCTTGCCTCTTCCATCCCCTCCCAGGAGATTTCACTCATGACCGATCGCATCACCCCGGACGTCACCCCCAGCGTCACGCCAGATCCGGCAACCCCGGCCGAACCGGCCACGCCACCCGAAACGCCGCCATCGGCCGACGACGATCCCATCCGGTCGGCGATCGCCGCCACCCGCGCCGAGGCCGTCGCCATCGCCGAATTGTGCCAATTGGCAGGATATCCGCAGCGCACCGTGGCCTTCCTCGCGCAGGGGGCCAATGCCTCGGACGTCCGCCGCGCTTTGCTGGCGGCCCGCGCCGAGAGCTCCGAGATCGACTCGATGATCCACCCGGACGCCGCGGCGCCCGCCACCTCCCTCGACTCCCCCGCTCACAACCCGCTGATCCAGGCGGTCAAGAAACTCACCGGAAAGGACTGAACCATGCCCGCACTCACCGAAGCCAACAACCTCGGCGATCTCCTCAAGTACGAGGCGCCCAATCTCTACTCGCGCGATCGCGTCACCGTCGCCTCCGGCCAGACGCTCGGCCTCGGTGCCGTGGTCGGTCGCGTGACCGCCACCGGCAAGATCAAGCGCTTCGACCCCTCGGCGACCGATGGCAGCCAATCGCCGGCTGGGGTCCTGCTCGATCCGATCGATGCGAGTCTCGCCGATCGTCACGACGGGCTGATCATCGCCCGTCACGCCATCGTCGCCGACACCGCCCTCGGGTGGCCGGTCGGCATCACCGGCGCGGAGAAGACCGCCGCCCTGGCCACCCTGACGAGCCTGGGGATCCTGGCTCGCGCATCCGTCTAAAGGAAACTCCCATGCCGATGAACAACCCTTTCCATACGCCGGCCTTCTCGATGGCCGCCTTGACCGCGGCGATCAACCTGCTGCCGAACCGCTACGGGCGCCTCGAAGCGCTGAACCTCTTCCCGGTCAAGCCGGTGCGCCAGCGCCAGATCATCGTCGAGGAACGCAATGGCGTGCTGAATCTCCTGCCGACGCTGCCGCCCGGGTCGCCTGGCACGGTCGGGCGGCGCGGCAAGCGCACGCTGCGCTCGTTCATCGTGCCGCACATCCCGCACGACGACGTCGTGCTGCCCGAGGAGGTCCAGGGCGTGCGGGCCTTCGGCAGCGAGTCCGAGGTCGAGACGATCGCCGGGGTGATGGCCCGGCATCTGGAGACGATGCGCAACAAGCACGCGATCACGCTGGAGCACCTGCGCATGGGGGCGCTCAAGGGCGTGATCCTGGACGCCGATGGCTCGACGCTGGTCGACCTCTTCGACGAGTTCGACATTCCGCCGAAGACCGTCAACTTCCAACTCAACGTCGACACCACCAACGTCAAGGCGAAGTGCGCCGAGGTGCTGCGCCACGTCGAGGACAACCTGCTGGGTGAGTTCATGAGCGGTATCCACTGTCTGGTCTCGCCGGAGTTCTTCGAGAAGCTGACCGGCCATCCCAAGGTCGAGAAGGCGTACGAGAACTGGCAGCAGGGGGCGGTGCTGATCAACGACATGCGCGCCGGCTTTACGTTTGGCGGGCTGACCTTCGAGGAGTACCGCGGTCAGGCGACCGACGCCAACGGCGTTTCCCGACGCTTCATCGCCGCCGGCGACGGCCACTGCTTTCCCCAAGGGACCGTGGACACCTTCGGCACCTACGTCGCACCGGCGGATTTCAACGAGACGGTCAACACCCTGGGGCAGCCGCTCTACGCGAAACAGGAACCGCGGAAGTTCGATCGCGGCACCGATCTGCACACGCAGTCGAACCCGCTGCCGATGTGTCACCGGCCAGGGGTGCTGGTGAAACTCCTCATGCTGTGAGCTTTCGTTTACGTTCCGCCGTGTAGTGCCACCACGGATGCGGCGGATCACCGGCCATGAATCGGGTCGCCGCAATGAAGGTATCGAGGACGCACGGATCCTGACGAACCCCCTTGTGCAGGCACAGCTCCTGATAGAGCGCGTACGGGTCCTTGCCGATCAGCCAGGCCGGCGTCGTGATGCCCAATTGTCGAAGGTCTCGCGCCATGGCTGGCCCGATATTCGGAATCGATTCCAACGTTGTGGTCTCTGTCGCTCGTTTTGCTTTCGTGCCCATCGCGCCTCCCTCTTCTGGAGATTGTCTCATGCCCAATTCAGGATTCCTCAACAGGCTCTACGAGGCCGCAGCGCGCTCGGGCCTGTTGGTTCGAGCCACGGTCGGGGCGGTGGAGGTCGACGTCGATTTCTACTCCCCGGACGAGGACATCCTGGATGGCCTCGCCGTCAGCCGTAACCACGTGATCCGCTACCCGGCGGGTCGCCTGTCGCTGGCGCCCGGTGACAGCGTCGTGATCGACGGAGCCAGCTACCGCGTGCGGGAAGTGCGGGGGACCGGCGACGGCTCGGAATGCCGCGCGACGCTCACCCGGATCACTTGACCCAGCCGTTCCAGAGCATGCGGTCAATCGCCGCGCTCGCCGCCGCTCGGTCGAAGCGCGCCGGGTCGAAGTCGAGCCCGGCCCAGGTGCGCACGCCTTCCGTCTCTTCGCCGTACGGGTCGTGCTCCCAGCGCTCCAGGAAGTCCTGGTAGGCATCGATGCCGCCGGCGTCCTCCGGCGGGCAGGCGCGTTCGCCCCCCGCGATCCCGGCGACAAGTCCGTCGCCATAGCGCTCGTCACCCGCCTTCACTTGCTCGACGCTCAGGCGATGCTCCCAACTGTCGCCAAAGTCATAAAGGTACGTGAAGGTGCTGCCGGTGGCGAGCAGGCGATTGAGGCGGACGTTCTTCTCGATGGCGGTGGGCCGGTCGGGGTCGTCGGTCTCCGGGTCCGGCACGCCGATGCGCTGCTTGCCGACCTCGAACTCGTGCAGGTGCGCGTCATGCCAGCCCATGGCGGCCTGAATGATGTGGTGGAGCGTGGCGAAGCTCGCGTGACCGCTGATCACGATCCGGCGCCAGATGAGCGGCTTGCTGTCGACGAGTTCGATCTTCAGGGTGAAGAGGGTCGGAGCGGGTTTCTTCGATGCGGTGGCCACGGCAGATCCTCGAACAGTGTTTTTGTCATTTTACGGAACCCTGGCCCATGCCCCAATCAATCCGCGAACAAATCCTGCAAGCCCTGATGACCACCCTGGCGCCGGTCGCCGCCGCGCAGGGCGCGACCCTGCTGCGTTCGCCCGTCCACGGCGTGCCGCGCGAGGCGTCTCCCGCGCTGCTGCTGTTCCCCGAGTCGGACACCATCGTCGAGCGGCCCAACGACCGGGTGGAGCGCCAACTCATCGTGCGTCTCGTCGCGCTCGCCCGGGAAACTGGCGCCGGGCCCCCCGAGGCGGTGGCCGACCAGATCCTCGTCGCCGCGCATGCGGCGCTCTTGGCTCACGCGAACCTAGGCGGCCTCGCGCTCGGGCTCCGCGAACTCGACGGCGAGTGGGACGTGGAAGACGCCGATGCCGGCGCCGCCGCCATGCCTGCCCGTTACCAGATCACCTATCGCACCTTGGCCACCGACCTCACCCAGCAAGGATAGACCCGCCATGTCCCAAGTAGAACTCTTGAAGCCTCACACCCACGCCGGCGTCGACCACGCCCCGGGCGCGGTGATCGAACTCGACGACGATCTCGCCCGCTGGCTCGCCGACCTCGGCATCGCCCGCCCGGTGCTGGACGCCGCAGCCAAACCCCACAGCAAATTTGAGGAGAAATCCAAATGAGCACCTACGCTTCTTTCCAGGGCCGCGTCTATCTCGGCAAGCGCGACAGCAACGGCAACCCGATCGAACTGCGCACGCCCGGCAACGTCGCCGAACTGAAACTCGCCCTCAAGACCGAGGTGATCGAGCACTACGAGTCCCAATCGGGCAGTCGCTCGCTCGATCACCGCATGATCAAGCAGAAGTCGGCGACGGTGACGCTGACCATCGAGGAGTTCACCAAGGACAACCTGGCGCTCGCCTTGTATGGCAACTTCACCGCCGGCGCCACCGGGACCGTCACCGACGAGCCGCTGCCCGCCGGCCTGGTCGTCGGCGATCGTTACGCGCTGGCGCATCCCAAGGTGTCGGCGCTGGTCGTCAAGGACGATGCCAGTGCGACGCTGACGCTCGGCACCCACTACACGGCCGACACCGACTTCGGCGCGATCCAGATCCTCAACCTCGCGAGCTTCGTGCCGCCGTTCAAGGCGAGCTACAGCTATGGCGCGGTGACCGAGATCGGTATCTTCACGCAGCCCCTGCCCGAGCGCTTCCTGCGCCTGGAGGGACTGAACACCGCGCAGGGTAACGCCAAGACGCTGGTCGAACTGTACCGCATCGCCTTCGATCCACTGAAGGAGATCTCCTTCATCTCGAACGAGTACAACAAGTTCGAGCTGGAGGGCTCGTTGCTCGCGGATTCGACGAAGCCGATCGACGCGACGCTCGGACAGTATGGCCGAATCGTCGAGCTGGGTTGAGGAGGTGACCCATGAGTGATTTGGAAACGCTGATCCCGCCCGGGGTCGAACTCGTGATCGGCGGCGAAGCCCTGACCATCAAACCGCTGAAGGTCGGGCAGCTGCCCGCGTTCCTGCGGGCCATCTCCCCCGCGATACAGGAACTCACGTCGCCCGAGATCGACTGGCTACGGTTGTTCGGCGAACGGGGTGAGGACCTGTTGTCAGCGATCGCCCTTGCCGTCGGCCGACCGCGAGCGTGGCTCGATGACCTGGCCGCCGACGAGGCGATCCTGCTGGCGGCCAAGGTGATCGAGGTCAACGCCGATTTTTTTACCCGGACGGTGATCCCGAAACTCGGCGGCCTGTTCGCGGCAGTGAACCACGCGCCGCTGCCAGCGGCTGGTTCGACGCCGTCGAGCAGTTGATCGAGCACGGTCACCGGCTGCCCGACCTCCTCGACTACACGCTGGCCCAGGTGCGGGCCTTCCTGGCCGCCATCAAGCGTTCGGACGCCGCACGCGACGCGCGTCTTCTCTCCGTGATTGCCATCGGCACGCGCGGGCACGGCGGTCACCTGGACCAGACCCTCGACCGGCTGATCGACACGGCCCAACCTCCCATCAAGACCTCCCACCGATGAAGATAGCCATTCGCATGGATAGCGCCGCCGCGCAGGCGCAGTTGCGGCGCTGGGGCGGTGAGTTTCGCACGCAGGTCCAGCAAGCGGTCAAGCGCGCCATCACCAGCGAGGCGGCCGAGATCCGGGAGGACGTTCGCCGGCACGTCGGCAGCCAGATGACCGTGGTCCGGCGGTTCTTCCTCAAGGGCTTTACCGCCAAGGTGCTGGCCAGGGATCCGAACCGCCTGCCGGCGCTCTATGTGGGCTCGCGCATCCCGTGGGCGGGCCTACACGAGTTCGGGGGGACGATTACCGGCCGGCTGCTGATCCCGCTGCATGGGCGGGTCGGGCGCAAGCGCTTCAAGGCGCAGATCGCCGAACTGATGCGGGGTGGCAACGCCTATTTCGTCAAGGGTCGGCGGGGAAACCTCGTCCTGATGGCCGAGAACCTCAGGGAACACGACCGGCCGTTGGCCGGCTTCAAACGCCGCTATCGCCAGGCCGCAGGCATCAAACGCCTGCAGCGCGGTGCGGATATCCCGATCGCCGTCCTCGTCCCGCGGGTGGTGCTCAAGAAGCGCCTCGACATCGCGCGGCTGGTCGCCGGACGCCTCCCGCGCCTGGCAGCGGCGATCGAGACGCAGATGCGCCGGATCGATTGACCATGTCCAACAACCGCATTGCCATCCTCGTCGCGCTCGAAGGCGCCGACGACGGACTCAAACGCGCCATCACCTCGGCCGAGCGTAGTCTCGGGCAACTCTCCAGCACCGCCAGGACGTCGGGGGCGCAGGCCGCCGCCGGGGTCGCGCAGGTCCAGGCCGGGATGTCGGCGCTGAGCGAGCAGGTGGCCCGCGCGAAGACGCAGTTGCTCGCCTTCCTGTCGATCGATTGGGCAGCCGGCAAGGTGCAGGCGATCGTCCAGGTCGCCGACGCGTGGAACCTGATGGCCGCGCGCCTGAAACTCGCGACCGCCGGTCAGCGGGAGTTCACGACCGCCCAATCGGCGCTGTTCGACATCGCCCAGCGGATCGGCGTACCGATTCAGGAGACCGCGACGCTGTACGGCAAGTTGCAGCAGGCGGTGCGGATGCTCGGCGGCGAACAGCAGCAGGCATTGGCGCTCACCGAGAGCATCTCGCAGGCGCTGCGGATCTCGGGTGCTTCCGCCACCGAAGCGCAGTCCTCGCTCTTGCAGTTCGGGCAGGCGCTGGCTTCCGGCGTGCTCCGCGGCGAAGAGTTCAACTCGGTCGTCGAGAACAGCCCGCGCCTGGCCCAGGCGCTCGCCGAGGGGCTCGATGTGCCGATCGGACGGCTGCGCAAGATGGCCGAGGAAGGCCGCCTGACTGCCGACGTCGTCGTCAATGCGCTGCGCTCGCAGAAGGACAAGCTCGCCGCCGAGTACGCCCAACTGCCAGCGACCGTCGGCCAGGCCTTCGAGCGCCTGCGCAACGCCTTCGGCCAATGGGTGAACCGGGTCGATGAAGCGACGGGCCTGACCCAGAAGCTGGCCCAAGCCCTGACCTGGCTCGCGCAGAACTTCGACACCGTGATGCAGGCGGTGAAGCGCCTCGCCGAGTTGGGGCTGGCCGTGCTGATCTACCGCCTGATCCCGGCGCTGATCACCGCCTGGCAGACCGCCGGCGCCGCCGCGGTGACCGCGGCCCGCCTCACCGTCGCGGCCTGGGCGACAGTCAATCTGTCGGTCTCGGCCGCCGTCGCCAGCGTCGGCGTGCTCAAGACCGCGTTCGCCGGATTGGGCGCCTTCCTCGTTGGCTGGGAAATCGGCACCTGGCTCGCCGAGAAGTTCGCGATCGTCCGCCAGGCCGGCATCTTCATGGTCGAGGTGCTGGTCACGGCCGTCGAGCAACTGCGCTACCGCTGGGAAGTCTTCGCGGCCGTCTTCTCGTCGGACACGATTCGGGAAGCCACCCAGCGCCACCAGGCCCGCCTCGCCGAGATGAAGGCGATCTTTGCGGAGATGACCACCGAGGCATCGAAGGGCGCCGAGGCCGCCAAGAGCGCGATGGCCACCGCCGCGACCACCGCCGAGGAGATCGCGAAGCGCCTGGAAGCCGTTCGTCGGGGGACGCAGGAGGCCGTCGGACGCGGCATCGAGGCGGTGCATACGGCCCTGGAGAAGCTGAAGTCTCGTCTCGGCGAGGTCGAGCAGGCGATGGCCAAGGCGAGCCAGACGGTCCAGGACGCCACCGCTAAAATGGCCGAGGCGTACCAGGGGCTCACGTCGCTGGTGGACGCGAATCTGCAACGCCAGGTCGACGCCGTCAAGGCGCGCTACGCGCAGGAGCAGGCTGCGCTGGAGACGTCGAAGGCGTCCGAAGCGGCGCAGATCACACGCTCGACGGCGCTGCTGACCGACGCGCTGACCCAGCAGACCACGCTGCGGCAGAAAGCGACCGCCGACACCCTGAAGCTGATCACCGACGAATCCCAGGCCCGCATCGAGTCCGCTCGCCGTCAGGGCCAGACCGAGGAGGAGCGCGTCGCCAACGTCCAACGGATCGAGAACGCGATCCTCGCCACGCAGCGGCAGACGATGACGCAGGCGCTCGCCGAGTACCGGCAGCACATCGACGCGCTCAACGCGGAAGCGAATCGGCATCTCGCCGAAGTGACCCGCATCGAGGAAGCGAAGCGTCAGCTCGCGATGACGACCGATGAGCGCGTTCGCGAGATCCAGCGGCAGGGCATGAGCGCCTTCGAGGCGACCGAGGATCGGAAACGCCAGATCGTCGAGCTTCAGGAGAAGGCGCGCGAAGCGCTGGCCAACGGCGAGTTCGAACAGGCCCGGCAGCTCGCGAGACAAGCGATGGACCTCGCCACCCAGGTCGCGAGCAGCCAGACCAGCGACGCCAAACGCGCCGAAGACGCCCGCACGCAATCCGAGCAGGCGGTGTCGAAGGTCACCGAACTCGAAGCCCGCGCGCGCGAAGCCACCCTCAAGCAGGAATACGCCCAGGCCGAAGCGCTGACGCGGCAGGCCGAGGCCTTGCGTACCGAGTTGGCCCGGAAGGCGAGCGAGGCCGATGCCCAGGTCGTCCAGAGCAAGGGCGGGGTCCAGCAGGCCATCGAGCGCATCCGCGAGTCCGAGGAGATCCTCAACCAGGCGCTGGACGCCGAGGCCCAGGCGCACCAGAAAGCCGCGCAGTCGGCGCTGACCGCGCGCACGGAGATCCAGCAGGCCCTGACGCAGACCGAAGCGCAGATCGACGAGATCACCCTGAAACTCGCGCAAGGGCTGAAGCTCACGCTGGAAGCGGACACCACGCGCTTCGACCAGGCCATCGCCGAGTTGGACAAGGCGTTCGCCGAGAAGCAGGTTCTGCTCGCCATCCAGGCCGACCTGCAGCAGGCGGAGAAGACCCTGCAGGACTACGAGCAACGGCTCAAGGCAGGCCAGACGCTGCCGGTCGATGCCGACGTCTCCCAGGCCCAGGCGGCACTGGACCGGCTCAAGACCTACGCCGAACAGAACGCGCAGGTCGAACTGAAGGTGGCGACCGAGAAGGCACAGGCCGCGATCACCAACGTCGGCACGATGATCCAGGCGTTGAATGGTCTTGAGACCGAGTCCCGCCACGTCGTCCAGACCAATGCCGACGCCGCACGCGCCGAGATCCAGAGCCTCAACGGGATGAACACGTCGAGCACGCACACGATCGTCGTGCAGCGGGTCGAAGCGAATGCCAGCGGCGGACTCGTCGGTACGGTGCCGCGGTTCGCCGCCGGTGGCGCGGTGGCTCCCGCCTTTCCCGCGATGACCGGCGGCACGGTCCCGGGTTCCGGCCACCACGACACGGTCCCGCGCACGCTGCAGGCGGGCGCCTTCGTGCTGCGCAAGGCCGCCGTCCAGAAGTACGGCGGCGGCGCGCTGTCGCGCCTGGCCCGCTTCGCCGAGGGTGGCAAGGTCCTGCCTTTCGGCCTCAAACGCTGGCCGGGTGACGAGGGACCGACGGATGCACCGAAGAAGAACCGCGAGGTGGCCGAAGCCCAGCAACTGATCGAGTTGGGCCTTCAGGGCATGAGCATTTACACCGGCTGGCTCAATGCCGGGGCGGGTTGGGCGTACAGCGCCGGCGAGCGCAGCAAGACGATGGAAACCTACCGCGGACAGGCGGATGCGGATCGTAGCGCCTTGGAGGCGTTCATCAGCCGCAAACAACTCACGGGGAACGAGAAGCAAACGCTCGCGCGCATCCAGCAGACGTGGCGTCGGGCCATGGCGCAGGCCACCTTGGCGGGCAAGGACCTCGAACGGGATCTGATCGACTTCATGGAACAGCACCAGGGCGAGTTCTATCGGCACGGCGGGCTGTCTCCCGCCGACAGCGTGCCGGCGATGCTCACCCCGGGCGAGTACGTCGTCAATCGCCAGGCCGTTGCCCGCTTCGGCGCCGGCTTCTTCGAGGCGCTGAACGATCTGTCGCTACCTGCGCGAGCGCTCGCGCTGCACGTGCAGGGGTTTGCGAGTGGCGGGCTGGTGGCGCCGCTCGGCGCCCCGCTGTCTCGGCCGCTTTCTCGCCCGGTGCTGCCGGCCGAGAGCAGCCCGACCCGCACGGTCCGGGTGGAACTGGCGGCGGGCGATCGCAAAGTCACCGCTCACGTCGACGCGCGCGACGAAGCGCGCCTGTTGAGTCTTCTGGAAGTCGCCCGCGCGCGGGCCAGTTGAGGGCCCGGCGACGTTCTGCCGGACTCCCTGTTGACACCCTGCTGCCCGAAGGACTCCCGATGCAACTGAAGAACCTGGCCGACGCCGTCGTCGTGACGCTGCCCGACGATCTGCTGTGGAGCGACGAGCACGCCTGGACGCCGGTGATGGCCACCGTGTCGTACCTGATCACCGGCGCCCTGCTGGTCCAGTCGGCCACCCGGCAGGCGGGGCGTTCGATCACGCTCACCGGCGCGCTCGACATGGCCTGGGTCACGCGCTCGGTGCTGACGACGCTCTACGCCTGGGCGGGGGTGCCGCTGACCGACAGCACCGGCCGCTTCGAACTGACGCTGACCGACGGGCGCGTCTTCACGGTTGCCTTTCGGCATGCCGAGACGGCCCTCGAAGCCGAACCGGTCGCCGGCTTCCCGGCGCGCTCGGCGTCCGACTTCTACCGCCTGACGCTGCGGCTGATGGCGATCTGATTCCCTTGGAGGTACACGCATGGCCATACGATCTGGCGACGTCAAACTGCTCAAATCGGCGGTCATGGCCGACGTGCCCGAAGGCGGTGGCGCGCCAACCGGTGCGGTGATCGCCGATGGGATCTCGAACGCGATCTTCCCCGACATCTCCGAACTCGACCGCGCCGGGGGTCGCGTCAACCTGCGCAAGACCTTCGTCTCGGTGCAGACCGACGACACCGACCCCTACTTCGGCGGCAACGTCATCGTCGCCGATCCGCCGGCCGATCCCCGCGTCAGCGTGACGCTGTTCAGCACCGCGTCCACCTTCGATACGCGCGCGCAAGCCGCGTCCCGCATCGAGTCCTATCTCAACAAGGGTCCCGAGTGGGCGGGTTACCTCTACGAGAACCACATCGCCGGCCAGCGCGTCATCCAACTCTTTCAGCGCGTCACGGACGTGCTGCCGAATGTCGGGCAGACGCTGGTGCTGGTGCAGAACGAGGGGCTCAGCAACGAGACGTTGCAGTACGTGCGGGCGACGGCGGTCTCGGCGGTGCAACGCGTGTTCACCTACGCGACCGACGTCGATTACCCCGCCCACATCGTCACCGTCGACATCAGCGATGCCTTGCGCACCGACTTCACCGGGTCGCCGGCGAGCCGCAGCTTCACCCGGTCGGGGGCGGGCACCAAGGTGCGCGATACCGTGGTCGCCGACGCCGGCACCTACGTCGGCGTGGTGCCGTTGACAACGCCGGCCGAGCTCGGCGACTTCACGATCCAGACGCGCGGTCTCTACACCCAGTTGGTGCCGAGCGCACAGACCGAGACGCCGATCACCTTTGCCGTCCCCTATGCCGCCGCCGGCCTGCCGGTGCCTGGGGCGACCCCGGTGACCTACACCGCGACCCACAGCTGGTCGACCGCCATCAACTTCCAGCTGCCGGGCGGCTGCCTGCCGGGGAGTCTGACCCTCGCCACGAGTGGTCTCACGCTCGTTGACGACGCGGGCGTGTTGAAGACCGCCAGTGGTCAGATCGGCACGATCGACTACGCCAACGGGATCCTGACGCTCAACGCCGGCACGATGTCGGACCCCAAGACCGTGACCTACACCCCGGCCGCCCGCGTCCTGCGCGCGCCGCAGAGCGCCGAGATCGCGGTGACGGTCGAGAGTCGCAGTCAATCCTACACCGGCTCGATCCTGCCGATTCCGCAACCGGGCACGCTGTCGATCAGTTACCTCGCGCAAGGGCGCTGGTACGTGCTCTCGGATGCCGGCAACGGCGCCCTCAAGGGCATCGACAGCCGTTACGGGGCCGGCACCACTCAGGCGGACACGGGCGCCTTCGTGGTGACACTCGGCGCGCTGCCGGATGTGGGCAGTTCGCTGGTGCTGACCTGGAACTCGCCGACGCAGGAGACGACGCACCCCGTGGTCACGTTGAAGGCGTCGCAGACGCTTGCGCTGTCTCCGCCCGAAGGGAACGCGATTCAGCCGGGATCCCTGAGCGTCTCCTGGACGCACGACGGGACGAAGACCGCCACCGCCAATACCGCGGGCGTGCTGTCGGGTGCGGCGACCGGCACGTTGAACATCGCGCAGGCGAGGCTCGTGTTTGCCCCGAACACGCTGCCGGCGGTGGGCACGAACCTGACGCTCAGCTATGTCGCCGGTCCCAAGCACGAGGACCGTTTCGCCCACCCGTCGCGGGATGGTAGCGGCCGCGTGCCGGTGACGGCCTCGCAGGGCACGATCGAGGCCGGCTCCCTGGAAGTCGAGTGGAACACGTTCACGGACCTCGCGGTGCTCGGACTCTATACGCGCGATCAGTTGGCGGAGATGGGGATTCGCCTCGCGGATCCGACGCAGGTCGCGACCGACGACGGCGCCGGCAACCTGCTCCGGCACGGCACGATCATCGGAACGGTCGATTACGCGACCGGCGCGGTCGTCTTCCAGCCCGATGTCGTCGTGACGATCCCGCGCCCGGACTACGCGGCGCTGCCAGCGTCCGGCGGTCTCCCGGACGACCGCTTCCGGCTCAGCTACAGCGGCATTTCTTACGTTGATGCCCCATCGCTGTACCCGAACGACGAAACCGGCCTCGTCACGCTGCGCTACAACGGCGCCGGTTCGACCAGCAATCAAACCGAGACCTTCGTCTTCTCGCCGTCGTTTGCCCTGGTGCCCGAGGTCACCGCGCAGATCGTTCCCGGCACGGTGCTGCTGCAGACCGCCGGCGCCGGGCCGTGGGGCGACAACGCGCAAGGCACGCTGCGCGAGTTCACGACCAGCGGCTGGGTGACGCGCGGGTCGCTCAACTACCTCACCGGCGAGGTGACGCTGTCGTCGTGGGTCGCCGGCGCCGCCAACGCCCTCACGCGCGCGAGCACGGTGACGACGGTCGGTGAAGCGATTGCCAGTGCCTTCGTCTTTCGCACCTCGGCGGCGCCGCTGCGTCCGGGCTCACTCTCGCTGCAATATGCGCGGGCCACCGGCGGGACGCAGACCGTGACGGCGGGGATCGACGGCACGATCTCGGCGAGCGGCGTCAGCGGCTCGGTCGACTACGAGACCGGGATCGTTCGCGTGCGCTTTGGTGCGATGGTGCCGGCCGCGGGCCACGAGGCCGAACCGTGGTACGACGCGAGCCAGGTGGTGAGCGGGCAGATCTTCCGGCCGCAACCGATCGCCATGGCGAGCCTGCGCTATCACGCGGTCGCCTACAGCTACCTGCCGCTCGACGCGGACTTGCTCGGCATCGATCCGGTGCGCCTGCCCAGCGACGGGCGCGTGCCGATCTTCCGGCCCGGGGGGTTTGCGGTGGTCGGGCACACCGGCGAGATCACGACGACGGTCAGCAACGGCCAGACGCTCGACTGCGCTCGTGTGCGGCTTTCGCGCGTGCGCGTGATCGGGCATGACGCTGGGGTCATCGACAGCGGCTTCACGGCCGATCTCGAAGCCGGGACCGTGACCTTCACCGATGTGACGGGCTATGCCCAGCCGGTGACCGTCCAGCACCGCATCGAAGACATGGCCGTGGTGCGCGAAGCGCTGATCAGCGGCGAGATCGCGTTCACCCGCGCGCTGACGCACGCTTATCCGGCCGGCAGCTTCGTGTCGAGCGCGCTGATCGCCGGCGACCTGTTCGCGCGGGTCGCGACGGTCTTCGATCAGGCGACCTGGGACGGGTCGTTCAAGGACGCCCAGAGCGGCGGATCGGCGACGGGGACGTTCAACCACGCCCAGTTTCCGCTGGCGGTGAGTAACCGCGGCGCCTTGACCGAGCGCTGGGTGGTGCGCTTCATCGGCACCAGTAATTTCGAAGTGATCGGCGAGCACGTCGGGGTGATCGCTACCGGCAACACGGTCACCGACTGCTCGCCGACCAATCCGTCGACCGGTGTCCCCTACTTCACGATTCCCGCGCTGGGCTGGGGAGCGGGCTGGGCGACCGGCAACATCCTGCGCTTCAACACGATCGGTTCGATGTTCCCGGTGTGGGTGGTGCGCACGATTCAGCAGGGGCCGGAAACGGTGCCCGATGACCAATTCACGCTGCTGATTCGCGGCGATGTCGACACGATCTGAAGGAGGAAGCCATGGGAACGATTCACGACGTGCGTTACTTTGACTCGGACATGGCCGGCGCGCCGAGCACGGCCGGGATGGCGGCAGCGGGACGGATGATCGTCCTGCTGGATGCGTGCCTGGTCAATGGCTTCAACCTGAAATCGGTCACCAGCCTGGTGGTCGCCGACGGGGTGGCGACCGTCACTACCGACGGCGATCACAACTTCCGGGATCACACGGTGATCCGGATTGCCGGCGCGACGCCGGACGGACTGAACGGCGACTGGAAGATCACCCTCACCGGCGGCGCGACGTTCACCTTCCCGACGACGGAAGCGAACGGCACCGCGACGGGAACGATCAGCGCCAAGACAGCGCCTTTGGGCTGGACGAAGGAATTCGCCGCGACAAACGTCGGCGTCTATCGCCCGAAGACTGGCTTGCGCCACTACTTCCGGGTCAATGACACCAGCCAGTATGTGCTGCAGTACCGCGGCTACGAGGCGATGACCGGCGCGGGGGACGGCGGCACCAACCCGTTTCCGACCGCGACGCAATTGCCGGCCGGTGTCGGTATGTCCAAGTATTACAGCAACGCGGCCTACGTCCAGAAGTGGTTCCTGATCGGCGACAACCGGTGCGTGTACCTGGTCTACAACGGATCGGAAAGCTACGGCGTATCGCAGGAGTCCGGCGATTGGGCGATCTACGGCTTTGGTGAAGCGATCTCCTACGTCCCGGGTGACCTCGGCCACTCGTTCGTGATCGGCAACAACGCGAACTCGTGGTCGTCGAGCGCCAACCAGAACGGGAGTAGCGTTCCTGGCGGCTTCTACAATCACTCGTATACCGGCTGCTATTTCAGCCGACCGTTTTCTCAAGAGCTGGGCAACCCGGTGCGTTTCCGCATCGCGGGCAACGCCGTCTGCCAGGGCTGGGGCAGCTCGCCGAGTGCGTACGGTCGTGTCCCTTACCCGAATCCGGCGGACCTGTCGATCCTCTTCCACACCCCGATCTGGATGCAGGAAGAGAACTCGAGAGCGGTTCGCGGCGAGTTGCCCGGGCCGTATCAGCCGCTCCACTCGTACATGCATGCGCGCATCGGTGACGTGGTCGTCGTCAATGGCCGGAAGATCCTGCTCACGCACGCCTTCGACGCGGATTCCGGGGGAGACAGTGTCAATAGCGCCGGCGCCAGCACCGGGGTCATGGGCTGGGATATTACTGGGCCGTGGAGGTAGCTCGTGGATCTCTCTGACGCGCATTACGACCAGGTCAGCTTGCTGGTGCCGATGAACAGTCACCTCGGCACGCCGACCTGGGCGGATTTCAGCAAGACCACCCGGGCGCTTTCGCCGGCGGGGACGCCGCTGTTCGCCCCCTACTACGCCAACTCCCGGAAGGACGGGTTGTGGGTCACCTACTTCAACGGGGGATCCTCGTTGACGCTGCCCGACAACGCGAACGTGGCGAACTTTGGTACCGGGGATTTTACGGTCGAGCTGCGGCTCGCCTTACACGATGGCGGACACGGCTCGGCGTGGCCGCGGATCCTGGAGAGCAATCATTACCCGAATCCGGGCGGCTGGGGGTTGGTGGGGTCGGCGTCCGAGAATCCGGGCCGTCTGCGCTTCGACCTCTCGGATGGCGCCCCCTTGCTGATCACGCAATCCGCGCTGACCAATCTGACCTATTACCATGTGGCGATTACCCGGGCGGCGGGGCAGCTGCGGCTGTTTCTCGACGGCGTCCTGCAAGGGGCGCTGGCCTCGGCGCATGATTTCAGTGCCAACCGGTTCCGGATGGGATCGAATCTGAACCCCTCCCCTGGGGAGTATTTCAAGGGGTGGGTGCGCGATGTCCGGATCACGCCGGGGGTGGCACGCTACACGGCGGCTTTCACGCCGCCAGCGGTGAACAGTTTCTACCGGGGCCCGGAGGCGGTTTCGAGGACGCTGCCGCAGATGCTGGGGAGCGTTTTGCGGTTCGCTCAGCTGGGAGATCACACCGAGCGGACGGTGGGGATCCAGGCCCTGCGGCGGTTTGCCCCGAATCCGCAGATCGGCCAGCGGGTGATGGTGCGCAACGTGGCGCTGGGGTATCAAGCGGGCGATCCGGCCGTGCGACTCTCGGGAACGACGAAGGTCAAGGCGCTGCCGGCCGATCTGCCGGTCGCCCGCCCGGTGCGTCTGTATCGCAACGACACCGGTGCCCTGGTGGGCGAGACGCAGTCGTTGGCCGATGGCCGCTATACCTTCAATGGGCTGTTGCTCGACCAGGAGTATTTCGTGGTGGCGTTTGATCCGACACATGTCCACCGCGCCGTGGTCGCAGACCACCTGACCGCCGAGCGGATCCCGTGATCGGGGAATCGACGGCTTGCCGGGAAGCGGCCCTGGCGGGTCGACTGGCCTTCTTGAACACCGGCAGCCTGGGTGCGGCGGCGGCTCGCCTCTATGGGGATCCGCGGCCGGCGTCGGCCGACGGGTTGCCGGCGAGTGCGATGCTGGTCGAGATTCCGCTGCACGATCCGGCCGGGGTGGTCGCCGATGGTGCGCTGACCTTGCTGCCGCGGGATCCGGGGATGATCGTCCACAGCGGCTTGGCGACCTGGGTGCGCTTCGTCAATCGGGACGGCGCGACGGGGTTTGATCTGGACGCAGGCGAGACTGGCAGTGGCATCGAGTGTGAATTGACGACCACGACGCTGTGGGCCGGCGGCGTGGTGGCGATCACGTCGGCGGTGCTGGGGTGAGCCCGACCGATTTGCTCTTCCAGCAGACGCCGGTGCCGACCGGCGATCTGGTGTTTGGGGAGAGCGACACGGCGCTGACGCTGGCGAATGTGTCGATCCGCGGCGCCTTCCCGGCGCTGCGCGTCGCGATCCGGGTCGTGACGGTCGAGCGCGTCACGATCAGCGGGTGGTTCGCGCCGCTGACGGCGAGATTGTCGGGGACGTACCGTTCGAACACGCAGCGGCCGACGGTCGGGCAGACCGTGCACGCGTGGCAAGTGGCACGTCACTCTGAAGACGGGACGGCCTGGGGGCAACAGGACGCGTTGGGCGCGCCGGTGGGTTGGGCGGGTCTCTGGGAAAGGGGGGCGAGGGCGTCGGCGGCGGTGGTGCACTGGCTGCCCGATAGCCTGAGCAGCGCGCCAATCGACCGGTCGGTGCGGCACCAGGATGGGTTCGGTTTGGGTGCGCTGATGGCGGCGGTGCACTTGGAGGCGACCCCGGTCTGGCAAGACCGCGTCGGGATCTTTGAGGGCGCCGATCCGAGGCGCGAGGGCACGCGCTTCCGGCATCAGGATGGGGACCGAACGTCACGCACGTCCCGCGCGAGTGCCTGGCAGCTTGCGACGAGTCGGCGCCGGTCGAACGGTAACGGCTTCCAGGTCGCGACGCCGTTCAGCCAGGCCTGGCACGGGCGATTCCAGGAAACGAGGGTGCCGCCCATCGGCGTCAGTGTCATTCGGCCGCCCGAGCCGCCCGTGCCTTCGCCGTGCTACACGCCGAGCGGGCATCTGGTGTTTGCGCTGCCGTGGCGGGCGGATGCGAAGCTGGTCTTTGTTTGCGACGCGTCGCCCGCTCCAACGGACACGACGGTGGTCGTTCCCGTTCGGAGGGTCTATCTCGTGCTCAATGACGTTTCGCTTCACCGTCTCATCGATGGCGCCGAAGTGCCGGTCTTCACCCTGTCGCTGTCGCTCGATGCGGGGTCCTGGACGTGGGGGTTCGAGGCGCTGTTGCCGGCGAGCGCCGAGCCGCTGGTCGACCCGGGCCACGCGGCGGGGCCGGTCGAACTGGTGGTCCGTGTGAACGGCACGGCGTTTCGGGTGCTGGCCGAGGCGATCAGCCGCGAGCGCCGTTTCGGGGAAGCCAGTGTTCGGGTTTCGGGCCGGGGGCGCAATGCGGTTCTGGCCGCACCCTACGCGCCGGTGATGACGTTCTCGAATGCCGAGGCGCGTACCGCGCGGCAGTTGATGGACGACGTGCTGACGCTCAATGGCGTGTCGCTGGGCTGGACCGTCGATTGGGATCTGACGGACTGGATCGTGCCGGCCCGGGTGTTTGCGCACCAGGGGACGTGGATCGAGGCGCTGGCGGCGATCGCCGGGGCGGCTGGGGGTGAGCTGTTGCCACACCCGACCGACCAAAGCCTGCGCGTGCGGCATCGTTATCCGGTGGCGCCGTGGGAATGGCACACGGTGACGCCGGACTTTGTGCTGCCGGTCGAGGCGGTCGCTCGCGAGTCCGTGAGATGGCTGGAGAAGCCAGCCTACAACCGGGTCTTCGTGGCGGGTCAGGAAGTCGGGGTGCTCGGGCAGGTGACGCGGGGCGGGACGGCGGGCGAGGTGCTCGCGCCGATGGTCGTCGATCCGCTGATCACCGAAGCGGCAGCGGCCCGGCAACGGGGACTCGCCGTGCTGGCCGATACCGGTCGCCAGATCGAAGTAAGTCTGCGCCTGCCGGTGTGGGCGGCGACGGGGATCATCGAGCCGGGGGCGTTCGTGGAATACCAGGACGGCAGCGTGACGCGATTGGGGATGGTGCGCGCGACGCACGTGGAGGCGGGCCTGCCGGAGGTCTGGCAGACGCTCGGGGTGCAGGCCTATGCATAACCTCTATGAGCAGTTTCGGCAGTTGCTGCCCGATCCGCCGTTGCAGGCGGGAACGGTGATCGATGTTGGAGCGGGCGTGGTCACCGTCGAGTTGCCGGCTGGCGGTAGGGTGAGGGTGCGCGGTCACGCGGTGATCGGGCAACCGGTGTTTGTTCGCGACGGCGTAGTCGAGGCCTTGGCGCCGAGTTTGCCGATCGAAGTGATCGAGGTCTGAATCCAGGCAACGAGCGGAATGGTGAATAGCTTGCCCATTTCGTAAGCACACCTCCCCAGCCTCACTGAAGGATGAGAAAGGGTCGCCTATCCACAGGCTTATCCCCAGCGCTATGCACAGGTGCTGTGCACAGACAGGCTGCCAACGGCAGACCCGTGGTGTAAGTGAACAGTGGCCGGATTCCCGTAACGACTTTACCCACGAAGCCCGCCGCCTGGCGGGTTTCTGCATTCTGGAGAACGAAACAATGGAAGAACCCCAGGTCGAGCGGCGCAAGCTAGTGACGGTGCCGCAGGAAGAGTTTGAAGCGATGCTGGAGCGAGCGGCCGAGCGAGGCGCGCGGCATGCGCTGTCGGACGTCGGACTCGATGGCCCGGAGGCCGCACGCGACATCAGCGAACTGCGCAGTCTGCTCGATGCGTTCAACGAGGCGAAAAAGACGGCGGGGCTGACGATCGTGAGGATGCTGGTCACCGGGCTGGTGTTGGCGCTGCTCGCCGGGGCGTTCGTGAAGTTGAAGGTGTTCGGGGGTGGGCAGTGAGTGGTCAGTAGAGTCAGCGGTGTGCCGATCGCGTGCCGGGATCCGAAGGAGGTTGCGGCCACCTTCGACGATGTCGTCAGGAAGATGCAGCGTGATGCCAAGTCCAACGCTCGGCCAAAGGTAGGTTGTCTTGCCTACGCGCAACGGGCCATCGAGATTCTGTGAAAAGGGGAAGTGACTTAGACTACCGACTCTTGACCACGAGAGGAGAATCAAATGATTGGCTACGTGACGCTTGGAACCAATGACCTGCCCAGGGCGACCGCCTTCTATGACGCACTGCTGACGGAAGTCGGGGCCAAGCGGTTATGGGAGTTCCCTCGAGGCATTGCTTGGGGAGTGGCTCAGGACAAACCAAGTCTTTGCGTCATGACACCGTTTGACGGAAACCCCGCCACGGTGGGCAACGGCGTCATGGTGGCCCTAGTCGTCGATTCGCGCGAGAAGGTCGACCGCGTTTACGCCAAGGCACTCGAACTGGGCGGCAAGGACGAAGGCCCGGCCGGTCCGCGCGGTGAAGGCTTCTACGCCGGCTATTTTCGCGACCTCGATGGCAACAAGCTGGACGTGTTCTGCCATGGTTAGAATGGCTGCCGGCCTAAACAACCGTACATGGAAACGCCTGGTGGAAAGGGGCTTCCCGTAATCCAGAGCGCCGGTCGTTTGGTTCCTTTTCTCGTCCCTCAGACCGATGTCCAAGGAGATGCCAGATGCTTCAGATCAAACCACTTGATCAGAACGTTCCGATCTTTCACCAAATCAACACAGATGTCTCACCCGTTGTCTTGGTGAACATCTTCGAAGTCACAGAAGAAGACATCCCCGCTCTCCTGAAAGCGTGGGAGGCGGACGCCAACTGGATGAAGCAGCAGCCAGGCTACATCTCAACCCAGTTGCACCAAGGGATTGCCGGAAGCACGGTATTCATGAACTACGCAGTGTGGGAGTCAGTCGCCCATTTTCGGGCGGCGTTCACCCATCCCGAGTTCCAGCAGGCTCTAGGGCACTACCCGTCCAGCGCCGTGGCGTCGCCTCATCTCTTCACGCGGCTTACGGTGCCGAATCTATGCGTTGGCCCCTAGCCCAAATAGATTGAGCTCCGTTGAGCCCTGCCCCACTCCAAAACAACCCGTCGGTCCTTTCCTGCAAGAGCCGCATCCGGGCGGTTTTTTTGTTGCGGCCATCGAACCTCGCGAGTGGGCTGTCGGACTGATCAGCACCGTGGTCACCGGGATCGGCGGCGGGGGCCATAGCGGTCCAGTACTTCCGTCTGCAGGAGTGGGTGGATTCGGTGACCGGCCTCGTGGCACTGGGCGGCTTGACCTTCGGCTGCGGACTGCTGGGATGGGCGATCGTGCGCTGGGTCTTCAGCTTCATCGGGAAGAACCGGGATGCCGGGATCGATGAGGTCGCGAAGGAGGTGAAGGAGGTGCTGTGATGGGCGGGCGGGGCCTTCGGTGATCGGATCGGGCCAGCGGCGCAGGCGGATGACCACATGCACTGAGCGGGGCTGGATTCGGCTGACCTTTCAGGGGCTCCAGGGGCCAAATGCGAAATTTGCGCCGCTTGATGGAGGCTCATATACTCTGGGGCGCGCCGTTGGATCTCTTATCCTGGCAGACTCGGCCGCAAAGTTCCCGAGCACCGGCGTCGTTGCTGCGCGACATTGAGACGGCCGACTACGAGGCGTCGTTCGGCATAACCTAGCGGGGGGGGATTTCAGGGAACTTACCCTCGGTGCTGTCTGATGAAGCGGCGCTGCACCAGACGAGGAGTGCTGGGTCAGGAAATGAGGAGTTCTCCAAAGTTATGGGCGGAACTACTACGAGCGATCGGAAAGGTCGGCGGCTGGTTCGAGAGGTGCGCTGCGCGACTGAGCGGCAATTTCTCGACGCTATTTCGCCGCGCGGAAAATATTTTCGCAACGAGGGAGAACCCTACCGTGTGCTCTTTCGGGGGCATGCCGACGCTCGGTTCGCGCTACTCCCCGCAGCGCTGCGTTCTCGCTGGAAAAAGGAGCCCAGCAACACGGACCAGGTGAGCTATGAGCTTGGAGCGATCCAGAACTTCTTCTGGCTAGCGGATCGATGCGGCCTGGCGCTGCCGGAAGATTCTCAGACTCATCGGCGCGATTTGTTCTCCGACGTCGGTAACTACAACTTTCCGCTGCTTGGTGAAGGAGATCTGCTCTGGCCACCGCGAGAGATCTGGTCGCTTATGGCCCTTGCGCAGCACCACGGTCTGCCTACTCGGCTGCTCGACTGGTCACTCGATGCGCGCACGGCCGCCTACTTCGCCGCCAGCGAGGCTGCCGCGTGGGCTGCCGACCCATCCACGGCACCTGCGGGTGTCGCCGATCTCGCTGTTTGGTCACTATCGCGCACCGACCTTAAGGTCGACAATCTGCTTTCGGATCTAATGTCGAGCTTGGTCGAGCGTGGAGAGATCCCGAAGGCCGAGGAACGCGCGCCCTTCCTGAAAGTCTTTGCCGTGGTCACCGCGCCCGCCGCCAGCAACGAGAATCTGCGTGCCCAGAAGGGCGTGTTCTCCCTTCATCTGCCCTCGTCGATGAAACCAACGGAGCCCGCCGATCGGCGGCCGATGGATCAGATTCTCGTCGCGGAGGCTGTCCAAGTGTTGCTCACGAAGTTCCTGCTACCAATCGGACAGGCACAGAGGCTTCTACGCGCTCTGGCTTTCGAGGGGATCTCTGCCGCCGAGCTCTTTCCTGGATACACGGGAATAGTCAGAGCAATGAACGAGCGCCGCCTCTGGATGCCGCAAGAGTGATCGGCCGTACCACTGCGCTGCGCAACGAGCAAAGATGCCCTGATCGAGGTCCATGTCTGGTTCTGGCATGCGTTCAGCATAACTCTCAAACTGCAGAGCGTTGGTGATGGCATCAGCACCGTGGTGACCGGGATCGGCGGCGGGGCGATTGCCGTCCAGTACTTCTGGCTGCAGCAGTGGGTGGATTCGGTGACTGGCTTGGTTGCACTGGGCGGCTTGATCTTCGGCTGCGGTCTGCCGGGATTGGCGATCGTGCGCTGGGTATTCGGCGGGGGCAGTGACCATCAACTGTGGCGGACGGTAACTCGAACTTTGAACAATGCCGGACAGCTGTGCGGCGGCCCATCAGGCGTTGTGGGCCGGGGTGTTGAACTTCTGGTTCCTGGGGGGTGTGTTCGACCGGGTGCGGCCGTGATCGCAGTGCCGCAGGCGGCCATCGATCTCGCCAAGCGCTTCGAGGGGTTTCATCGGGTGCCCCGAGCCGATCCAGGCCGGGCGCATCCCTACATCTGCCCGGCCGGCTACTGGACCATCGGCTACGGCCATCTCTGCGATCCGAAGCATCTGCCGATCACAGAGGCTGAAGCCGAAGGCCACCTGGCCGCCGACCTCAGGACGGCGCTGAATGCGACGCTGCGCTACTGCCCGGTGCTGGCCACCGAGCCTGAGGGGCGGCTTGCGGCTATCGTCGACTTTACCTTCAACCTCGGCGCCGGGCGGCTGCAGACGTCGACTCTGCGGCGGCGGGTTAACCAGCGTGAGTGGGTGGCCGCCGCAACGGAACTGCGCCGGTGGGTCTACGGCCGTGGCAGGGTGCTCGCCGGTCTAATTGGTCGGCGCGACGCAGAAGCCATCTGGCTTCTGCGCAACCCTCCTCAGAGGCTGTGAATTTTTCACTTCTGCGCCACAGTCGACGCGGCCGGACGCTAAAGTCAGCCCTGGGGCGAAATATCCGGAATGCATGTTTTGACTAGCTATTCGGCCTGGATCTATTCTTTTGCCGCGCCTTTCCCCCGATTACCCGGCCATTTGCGGTACTGCGGACGTTCCTGTTCCTAGGCCGACCAGTTCGGGTGCGAGGGTGGCGGCACGCATCACGTTGTGCGCCAGGGCGAACAGGAGGGCGACGCCCTTGACTCTCTTCAGACCGCGGACCAGTAGGCGATTCAGGCCACGGTTGCGCGCCAGCCCATTGACACATTCGGCCGTCGCCGCGCGATCCTTGTAGAGCGCCTTGGCCTCGTCGCTTTTCATACGTTCCCGCCATTGGGCCACCGCCGGGCTATCCTTGGCCTTCGGTTGGTGAACGTCCGTTTTCGGGTCCTTGGCTTTCGGTACCGGTGCGTAAACGGTGGTGCTTTCGGCGACCGCATCGATCTGCCCATGCCCCGGATAGCCGCCATCAACCAGCCAGTTCTCCGGGGTCTGACCGCAGCGTTCGCTGACTTGCTCGACCATCGGTGACAACTGACCCTGGTCGGTACCGGCGGTCACCACCTCGACGCCGAAGACCACCTGGCTTTCGGCGTCGGTGGCGAACTGAAGGTTGTACGCCGGCCGGAATCCGCCATCGCCCATCTTCATGATCGTCGCGTCGGCGTCGGTGGTCGAGCTCCGGGCTTCCTCGGGCTTCTTGCCTTGCTTCTTCTTGATGGCGGCCAGTTCCGGTTGCCGGGCTAGCGCAGCTTCAATGCGCGCTTCCCGTTCGCTCACCGCACGCCGCTGCGCCGCTTGTTTGCGAGCGCTCTCGCCCGCGGGATCGTCTGCCAGTTGCGCCTTCAGCGTGGCGACCTGTTCTCGCGCCGCTTCCAGGCAGGCGTTCAGCCGCTCTTCCCGCCGGAACGAGGCGGCCCCGGCGCTGGCCCGTACCCGCATCCCGTCCTGCGCTGCCGTCTTGAACTTGACGACACCCGCGGCCATCAGGCTCGCCACGTTGTCGGTCAGCAGTTCGTCCAGCGCATCGCCTTCTTGACTGCGGAAGTCGGCCAAGGTGTGGTAATTGACCTGTACGCCACCACAGATCCACCGGTACGCGTCATGCGCCTGCGTCAGTCGGGCGATCCCACGGGCATGGCCAACACCTTCCAGTGTGGCGTAGAGCCACAGAGCATACAGAATCTCCGGGGCGATCGCCGCTCGTCCCACCCCGCCTTCAACCGCTTTGATTCCGGCGTATAGGCCGGTCAAGTCCTGCCGCTCGACGTAGCCCCAAACCAACCGTGCTCGATGCCCAGGCGGCACCAGCGACTCCAGATCGCTCGCCCGCAGTTCCAGTTGATTGCGGTTGGGCATCAGAACACGGGCCGCGGCCTTGGGCCGTACGGTTTTCGCAGGGACTTCGCCGCTTGGGTCAGCCGGCAGCGTCGGTCCATCAGGGAACAGGGGTGGGGTCGTGGTCATGGTCATGAGCAGGGCGCAGCGAACGAAATGACTTCGTCATTATACGGGACGCGCCACGTTGGCGGGCGGACTTGGCGGAATATTTTCACAGCCTCTCAGTAAGCCCTTGGCTCTTTCGCTGAATAGCGCGTTCATGTCGACACCTCAGCGACATCAGCGAGGCTCTGCTTGCCGGCGCGTGCTCATCGGGCCACCTCCTCGGTGGAACGCGCGTCCGCGATGGATGGCCCGCAGGATGACTGGAGTCATCGCGTCAAGATGACGGGTCGCAAGAGGCTGACGGGTCATCTCCGAACTTTGGATCATCTATGTGCTGCGAGTTGCTGTAAGATGCTGCAAATAATTCTGAGAGATGCTCGAGCTATGGTTGCCAAACGAGGACGGAAGCCGAGCGGCAAGCCACGCCCGACACGCGCATCAGCCAGCTTACCCCCGGAGATCTACTCGACCCTCCAGGACATCGCGAAGCAAAAAAAGGTCTCTGTCGTTTGGGTCATCCGCGACGCGGCCGAACGGTACATCGCTGAACAGTGGCCCCTGCTCGAAGGGCAGAGGACATGAGCAATGCGTTCGAGACCTCGGAGCTCTTTGGTGACCTTGGAGCAGCTGGCGAGCAAGTCGCCTTCCGAAAGCCGGCCGCCCGGAAGATCCTCGCCGGCGGGAGCAACGCGAAGCAGCTCAGGATGTTCACTGATGCACCGGGGAACTTTCGCGATGGGGTCGAGCTCGACCTAGAGCCGCTCGATGCAACTTTCAGAGACAGCAGCGAAGCTCCGCTGCACTCTTGGTTTCCATACCTAGAGGGCTACTCGCCGCGCTTTGTGGAGCGCGTGCGTCATGAATACCTGCGCGACGCGCAGCGGATCATTGAGCCTTTCGCCGGCTCCGGCACTACCCCGATAGTGCTGGGCCAGTCTGGCATCGAGTGCGCCTTCTCCGAGGCCAATCCTGCGATGGTCTTCATCGCGGAAACAAAGCTCGCTGTCCTTCGGCTGGATGAGCCAACGCGCAAGGCGCTGGCTCGGAGCCTAACGTCGCTTGCGGAGAAGTTATCGCAGCGTGTGGCTGCAGCGACGACTGACGAGGGCCTGCGGGTCTCCTATGCAACGACATTTGGGGCGAGCGTTTTCTTCGATGAGCCGGCGCTAGATGCTGTGCTGCGTCTACGCACCTTGAACGAGGAGCTCACGGCCAAGGACCGCCTTGTCGGCGACTGCTTCGCCGTTGCGGTGTTGTCGAGCCTCATCCCGTCATCGCGGCTCAAGCGAGCCGGCGACCTCCGCTACCGGACCCCCAAAGAGCTTGCCGTCGGCCTGCCACACCCCGTTGATCTGACCTCTAGCCGGCTCATTGCTCAAGCTGAAGACCTGGCGCAGAGTGAGCCCCTGAGGGCTGATTCTCGCTTCGCATGTGCGACGGCCGGGGCGCTGCATGAGCACCTTGGCGATGGCTGGGACGGCGTGATTACTAGCCCGCCCTACCTCAACGGGACGAACTACATCCGCAACGCGCGGCTAGAGCTCTGGTATCTGCGCCACCTTGGCGAGAACGCTGACCTCCGCCGCCTGCGGAATCGCGTAATCACGTCCGGTATCAACGACGTTCATGCGCAGACTCGCTGGGAGCCGGTGACGCCTGGCGTTGAGCGCGTCGTGCGCGCCATCGAGGCGAACGCCTACGACTCTCGTATCGCGAAGATGGTCGGCGGATACTTTCATGACATGGCGGCGGTCCTTTCCTCGCTCGGGGAGTGCCTGCGGCCCGGAGGGCGGCTGTGCATCGACATTGGCGACAGCATCTACAACCGTGTCCATGTACCGACAGACGACCTCCTTGTAGAAGTAGCCGAGAGCATGGGATACAAAACCGTGGAGCGCGTCCACCTCAGGAAGCGCATCTCGAAGGGTGGTGAAGCTGTGCGGCAGCAACTGTTGGTATTCGAGCGGCTCAAGAAGCTGCGAGCGACGGGCAAGACTGAGAGTGCTACGGGGACGACGCCAGAGGTTGCCCCGAGCATGGCGCTCCAGCCTGAGTGGCGGAGCGAGTGGGAGGTCTTCAAGAGGACACTCCCGCATCAGCTTATGCCGTACTCAAAGAGAGAGTGGGGAGGCCCCGCGCACTCTATGTGTTCGTATCAGGGCAAGATGAAGCCTGCCCTGGCACACCACCTGGTCAAGTGCTTCTCGGCCCCCGGTGATGTGGTGCTCGACCCGTTCTCTGGGGCGGGCACCATCCCCCTTGAGGCATGCCGGACGGGTCGGCGTGGCTATGGAATCGACATCTCGCGCTTGGGCCATGTGCTGACGCTGGCAAAGGTCGCGAAGACTTCACCGATCAAGATGGAAGGGCTACTAAGTGAGCTCGAAGCCTCCATCAAAGCGTACCGGCTGAAGCCCGGCGAGATCGAGCGCGCCGCTAAGGTGCGCTTCAATAGCGCCATTCCCGACTACTTTCACCCAGAGACCTTGCGCGAGGTCATCGCAGCCCGGTCGTTCTTCATGTCCCGCTGGGATAGCGGGACGGAGTGGGCCGTGTTGTTCTCCTGCACTTTGCATCTGCTGCACGGGAACAGGCCTTACGCCTTGAGCCGGCGAAGCCATCCAGTGACGCCGTTCAAGCCCACGGGCGACTTCGAGCACCGGGAGCTGATGCCCAGGCTGCGGGACAAGCTCGCGCGCCTTCACGAGGAACTGACGAACGATGACCGGGGGTGGGGCGGTTCGGCTCAGGGTGACTGCACAGTCACTTGGCCGGCATCGATCCCAACGGCTGACGTCATCATCACGTCGCCGCCGTTCTACGACTCAACCCGGTTCTACATGACCAACTGGATGCGGTTCTGGTTTGTCGGCTGGGAGCGGGCGGACTTCGATACCCGTGCGAGCGAGTTTCTGGAGACGAGGCAGAAGCAAAGCTTAGACGTGTATCACTCTTTCTACGCAGCGGCTCGGGAGCGCCTGCGTGCGGGGGGGCTCTTGGTTCTTCACCTCGGCAACAGCACCAAGTGCGACATGGGCGCTGAGCTGAGCAAGCGCGTTGCGCCGTGGTTCTCCGTTGCCGACGTGTTCACAGAAGGCGTCGAGCACTGTGAGTCACATGGCATCCGCGACAAGGGCACCGTACACGGCCATACCTACTTGGTGCTCGTAGCGAACTAGCGTTTCTGTGCTCGGCGGCGTTCGTACTCAGCCTGGAGGTTTGCGCCCTTATGCAGCTCGCTCCGAGCGAGCACCTTCTGCAGCGCTTTGACGACCAGCTCGCCGGCTACCTTGCCGTCCCGCTCCTTCGTCATCTCCTCACGGAGCAGGAACTCGCCGAAGAACCAGTCAAGGCGACGCAGTAGGAGGCCGAGCGCCTCCTCGTTCGGGTGGGTCTTGGCGAGGTCATCGGGCGGTATACCGGTGATCTTCGCAAGCGCCGCGAGCTTGGCCGGCGTGTAGAAGTCCGATGGCGCACGGTCACGCTTCTCGCTGTTGCATGAGCCACAAAGGGCTGTTGCCGTCCCGTCCAAGAGCCATAGCAACGCAAGCGGCCTGGTGTGGTCTAGGTGCATGGCGCGGGGAGTCGGCAGCTTTGCCCCACAGTTGAAGCAGGCACAGCCGAATCGCTTCCAGATGTCATCGGCTAGCTCTGTGCCCTTCTCGTGTCGGTAGCGGAGCTGAGGCGTGCCGCCGTACAGCTCCGCGAGCAAGAGCTCAAACGCTCGACGGCGTGCGCCGTCCTCCTTCATCTGCGCCGAGCTGCGTTGCGGGTTGTGTGCTGCGTTGACCTCGAACTTCTTGCAGAACCGGCATTCGAGCTGATACCCGTAGTCGAGCTGAAGAACTTCCTTGGCATCCTCGACGTTGCGCAGCCTCCCGAAGGTCGCGTGCTTGCAAGGGCGACGATGGTCGGCGACGCAGTGGTTACTGAAACTTAGCTGGTCACGCTCTACCGGCACGTTGACAGGCAGATAGCGGCCGCAGCGATTGCAGGACTTCAGAATCAGCGGCTGGTCGGCGCTCGAAGCGTCCTCGGCCGCTTCTATGGTTACCACTCCGGCCCCGTCTTCGCTGATGAAAAGCGCCTCCGGGGCAAACTGGTACATGTTACGCATCAGCTCGGGGCGAGCATCGTCCAAGTGCCTGTGACGCACCCGGCCGCACATAGGCGCATAGAGGGCCACCGAACCCTTGGCGGTGGCAGCAAGGGTGAGTGTGACTTCCACCGGCGAGCCGTCCTGTGCAGGCCACATGCTGCCGGCCTTGTTCCACGATGCGTCACCGTACTCCGTGAGCGTTCGCTTGGTTGAGCCACCTTGCAGGGAGTAGGTGACCCCTCCGGTATGCCAGAACCAGACGCCGTATCCGATCAGGTCTCCCTTGGCGTGACCAGCTATCGAGAAGGTGACAGTCACCGCCTCGCCTCGCTGCAACGGGATTCTTTTCTCAAGGTGTCGGCGAAACTCGCCGCCTGTCGTGTCCTTGTGTACCTTGAAGCCAGAGGTTCTGGTCATCGCGCGGCGGCGACCGGCGTAGAGGGTCTTACCGGGGAGCTTGCCGCCGCCTAGTGGGCCTGTAGTCATTTCTTGAGCGTCTTCCCTGTGAGTAGCTGGGGAACTGAGACGCCCATGACGGAGGCGAACACCTCCAACGTACTGAGGGTGACATTCCTCTCGCAACGTTCGATCGAACCCACGTAGGTTCGGTGAAGGCTGCAAAGATCGGCGAAGTCCTCTTGAGAGAGGCCCTTGTCTTCCCGGAACGCGCGGATGTTCGCGGCCAGGATGGCCGTAAGAGGAGAACTAGGCTTGCGAAGCGATCTTGTTCTTGTCATCCACTAGCGAGCGATGTTTATGGGCGAAACACCCGTAAGTGTCTTAAGATGATGCTTATAAATCTACAGACGATGAGTAGCGCGCCCAAGACTGTTCGAGTCCGGCTCGACATCCCCGGAGGATCAAGAACGAAATGGCCCGCCACACGGAACACGACACAAGCAAGATCTATCAGGTCGCGGAGGCGTTCCGCGCCAACTGCCTACTGCGCGATGGATCCCTGCTGTTCGACGGCGCATCGGTCTGGCGCCCGGACATCCTGGACCAGATCCACAAAGCATTCGTCGCCACCCCCGATGAGGGCGACCGGTCCTTCATCGTCAAGTTCAAGGATCAGGTTGGCAAGGCTGGACCGGAGGTGGTCCGCCTGGCTGCGGAGATCCTGTGCGTCTACTTCCTGTTCCCGTCGAACGTGAGTGGCGCGCGAAAGCGGCAGGTCGTAAACGAGGTTCTCGGCTGGGCCGGCGACAGCCTGCCTGAGTCCCACCCGGTGTCCGGTGCCTTCTCGAACGGCATCGGCAGCGGCGGTCAGGGCTACAACACCCGTCGACCATTCGAGATTGCGTTCCTGATCGATCTCGTCATCGCATGGAAGAAGTTGCCTCCAGACCGGCAGGCAGAGGTCGCGGCGGACCCCTGGCTCTTTCAGGAATTCGTCGACGGCATCGAGGATGCCGCGTCCAAGCAGTTGCGGCACATGCTGCTGTACCTGCTGTTTCCGGACCACTTCGAGCGAATCGCGAGCAGCAACCACAAGAGGAGAATCATCAAGGCGTTTTCCGGGTGGTCAGCACTGAGCCGGAGGACGAAGACCGCGCGATCCTGGCCATCAGGGGCGAGCTCGAGAAGCTGTTGCCGAACCAGCAACTTGACTTCTACTGGTCGCCGCTCCGTGAGGCGTGGTACGACGACAGCGAGGGCGAATCTGGGGGGGCGCCGCTGGAGGTCATCCAGCACAAGAAGCAGATCGTCCTTTTTGGGCCTCCGGGCACCGGCAAGACATACCGTGCCAAGAAGCTGGCCGACCGCGTCATTCGATCCGCAGCCTTGAGTCAGATGGGGCCTGCTCGGTACTTCCAGTCTCAGGCCGTTATTGGTGCGGCTATCCAGGACAACGTCCACCGATTGCAGCTGCACCCGGCGTACAGCTACGAGGACTTCATCCGGGCGCTTCACATTTCCAACGGCGGGGGCACCGAGTATCGGGCGGGCTACCTGCCCCGGCTCATCGAGGACATCGAGAAGAAGCCTCGCGCGGAGCGGCTGCCACACGTCCTGATCCTCGACGAGATGAACCGGACCGACTTGAGTCGGATGCTCGGAGAGTGCTTCTCGTTGCTGGAGGACCGCAACCAGACCATTGAACTTCCGGCCCGCGACGGGGACGGGGCTGCGATGAAACTGCGCATCCCGGACGATCTGTTCGTGATCGGCACGATGAATCTGATCGATCAGTCCATCGAGCAGATCGATTTCGCGCTGCGCCGCCGTTTCCTGTGGTTGCTGTGCCCGTTTGACGCCGAGGCTCTGGTCGGTGCCGCCGGAGCCAAGTGGAGGGATCTGAAGTCGGAGCTGGACTGGGATCGCATCGAACCGGACTTCCGCAAGCTGGCTTCAGCAGCGGCGGCGTTGAACAGGCAGATCCACGACAGCCCGCTTCTCGGCGCGCAGTACGAAGTCGGGCACACCTATCTGCTCGACGTGGTCGTCTTCCTGCGCAACTTCCTCGGCCCGCGGCCGACGCGCAAGCAGAACTACCTCTGGAACAAGAAGGGCGAAGCCCTTGAGCCGGTTGTGCAGGTGTGGAGCCTGTCCCTTCGCCCGTTGCTGGAGCAGTACCTCGCTGGGCTCGATGCGACCGCGCGCAACGCGGAGATTGACCGGCTATCGAAGGTTCTCCTCAAGTACACGGTGGCCGAGTGAGACTTGCAGCGCGGGACTGTTCACCGCTCGCTCCGCAGCCGACGGTTGCAGAGGCTGCCTGGCTTCGCCGGCTGGCGACCAATGTGCGCGCGGCTGACCTCGTCGTTCCGGTCTCGGGCGAACGCGACGAGGACGAGCCGATCGTCTACTGCGCCTGGGACGGTACTTGGTGGGCCGGCCGATACGTTGGCTCGCTTTGCTTTGAGGGGCACAGCCTGACCATCGAGCCGCGCTTCGGTCTGGCAACACTGCGGAACTGGCTATTCGAGGCCACGTCGGTGGTATTGACTGATGCACCAGGAAAGTTGCGGGAGGACGAATCCTTCATCGCCCAACTGCTGGCGTCCGTCTGGGCACACGGGTTTGTCGAAGCAGCTCGGCATGGGCTTCCCGCACTGCGCCGTGATGTCGCCACGCGGGGCCCGACGATTCGGGGACGGCTCGATGTCTCCGCGTCGCTCCGGTTGATCGCTGCAGGAAGCGGCCAAGTCGTGTTTATACGCTCCGAGCGGTCGCTGGATCACGCTGCATCCGACGCCATCGTGGCTGCCTACGAAGTGTTGCGCCGCTGGCTTGGCATACCAGACGAGCAATGGATACCGGCACGAGCGAAGGAGTTCATCCCGCAACTGATGCTCGTCACTGGTGCGCGCCCGCGCGTGCCGACGAAGGCCGAACTCGACCGGATTCGCTACACGCCGATTACGAGGGGCTTCGCGCCCATCGCGGAACTCTCTCGGCAGATTGCGAACCGCAGAGGCCTTGCTGCCGACGTCGATGCCAGTGGCGAGACCAAGGGCGTCTTGCTTGACGTAGCCGAATTGTGGGAGATGTACGTACTCAGCGTGCTACGAAAGGCCGCCGCCCCGCTGACCGTGACCCACGGCACCCGCGAGAGGGTCGCCAGCAAGAAGCTGCTCCACAGTGACATCACAGGTCAGGGTTTGGGCACGTTGATCCCAGACGCGATCCTCCATGCCGGAGGGAGGGTTCGAGGGGTCGCCGGCGCAAAGTACAAGTCGCTGCATCCGTCCGCAAGCGCGCCGAATGGTCCGCAGCGCGAGGACCTGTACCAGATGGCAGCGTACCTCGGCCGGTTCGTTCCTCCATACGGCGGTGTGTCTTGGGGCTTGCTGGCGTACCCACTGGACCCTGCGCGGCCGTTGATCCCGCAGGCCGAGCAGTTCAGCCCCTGGAGTCTGGATGGCGGCAGGAAGGTCGTGTTCACCTCCCTGCCGCATGCCGCATCGGACGCGGTCAACAAGCTCCGCTCGTTGATCGCCCCGATGGCCGCAGAGCGAGACGTCTGGCAAGCGCAAGCGTAGCCCCGCTCGGGGGCGAGCCCGTCCTCGAATGCTTGCGACCGTTAACTACGCGAGCTTTGCGCCGACGTCCTCGCAGACGTTCTCCACCGCCGCCGCCACTTCGTGCAGGAAAGAGTTCCTATCTGATAAGAGGCTGACATTCTGTGGGCTCCGCACTTGCCGCACCACTGGCAGGGAGTTACCGCCGCCAACTTTGTGCCGTGATGAAGAAACAACGAAAGGCCAGACAGTAGAATACGGACTATGACGCGCTCCGATCTCATCATCGCCATCGCATCCCGCTTCCCCAACTTGATGGCAAAGGACGCCGAAATCGCGGTGAAGGAAATCCTTAACGCCATCGGGCGCTCCCTTGCACAAGGCGATCGGGTCGAAATCCGTGGCTTTGGAAGTTTCAGTCTCAACTACCATCATGCACGAAACGGGCGCAATCCGAAAAGCGGTGAAGCGGTACTTGTCCCCGAAAAGTATGTCCCGCACTTCACGGTCGGTAAGGATCTACGGGAGCGGGTCGAGGCGTCAGTCGAGCATACCCCGCTCCAGCGAGCCGCTTGATGTACGGCTCTTTGGGGTGGGACCGCTCAATTGCCGTGGTCAAGCACCGCCTCCGGTGCCTCTTGCTTTGGCCCGCGAGCACACCACCGGTCTGACAGGAACGGATAGGGAGGAGAGTTCATGGAAACCAGTGGAAGCCAACTCGGCTCGTTCGTGAAGGCGGTCGCTTACGCCGCAGACAAGCACCGGAATCAGCGACGCAAGGGTGCGGACGCATCGCCCTACATCAATCACCCCATCGCGGTGGCCAACGTGCTGGCGAACGAGGGAGAAATTGCTGACGCTACCGTCCTTTGTGCAGCCGTCTTGCACGACACCATCGAGGACACCAAGACAACGGCTGATGAGCTGGCGGCCCTTTTCGGGCATGAAGTGACAGCCGTGGTTCAGGAGGTGACCGACGACAAATCGTTGGAGAAGCATGTCCGCAAGCAACGGCAGATCGAACACGCGCCACACCTCTCCACCGAGGCCAAACTGGTGAAGCTGGCCGACAAGATCTGCAACGTTCGAGACATGCTGGCATCACCACCAGCGGACTGGCCAGTGGAGCGTAAGCAAGCATATTTCGACTGGGCTGCCAAGGTTGTCGCTGGCGTACGCGGCGTACATCCCGGCCTCGAAGCAGTGTTCGATCGGCTTCTTGCCCGCCATGGCGAACTTCGTTGACCGAATCCGAAGCAATCAAGGCCAGGTTGCGCAGCCCTAAGTCGCAGTTGCGATGCGGAGCCGGGGTCGTTTTCCAACCGAGAAATAGAACAGAAAGTGGACCTGGCCAACACGCGCATATTGCAGGGACAAACACCCTATGCAGTACTCACCAGTACTCACATGCCCCGATAGCGAGTTGTGATCCAGGGTGCGATTGCACCACCAAACACGAAGCCCCTTCCGTTCTCGGTCGGGGCTTTTTGTTGCCCTGAACGCCAGTGTTGGCGGGGTTTTCGGCAGAGATGCGTTGGCTCCCACTGTGGTCACCGGCCTGTTTTCGTGCCCCGCGCGGCCCAGATTCCTCTCTTTTCTCCGTTTGACCTTTGGCTGACCAAAGGTCACAACCATTGATTTCATAGCGTTTTTAGGTGGCCAGTTGTGAATCAACAATGCCTACCGATGGGGTTGCGAACTCGCTCCGCCGTTTGTAGGGTAGTCGGGATACGGGAGGGCTTAGGCGGGTTTGGGACGACGCCAGGGGGAGGCGCGCACCCGGGCTCTTGGTGGCGATCACGGGTGTGGCGCACGCCCCGGCAGTGGGGTCGGGTCGGGTGCGGCCGCCCCTCCGTGGTGTGTGCCAGAACGAGTTGACACCGGGAGCAACCAGGCCCAGCGCCGGCGTGAAGGGCATTTTGATCATGACCCGTCCCTACACCAGCGAAAGGCCGCTACTGTCCTCCAGCCCGATGGCGGCTGTCTGCCACCATCGGCCTTGCGGAAGCGTTGGCGATGGGCGGCTTGATCTTCGGCTGTGGTCTGCCGGGTTGGGCGATTGTGCGCTGTGTCTGCAACTTCATCGAGAAAAACCGGGATGCCGGGATCGATGAACTCGCCACGGAAGTGAAGGAAGTGCGAGAGTTCATCAATCTTTAAATATCCCTACGCGTGACCTATACTTATTACGTGCGGCTCCTTTCGGCCACGAAGACGCATAGGGATGTTGCTAACTGCATTTGAGGAGAGTGTTGCGATGAACAAATCACTTAAAGCGTGTTTCATGGTCTTTCTGACGATATTGACAACCTCGGCAGTGGCGGACGCATTGCGGTTTTCTTTCAGCGATGACAGGAACGATTGGTATGCGATTCTCGTCGGGCAGACTCAGGATCCGATTGACCTAACCGGCATGGAATTCACGTTTGATAACAATTCTGGGGCGTATTCCATTCAGTACACATCCGATTCCGATCATCCTTTTGTCGGGTACTTCCGCCTGAACACGAACCTTTACAATACAGATATCACGCCAAGTACTGTTGATCCCTCTTTCTTTTCCGACACAGCGCGGGATTTTACTCTCTCTACACCGACGACGTCCATTGTAATAACAGGAATTAACCCGAAGCTGTTGTCTTGGCATGAGGGTGATCGTGTAGCGGCTACGGATTCCATGGGGCTCCCGAGTGACGCTACCTTTACGGGATTTCATTCGGGAGTCAATGCACCGGGCGGATGGTTTACTGTACCGCAAACCGTTCCGACATATCAAGACCGCCTGTCCGGAGTGGCGCCGATAGAAGCTGTGGTAATTAATCCAGTGAGTATCACTGAGCCGACTATTCTAACCCTGTTCGGCGTTGGTTTTGTACTGCTTGGTATTGGTAGGCGTTACGGGTTTCAGAAATCGCCATTTGTTTAACCAAAAGCGGGAAATCCCGCGGCTCTGCCCCATCCTCACAACTGAGCATTTTCTCAAGTGCGCTTATAGGCATGAGATCGGTGGGTTCTGGGCTGGGGCTGTCGAGGTCGCGAGCGATGGGGAACAAGCTTCTGAAGGTTCAAGGCGATCTCTTCTAGCAGCGACTTGAGGCGACGTGGGGCGGCGGCGGCGAGCAAACAGTGGCCGATCTGACGTTTGGTCTTGTCGGTCGCCTGGGTTCGGTTGGTGCGGCAGCGAGAATCGGAGTCGAAATGGGCGGGGGTCACGGCGTAACCCGCCAGGGCATTGCGGTTGTCAAGACGGGCCTTGCATGCGAACTCCTGCCCCGCACTGAGCGCTGAAAGCCCACCCTACCGGTCAAACGCCCCGAACACCTCCCGCTGCGCATCCCAATCCGACGGCAGCTCGTGGTTCTTCAGCCAGCGCAGCGTCAGGGTCTTCGGCTGCTGCCCGGCCAGTAGGGCCAGAACCGTCTCTGGAGACAGAAGTGTCAGTCGAAGCAGTTCCCATACGCTGGTCGGATTCAGACCCTCCTGACGGGCAATGTCCGACCCGCTTTTCACGATGCCCTCGTCGAGCAACCGCTGCCAGTGGAATGCACGCGACAGCGCCGTGAGGATTGGCGTGTGATGCTCCGTTGCCGGATCGGAAGAAGTCGCCGCCGGTACCACCACCTTCCGCCCGCCGCTTCGCCTGATGTGAACCGGAATCAAGGTCGTCAGCTTCGCACCCTGCTGCTGGACGGCTGCGCCCGTTTGAATGATCTTCGTCACGCCGGGCACTCCTGCATCTGCTCGAATTCGGCCAACTCCGCGCCAATCGTGCCCGGCAACATCTCACCCACCAGGGTGGCCCATCCGACATCCCGCCAGGCAATCTCGATCCCCTCGTCGCGCAGGGTCACCCGCTCGATCAGCAAGTGGACGATGCGCTGGCGCTCGGCCGGGAAGAGTTGCTCCCATACATCTGCAAGGTGTCGCAGGGCCAGCACCACTTCCGGCTCGGTCACTTCCGGCGTTGTTGCCGCGACCGTGTCGCATACCGACTGCACCACCTCCGGCGCACTCAGCGCGGCATGGACTTGAGCCAGCACCAACTGCTCGATGGGTTCTGCCGGTAGCCTACCGGCGCCCGTGGCCTTGGCGCCGAAGCGCACCTTGCGGATCGGTACATAGTACCGATACATCTTGCCGTTGGCCTTGCGGGTGAAGGCGGGCTGGAAGCGTTCGCCGTCCTGCGTATAGAAGAGGCCGAGCAGCAAGGCCTCGGGCTGACGGCGGCGCAACGTTTCTGATGCGCGCTGCCGATTGTTCTCCGCGAGGATCGCATGGACAGCATCCCATTGATCCTGACCGATGATGGCTTGGTGCTGGCCGGGATAATGCCTTCCCTTGTGAAGGATCTCGCCCAGGTAGATGCGGTTGTGCATCATCTTGTAGAGCATCTGCTTGGAGATCGGTCGCCCTGACTTGGTGGTCTGGCCATCGGCGGTGAGATCCCGGACCATATCGGTCGTCGAGCGACAACGCGTGAAATCCTTGAAGATGCGCCTGACAAGACGGGCCTCGACTTCATTGACCACCAGCAGCCGGTTCTGTACGTCGTAGCCCAGAGGCAACGGGCCACCCATCCACATCCCCTTGGCCTTGCTGGCGGCGATCTTGTCGCGGATCCGTTCGCCGGTGACCTCGCGCTCGAACTGCGCGAAGGACAGCAACACGTTCAGCATCAGCCGCCCCATAGAGGTCGTGGTGTTGAACTGCTGGGTGACGGCGACGAAGGACACCTTGTTGCGCTCGAACACTTCGATCAGTTTGGAGAAGTCGACCAGGCTCCGGGTCAGGCGGTCGATCTTGTAGACCACAACGACGTCGATCTTGCCGGCCTCGATATCGGCTACCAAGCGCTTCAATCCCGGGCGCTCGAGGTTGCCGCCGGAGAAGCCGGGATCGATGTAGTCGTCAGGGACGGGGATCCACCCTTCCGCCCGCTGACTGGCGACCGAGGCCAGACCGGCTTCCTTCTGAGCATCAATGGAGTTGAAGGACTGGTCTAGCCGTTCGTCGGTGGAGACCCGGCAATACACGGCGCAGCGTTTGGGGGCGGCGGTGTTCATGCACGCCCCTTCAGTCCGAAGAACGCGGGCCCCGACCAGTGTGTGCCGGTGATCGCCTTGGCGGCGGCCGAGAGACTCTTGTAGCGTTTGCCGTCCAGTTCGTACCAGCCGTCCGATGTCACGATCACGCGGTACTCATGGCGATCCCATTCCCGGATCAGCGTCGTGCCCGGCATCAGGCGCACCTCGGCGCCGCGCCCGATCTTGATCTTGGAATGCTGCTCGCCGCAGTCGGCGAGTTGCGCCTTGATCGCTTTCGGCAGGCCACCGCAGGCGACTTCCTGCAGGCGATAGGCGAGGCGACTTTCGAGGTAACGCCGGGTGACGCGCATCGGCCGGCGGGGGAAGTGCTGGTCCCACAGCGTCCACAGGCGATCGAGGGGCATTTGCGGCAGTGCCGCGAGCTGGGCGGCGACGGAAGGCGATGTCATCGTGGTACTCCCGGTGGTGAGGGAGTTGTATGAACGCGCTTGGGCGCAGAAAAGCCAAGCGGAAACTCGTTCTCTCTCGGGCGGGAGGCATGCAATCGGGTGATCGCCGTGGCAAGAATGGAAGACGCCTCGCGGGCGCGCTCGCCGGGTGACAGCGATTGAGGTAGAGTGAGTTTCACGGTCATCTTTGGTATCCATTCGGGTTGTTCAGACCGTTAAGAATGATATGACCACAGAGTTTTCCGCGCGTGGTGTTTTGGAGTAGGCGTGAGTAAGAGAGCGGAGATTCACATCAAGAAACTCGGGTTTTCGGCGCTGCTGCTGATGCTCAGCATGGCCGCCGGCGCGGAAACGCGGAGCGGTACCGTGGTGGCCGACGGCGACACGGTCACGGTGCTCGATGCCAACGACCAGCAGCACAAGATTCGACTTTCGGGCATTGATGCCCCTGAGAAATCCCAAGCATTCGGGCAACGATCGAAGGAATCCATGTCAGCGCTCGTGTTCGGGAAAGAGGTCGATGTCCAGTGGGACAAGCGCGACCGCTACAAGAGCATCGTGGGTAAAGTGATGGTCGCAGCGCCAAGCTGCCGCACAGATCGCTGCCCCAAGACCCTGGATGCTGGCGTTGCGCAGATCACGGTAGGGCTCGCCTGGTGGTACCAGAAATACGCGAAAGACCAGTCGGTCGAGGATGCGGGACGGTACGAATTTGCGGAGCATGAGGCCCGGGGCAAGCGCGCCGGGCTTTGGTCTGACGGTCACCCCATACCCCCATGGGATTGGCGCAAGAGACAGCGCTGATGAATCAGAAACAGATTCCAGCCACGATTGACGAAGCGGTCAGCGTGGTGACCGCCACGCTGTCTGATGACGACAAGACGAAAATTGCAGCCATGCCGAAGTCTGATCTCATCGGGCTGCACTTCGGTTTGGGGACGTGGATTCGGAACCACCTCGGCCTCTGGCGAGGGAATGACCACTTGCTGCAGGCCATTCGCGAGCAAGATCCGTCGATTGATGCTAACGACGCATCGACCGTGATCGTTGAAGCAGTATGGCGGCGGTTGCGGGAGGATATACCGAAGGTGCATTGATATCAGCGGTCGGCACGCCATTTTCCGCCAGCAGGATCTTCCAGCCCCCACAGTTTATCCAGAACTCACGTTATTCTGATAAATACATTGCGAAAGCGAGATGTTCAATGAACGACAAGAGCATTTTTATCTCATACTTGCGAGAGGATAAAGAAAAAATTGAAATAATCGTCAACAATCTAAAGCTTTCCGGATACAGTGTGTGGCTTGACAGAGGGAACCTCATTCCAGGCGTTCAATGGGAAACCGAGATCAGAAAACACATTGAATGCTCAAGTTATTTTTTCGCGTGCTTTTCCCATGGATACCATAAAAAGCCAAAAACCTACATGAGAAAGGAGCTCGACATGGCTATTGCAAACAGGGCACTGGACCCTCAAAAACACCCCAAAATTATTCCAATTAAACTGGATAATTGTGAGATACCAGCGATAGATATTGGCAACGGCCAGTCATTGGAAGGCACTCATTGCGCAGACTTATCGACCAATTTCAGCTACGAACTACTCCGTCTCTGTAGCGCCCTTTGGCCCGACGAGACACTCAAGGATATCGATCCGATATCGCGGTCTAGTGCGTCATATTTTAGTTCGCAACTGCTTAGTGATGATCCCTCGCGTCGCTGCGACGCCATTCAACGCCTAGCCAATAACGAAGCAGCATGGTGTAAAATGCTGGAGCCTATTGGGAAAATACTTCTAGAGGATGAAAGCAGTGATGTCCGAGTACAAGCCGCCCGTTGTCTAGGAATAATGTGCCGGACTCTGCCTGCGGCCTTGGTCCCATTATTATACAGCCTCGAAGATAAAGACATTCCCGTACGCAAGGCATCACTCAGAGAGTTGTTGTTGAGTAATGTTGAAGACATGTCGCGCGCCATAGCTTCATCGCCAGTTGTTTTTTCTAGGATTGTATTTAAATCCGCAGAAGATTTGCTTTCTGAAGACAAAGGTATTGATTTATATATACAACGCGCAGTTGAACTAGTGGCGCCAATGCTCAGCAGCGAATTTTACGACGAGCAAAAATGCACGCTAATGCGATGGCTTAGATCCGATTCGCTATTAGCCAACTCCGCCGCTTTCCTTTTAACGAACGAAGTTGGTGCCAAAGCGATTCCAGAACTAAGAGAATTCCTCTTGTCAACAGAATCGAGTCGCTTGCAAACAAAAGTCTCAAACCACACTGGAATGGTCGCACGCGCACTCGCGGAAATTGGGGCGGAAGCGATCGTAGCGCTTCCTGCCCTGTTCCTAGCTTTGCATCGAAATCCGGACGAGGCCGACGTGATTTGGCACAACATCACGACCATCTTGCGCTTAACGTGCCCAAATATATCCAAGAAAATTGGTAATTGGCGACCACAAATAGAAACAAGACAAAATTGCGCGTCTCATCCGGACGATCACGCCGGATGGTATCATGAAGAGTATGTCAGCATTACAAAAACAATTACTTTTCTTACGTCGATCATTGAAAAGGTTGAAGCTAAGAAGCGCTATGCAGATGCAAAATGCATCCAAATAATCAGAGATTCAATTAAAGAACTAAGCTTGGTTTATGATACCTACGTAGCTCTCTACGAGCCCAAGGGTTGGAATGGGGAGACACTTCCCTATTAACCTGTCCGTGTAGGACGATAGTCCGGCAGCTATAAGGCACCTACCGGCCGCCCTCGATGAACCGATCGTAGGTGTCGAACGTGCGGTCCTCCCCATCGCCCGCCCATCGTGGCTCGAACCTGGGAACGATCAGCAGCGACAGCACGCGCTCGAAGGTGTCCGACGTGTGCTTCATTTCCCGTAGCATCTCGCCGTCAGGCGCGTTCTTGAACCACAGCTTCGCCGGCACGAGTTGTCCTCCCGGGCACTGGCGCACCAGCGGATCCGCCGCCAGGGTTCCCACCAACTGTTCGACGGGGAAACCTCTCGGGACATCAAGCCACAGCCGCTGTAGCTTCGCCGGTTCGCTGCGCGACCAGCGTCTCATCATTCCGTTATCCCAATAGATCAGCGCTGCACGTTCGCCGGTGATCTCGACGACCCGGATGCACATGGCTTCAAATGAAACCCCGTAGGACTCGGCCAGTTCGCTGATGAGTTCAAGAGTAATCGTCGCGCTCTCAATGCGGGGGCGCACGTGATTCGCCGGCATCAAGAGGTAGCTCGCGAACTGATTGGCCTGCGCCTCGATGTTCGGCTCGCCGGTGTCCTTCTCGATGATCACGTCGCGGCCACAGCGAAACTCAGTCTTCTGCTGGCTGTGGAGAATGTAATGCCCAAGTTCATGCGCCTTGGTAAACCGCTGGCGCTCCGGCAAGACATTCGTTGAATAGGTGATCCACCATTCCTTGGCATTGTCCGGATTGCGCCGCAGGAAACCGTCGATGCCTTTCCACGGGGCGCCGTGCACCTGGGTGATCGGATCGTCACGCCCGTACATCGTGTGGCAGCCCTTTGCCAGCATATCGACGTCAACGGGAAACCGCGCCTCACCCCACGGCTCGATCCAGCGGGCAACCTTGATCGCCGCTTTGGCTCCTGCCGTGTCGCGTTGTTTCTGCTTGTAGCTCACTTGTCTTTCTGCTTCCGGAAAAGCTCCAGCATCTGCCGATAGGTTTCCTTGTCCTCTCCCGCGAGATCCATGTAGCTCCGAAAGAACATGATGTCTTCCGGGTTGGCGTCCTCCCCAAGAGCCTCTGGTGGCGTCTCGCCCATCAGATCCAGGAGGTTCACTCCTAGAGCTTTCGCCAGGTTGTTCATGACCGTCGCTGAGGTGCGCTGGACGCGCTGCTCGGGGTTGTTTTCCAGCGCCCAGATGTAGCTCTTCGAAACGCCGACCGCCTCAGCAAGCTGCTCCATCGTCATTTTTCGTTCCTGTCGGAACCGGCGTAGCCGATTGCCGAACACGGTGCTCACTGCCGCATCTCCCAAACTCCGGTGGTGGTAAACGGCGGCACAATAGCACGATAGAGAACTTCATAGTAAATGATAGTTGACACGCGAATACGTGGATGTAGAATTGTCGCCGAGTTCTCTTTAGTTGTACTGCACTCATACGATTGCGGCTTAGATGGACTCTTTCATCCTTCCGCTTGGAACCCGCCGCGACGACTGTGAAGTACGGGATGCCGTTGGCGACGCTACCTGGCAAAACAACAAGAAACAGGAGCCTTACCTATGAGCACCAACTTTCGCAGTTTTCTTCGCAACCTCCCGGTCAATACCGACCTGATGCGTGAATTTTTGGCCGAGCACCTCGTAGACCCCAAGGATGTCGTGGATTGGTCGGCCGACGAGCCCACCGTGGCAGCAGTGCTTGCAGATGCCATCGAGGCTCATACCGACACGGCGGCCCGGGACGACCTGATAGCGGCCCTTGAGCAGATCGCTCAACTTGCCGATGCGGCGGGAACGCGTCAGATGCTGACCGTGTGCAGCACGGAGCCCGCCATCGTGGCTGCATTCGAGGCCCTTGAATCACCCGAGGAGCGGGCGCTTTGGCTCTATGTCAATAGCGCCGCAAAATTCAACGAGGCCGTCATCGCACGATGGTTCGACGAAGGGCTGACGCGGGATTCGTCGCAGCGTTGGACGCTACCGGCCTGCCCTGGTTTGAACCTGACTGAAGCCGATCAGAGCGCCATCGCAGAACGTGTGGCCTCGTTTTTTCTGCGGCGATTTGGTTACGGTCGCAACTACCAGCCGTACGTCGTGCCGCGACATCTCGAAGGATCCCTGCTCTTCGTCATCGATCTTTCCGACCATGCCAGCAACCGGGCCGTATGGGTGAACGGCAACCTGAAGCGTGGCCCGCTGATTCTTTCCCGCACCTTGGTGCTCAACTATCATTTCGCCAGCGGTCGTGCCGAGACAGTCGCTCCCGGCGGTGCAGAGGCGCAGAAGGTGCTAGTGGACGCCTTCACCGAGCATGGCCTGAAGAAGAAGGGGAGCGCGAAGAAGATTGTCCGCGAGACGTATCGACTCGAATCGCTGCTGGACGGCGTGGACATTTTTGACCGAGAGGCCATCGGTCTTCGCCAGCCACGGCTCAAGAGCATCGCGGTCCTTGAAATGGAGTCTGGCCTGCGCAGCACGTTTGAGGTCATGGGGCGTGGCAATCAGGCTTCGGCCGAGCAACTGTTGAAGGCCGCGTACCCCTCCGACAATCCACTGAAGCGGAAATGGCTGATTGTCGGAGCGCACATTGAGTTGCCGTTCTACCCGGATGAAGGTCATGGCGGCGCAGCGGAAAAAACACTCCGACTGAGCTTCAACCGCAAGGGCCAGGCCAATCTCCACAAATTCACTCAAACGGAGCGCAACCTGATCGAGCCGCTTTTGGTGGAGTGGGGGTTGGTCACGGAGACCAAAGTCGCGTCGCCAGACGCCATCGAGGAAGTCAAGCAGTGAGACCAGTGGCACCGCGAGCCCTGTCACTCTTGGTCAGCCTGCTGGAATCAGCGAACGGGCGAGTTGTAGAAGACACGCTCGACACCGCAGACCGTGATGCCTTCGAGGTCCTCCGCGACACCGGCGCCCTCGTTGCGGGCGAGGATGTACCTCTCATTCTGTGCCCCGCGTGCGGCGACCAAGATGTCGCACCTCGACGAATCGGCGGCGTGCTGCAGGGACTATGCCCGGACTGCGGATACGTCCCGATCACCAATGCTTCGCTGAAGGCATGGGCGTTCGACCCGTCGTGGTTGCTCGGTCGACTGCGCATGGCCTTCGGGATTTCAAGCCGACAAGACTCGGAAGAACTGGTGGCGGGCACGATGTGGAAGGTGGGCGACCACAAGGTGGACCGCCGCTCGCGCCGCATCGTGTTTGCCCGCCGTCTCGCCGATCAGAGCACCCACGACGCGTTCCGTCGCGCGCTGGCCGCCAAGATCGAACGCGACAACGCCGTGATCATCAGTACGACATCCCGATCGTCGGCGATGGTGAGCGACCTGTCCACACCCTTTGTCCATCTGGCCGAGATCATCCACCTGCGCAGCGGCAAGCTGGAACTTGACCAAGAACGCTGGGCTTGGTGCCTGAAGCCCGCGCATCTGCGGCGGCACGACGCCAGCCCGATCTTCTTCGAAAACTTCCGCATCGCCGTGGTCGATGGCGACGAATATCAGTTCAGCGCGCTGCAAGCGGGGGTGCTGGCCTGTCTCCATGCGGCCACGGGTGGCAAGTGCTTCAAGGACTCGATCATGGTGGAGGTCAACTCTGCGCAGAAGAACCCGGTGGAGTTATTCCGGCACAACGCTCGCCAGTTCGCAGGGTTCAATCGCCTTGTTGACTACGACGACTATGGCTTCTACTGGCTGAAGCGCCGGTAGTCGGTTACCGGCTCTGAAACCTCAAGTGCCCCGCCTCGTGCGGGGCATCGTCGTTTTGGGCGTCCAAGCCCGAAATGCGTCAATTCACGCCGCTTTTCACGCCGATTCTCCCGAAAGTGGGCTCTAGTATCTCTGTCGCCGATCCACTTCTGAAAGGACATACGGTGACAACTCGAACCAGCCCCATGCCCTTGGCCGCTGCCAAGCGGCACCTCCTGCGCGAGATCGACCTCGCCGGGAACCACACCTCCGAAACCGCAAACTGCAAAATCCCCGTCTATTTTCCCGCCGGTTTTCCCAGCCTCGGGTTAGACCATACGTGTCGCCGATCCACTTCTGAAAGGACAAAACGGTGACACATCCCAGCATCCCCACGCCCTTGGCACCCGCCGAGCGGCGCTTCCTGAGCGAAAGCGAACTCGCCAACCGATGGGGGCTTTCCCCCAAGACGCTCCAGAGATGGCGCGGAATAGGCACGGGGCCTCTGTTCGCCAAGTTCTCCAAGAAAGTCTCGTATCCCATCGAGGGCCAGGGCGGCATCCTCGATTGGGAACAACGCATTCTGTACCGATCTACGTCCGAGCGGGCAGTCGACGACGGGAGGCCGCTATGAGTTCCGGCTCCCTCCATCAACTCCTGGCTACTTCAGCCAGCGAACTCGCCGAGCAGTCCAGCCAGGCGCTGTTTCAGATCAAGAGCGACGCCGCCGATCTGCTCGCAGCCGCTAAGACCATCGTCGAGCACGTCGACCGGGCCGTGGAGTTGAAGTACGCCCACCGCGCCCAGCAGTTGCGGCTCGCCGCCGGCAAGGACAGCGGCGTCGTGCACTTCGATGACGACCAGGTGCGCGTCACCGCCGATCTACCCAAAAAGGTCGAGTGGGACCAGAAGCAGCTGGCCGACATCACCCGCCGTATCGCTGCCAGTGGTGACGACCCGTCCCAGTACATCGAGGTCACCTACCGCGTTTCCGAAACCAAGTTCAACGCGTGGCCCGAGTCGCTCAAGAGCGCCTTTGTACCGGCACGCACCCTCAGAACCGGCAAGCCGGCATTCCGTCTTGCGCTGCTCAAAGGAGCAATCGAATGAGCCTCCCCATCATCAGCGCCGATCAGCGCCTCGCAGAAAAGCGCGGAGTCAAAGGCGTCCTCGTCGGCAAAAGCGGCATCGGCAAAACGTCGCAACTGTGGACCCTCAACCCGGCGGCAACGCTGTTCTTCGACCTCGAGGCCGGCGACCTGGCGGTAGAGGGCTGGGCCGGAGACACCATCCGCCCACGCACCTGGCAGGAATGCCGCGACTTCGCGGTGTATATCGGTGGGCCAAACCCGGCGCTGCGCGAAGATCAACCGTACAGCCAGGCGCACTTCGACGCGGTCTGCGCGCGCTTCGGCGATCTTGCAGTGCTCGACAAGTACGACACCGTGTTTGTCGACTCGATCACCGTCGCCGGCCGGCTCTGCCTGCAATGGTGCAAGGGCCAGCCGCAGGCTTTCTCGGAGAAGACCGGCAAGCCCGACAGCCGCGGCGCCTACGGCTTGATGGGTCAGGAGATGATCGCCTGGCTCACCCACCTCCAGCACACGCGCGGCAAGAACGTCTGGTTCGTCGGCATCCTCGACGAGAAGCTCGATGACTTCAATCGCCGCGTCTTCTCGCTGCAGATCGACGGTTCCAAGACCGGCCTCGAGCTGCCCGGCATCGTCGATGAAGTCATCACTCTCGCCGAACTGAAGGCCGACGACGGCACCAGCTACCGCGCGCTCGTCTGCCACACGCTGAACGCCTGGGGCTACCCGGCCAAGGACCGCTCCGGACGGCTCGATGCCATCGAGGAACCTCACCTCGGCCGCCTGATGGCCAAGATCGCCGGCCCCGCCAAGCCCGCAACCGAGCGCCTCGACTTCGCTCGCCCCATCGCATCTCCCTCACTTACGACTCAGGAGTCCTGACCATGATCCATCTCGATTTCAACTCGGCTTCCGAGCAAGCCAGCTTCGACCCTATTCCGAAGGGCTCCCTCGTCCGCGTTCGCATGACCGTCCGCCCGGGCGGCTTCGATGATCCCGCACAGGGCTGGACCGGCGGTTACGCGACGCGCAACGCACAGACCGGATCGGTCTATCTCAACTGCGAGTTCGTCGTCCTGGAAGGTGAGTTCGCCCGTCGCAAGCTGTGGTCGCTGATCGGACTCTCCAGCCCCAAAGGTCCAGAGTGGGCCAACATGGGCCGCAGCTTCATGAAGGCGATCCTCAACTCGGCACGCGGCATTCATCCCGCCGACAACAGTCCCGCTGCGCAGAACGCCCGTCGCATCGCTGGATTCGCCGAACTCGACGGCATCGAATTCCTGGGCAAGGTCGATTGGGAGAAGGATCAGCACGGGCAGGACAAGAGCGTCATCAAGTCGGCCGTCACGCCGGACCACAGGGACTACGCCGCGCTGATGGGTGCTGCCCCACGCGCACCCGCGGCGTCGAGCGGCTTCGGCAGCGGTGCGCCGGCAGCGCCGATGGCACCCGCGGCCTCCACCTCACCAGCGGCATCGCGCGTACCCACGCGTCCCGCCTGGGCACAGTGAGGAGGCACGGCCATGATGCTCCGACCGCGCCAGCGCGAATTCGTCACCCGTTCTATCGAAGCCCTGCGAACCCACGGCAACACCCTCGGGGTCGCTCCGACAGGCAGCGGTAAGACGATATGCCTCTCCGGCACCGCCGGTGAGTTCCTCACCCATCCCGACGCCAAGGCCTGCGTGCTGGCCCATCGGGACGAACTCACCGCGCAGAACCAGAGCAAGTTCTCACGGGTGAATCCGGGCATCTCGACGTCGGTGTTCGATTCCCACCGAAAATCATGGGCGGGCCAGGCCACCTTCGCGATGGTCCAGACGCTAGTGCGCAATCTGGATCAGATGCCGATCCTGGACCTGCTGGTCATCGACGAGGCCCACCATTGCGCCGCGCCGACCTATCGGCAGGTGATCGACAAGACGCTCGCCAGAAATCCCAAGGCGCTGATCTACGGCGTCACGGCGACGCCCAATCGCGGCGATGGCAAAGGCCTGCGCGAGGTGTTCTCGAACGTCGCTGACCAGATCCGGCTCGGAGAACTCATCCGTTCGGGCCACCTGGTGTCGCCCCGCACCTTCGTCATTGACGTCGGCACCCGCGAAGCACTCGACGGAGTGAAGAAACTCGCCGAGGACTACGACATGAATGCTGTGGCCTCGATCATGAACAACGCCCCGGTCAACGAGGCCGTCGTGCGGCACTGGAAGGACAAGGCCGCCGGTCGCAAGACCATCGCTTTCGGCGCCACCGTTGCCCACGCCGAAGCCGTTCGCGACGCCTTCCTCGCCGGTGGCGTGGCAGCCGCCGTCGTGCATGGCGAGATGATGTCCGAGGCAGATCGTAAGGCGACGCTCGCCGCCTTCGAGACTGGGAATACGACGGTCCTCGTCAATGTCGCAGTGTTGACCGAAGGTTACGACTACACGCCAACCGCCTGCATCGTCCTGTTGCGCCCGAGCTCCTACAAATCGACGCTGATCCAGATGGTCGGACGCGGGCTGAGGGTCGTCGATCCCGCCGAGCATCCCGGTGTGGTCAAGACCGACTGCATCGTCCTCGATTTCGGGACGGCCTCGCTCAAGCACGGCAGCCTGGAGCAGGAAGTCGATCTCGATGGCTTCGCGGTCGATGGTGAGGCACCGACCAAGACCTGTCCCGCATGCGACGCCGAGATCCCGCAAGCGTCGCGCGAGTGTCCGCTGTGCGGGCACCTCTTCGAACGGGCAGAGACGGGCGACGAGAAAGCCGCCCTCGAAGACTTCGTGATGAGCGAGATCGATCTCCTGAAGCGCTCGAACTTCTCTTGGTGCGACCTCTTCGGGGACGACTGTGCCTTGCTCGCCGCCGGTTTCAAGGCCTGGGCCGGGGTGTTCTTCCTCGAAGGCCGCTGGTACGCGGTCGGCGGCCACGGGACAGTGCCGGTTCGGCTTCTGGGTGTCGGCGAACGCACGGTGTGCCTGGCGCAGGCCAACGACTGGCTCAACGATCTGGAAACGGATAACGCCGCCCACAAATCCCGGCGCTGGCTGAGCGAGGTGCCGACCGAGAACCAGTTGCGCTATCTGCCGCCAGCGCTGCGCGGCGATTTCGGCCTGACCCGCTACCAGGCGTCGGCACTGCTGACGTTCCAGTTCAACAAGCACGCTATCCAGCGGGTCGTTCACGCCGCCAATCAGCGTCACCTGGAGGCCGCATGACATGCGCCGTCTGCTCTCGCGAAGCGCGCGGCTTCGGCATCTCCAACCCCGCGCTACACCGCACCGATCCACGGCGCTTCCTGGAGCGCTGGGTGTTCTGTTCGATGCGCTGCATGGAGGCGTTCTCCAAAGTCATGGAACGGCTGACCGGACTTCAGGAGGGCGCTGTGCTTGATCCCACCGATCTCGAAATCGCCGCCATACGCGCCGCACTGGCACCGCTCGGTGACTACGTCGCTTCGATCGGTATGGATCGGCCTCTGGCCGACTACGGCAAAACGGAAGTCCTGCGTCTGGTCGAGGTCGTGATCGACGCCTATCAGGCACACATGCTCATCGAGCACGAACGCTTGGCGGCGGCCGATCGCGCGTTTCTCGAACAGCGCCTTGCCGCGCAACCCTTGCCGGTGTCCGGCACCCCTACAAGGATTCCCTTCTGATGATCGACCTGAACCATCAACCCAGGTTTCACGAAAAGGTCACCGCGCGCGTGGATGCCGCGCTTCAGGTGGAAAGCACCACACGCGAAAAGCGTCTCTATCTCGGCGCCTCCCGCCTCGGCGTCGCTTGCGAGCGTGCCCTGCAGTTCGAGTATGCCGATGCGCCCGTCGATCCCGGGGCCGAGTTCGCCGGCCGCACGCTGCGCATCTTCGACGTCGGGCATGCCCTCGAAGAACTCGCCATTCGCTGGCTGCGGCTGGCCGGGATCGACCTTCACACCCGCCGCAAGGATGGCGGGCAGTTCGGTTTCTCGGTGGCCAACGGCCGCATCCAGGGACACGTCGACGGCGTGATCGCTGACGCGCCTACCGATCTCGGCCTGACGTTCCCAACGCTGTGGGAGTTCAAGACGATGAACGACAGGAACTGGAAGGCCTGCGTGAAGTCCGGCGTGGCGGTCAGCAAGCCCGTGTATGCGGCGCAGGTGGCGATCTACCAAGCGTACATGGAACCGGCAATCGCCGGCATTTCCAACAACCCGGCGCTATTCACCGCGATCAACAAGGACACCCAGGAGCTGTGGTTCGAACTCGTGCCGTTTGACGGCGGCTTGGCACAGCGCATGTCGGACCGCGCGGTGCGAGTGATTCAAGCGACGGAGTCGGGCGAACTGCTGCCGCGGATCGCGACCGATTCGAGCTACTACGAATGCAAGTACTGCTCTTGGGCGACTCGATGCTGGAGGGCGGCATGAATGCTCCCGCGTCGGTGGCCGTGCTGACCACGCCCCGGTCCCGACCGCTGGTCGCAACGGGAACGATCGAGCGACTGCTGCTTCGCCACGTCGATCACGTGTGCCCCGAGTCCCGGCTGTGTGCCGGGGTCATCAAGCAGGCCTTTGTCGACCTGCGGAGCTCGTCTTTGGGTACCCGGCGCGATGCACGACGCTTCTTTCGTGACGGCCGTCTGAATGCCTGGTGCGACGTGCTCGATCTCAATCCGGACTTCGTGCGCGAGATCGCATTGAAGGCCGGCTATCTCCCCCTGGATTCGAAGGAAGAACCGCATGCTTGACTACAACGATTCCGAATCGCCTACGTTCCAGCTCGCCGAGGGCGCCCGGGACGAAGTGCGCGGGGCACTGCTCGCCCGTCTGGAAAGTGTGCTTCGGCACCTGTTTCCAGCCGGCGAAGTCCGCAGCGGACGATTCACGATCGGCGACGTGCTCGGCAAGCCGGGCCGCAGCCTCGAAGTGGTGCTGGACGGCGACAAGGCCGGGCTGTGGACGGACCGGGCGACCGGCGAAGGGGGCGACGTCTTCGATCTGATCGCCCGTCAGCGCGGCCTGGATTCCCGGAATGACTTTCCCCGAGTGATCGAGGAAGCGCGAGCGCTGGCCGGCTGTCCGGCCGTGGTGCCGCCGAAACGGCAGCGCAGGAAGGAGATGCTGGTCGATGATCTCGGCCCGGCGACCGCCAAGTGGGACTATTTCGCGGCCGACGGCAGCCTGATCGCCTGTGTCTATCGCTACGACCCGCCCGGAGGGCGCAAGGAGTTCAGACCTTGGGACGCCCAACGGCGCAAGATGGCGCCGCCCGACCCGCGTCCGCTCTACAACCAGCCGGGGATGGTCGGCGCCGAGACGGTGGTACTCGTCGAAGGTGAGAAATGCGCGCAGGCCCTGATCGACACCCGCGTTGTGGCGACCACTGCGATGCACGGCGCGAAAGCGCCGGTCGACAAGACCGACTGGACTCCACTGAATAGCAAACGCGTCCTGATCTGGCCCGATCTCGACAAGGCTGGGTGGGATTACGCGATGGCCGCTGCCGATGCCGCCTTGATGATCGGTGCGCTGTCTTGTGAAGTCTTGATGCCACCGGATGACAAGGCTGCGGGGTGGGACGCAGCCGATGCACTGGCAGAGGGTTTTGATGTGCCGGCGTTTCTTGCCAGCGGTCCCCGCATCACCATTCAACCGCCGTTCCAGGAGGGCGCCGAGGAACCCGACGAGAATGCGGTCTGGGCAACCGACGACGCCTTGGCCTTGTCCTTCACTCGGCGCTATGCGCTGGACTGGCGCTACTGCGCGCAGTGGGGCAAGTGGCTGGTGTGGACCGGCAGCCGCTGGCAGCCCGACGAAACCTTGCTGGTCACTCATCTGATGCGGCAGGTTTGCCGCGAGGCCTCATTAAAAGCGAACGCGCACCGGCTGGCTGCCAAGCTCGCCTCGAGCAGCACGGTGAGCGGCGTCGAACGCCTCGCACGCAGCGAACGAAGACATGCCGCGACGTCGGCCGAATGGGACGGCGGTCCGTGGCTCGCCAACACGCCCGGCGGTGTGGTCGATCTACGCACCGGCCGACTGCGGCCGCACGACCGTGCCGACCGGATGACCAAGATCACCACGGCTACGCCGAACGGCGCTTGTCCGCGGTGGCTGGCGTTCCTGTCCGACATTACCCGCGGCGACGCGGAACTGATCACTTACTTGCAGCGGGTCGTCGGCTACTGCCTGACGGGTGTCACCTCCGCGCATGCCCTGTTCTTTCTGTACGGCACCGGGGCCAATGGCAAGTCGGTGTTCGTGAACGTGATCACCACCATCCTCGGGGACTACGCCGCCAACGCGCCGATGGATACGTTCATGGAAGCGCGCACCGACCGGCATCCGACCGACCTCGCGGGGCTGCGCGGCGCCCGTTTCGTCTCCTCAATCGAAACCGAGCAAGGGCGGCGCTGGAACGAGTCGAAGGTGAAAGCGATCACCGGCGGCGACAAGGTCTCGGCGCGCTTCATGCGCCAGGATTTCTTCGAGTACGTACCGCAGTTCAAGCTGGTGATCGCCGGCAACCATAAGCCCTCGATCCGTAACGTCGATGAGGCGATGAAACGCCGGCTGCACCTCATACCGTTCACCGTCACGGTGCCGCCGGAGAAGCGCGACGGCAAGCTCACCGAGAAGCTCCTCCAGGAACGCGACGGCATTCTGGCCTGGGCCGTCGAGGGGTGTCTCGCCTGGCAACGAGGAGGGCTCAAGCAGCCGGCTTGTGTGTTGTCGGCGACCGACGAGTACTTCGAGGCCGAAGATGCGCTGGGGCAATGGATCGATGAGCGCTGCCTGCTGGCGAAGGCCTGTCGCGAAGGGGTTTCTGAACTCTTCGCCGACTGGCGTGAATGGGCGGAACGCGCCGGCGAGTACGTGGGCTCGGTCAAGCGATTCTCCGAGTCGATGGCGGCGCGCAAGTTCGAGAAGTGCCGTCTGACTGGTGGCGCTCGTGCGCTCACTGGACTGTCACTTCGCCCCGGCCCCGGCAGCCCCGCCTACCCCTATCGCGATGACTAGAAAAATCGGGGAGTGACGGTTTTGACAGGCTTAAACATTAACCGCCCTTACGTACACGTGTACACGGTAATGGGTAAGCCCGTCCGATCCGTCACGCACTCAAATGACATGGAGCACCGAACGATGCGTACGAGCATTCTGGCCCTGGATCTGGGCACACATACCGGGTGGGCGCTGCACCACCTGGACGACACGATTACCAGCGGCACCGCAGATTTCACGCCCCGACGCTTCGAGGGCGGTGGCATGCGCTACCTGCGCTTCAAGCGTTGGCTCACCGAGATCAAGCACTCGGACGACGGCATCGATGCGGTGTACTTCGAAGAGGTGCGTCGTCACGCCGGTGTCGATGCGGCGCACGCTTACGGCGGTTTCCTGGCGCATCTGACCGCGTGGTGCGAGCACCACGAGATTCCCTACCAGGGCGTGCCGGTCGGGACGATCAAGAAGCACGCCACCGGCAAGGGCAACGCCGGCAAGGACGCGATGATCGCCGCCGCCAAGGCACGGGGACTTGATCCGCAGGACGACAACGAAGCCGATGCGCTCGCTCTGCTGGCGTGGGCAGTGGCTCAGGAGGCGGCGTCATGAAAATTCCTCCGCAACGCTATCGCTGCCCGCTGGGGCGGTTGCAGCCAGACGTCACGAATCTCGAAGCGGTGAAGGAAACCGGCTGGCGCGAGCAGCGCATCCTGGTGGTGTCCGACACCGACGAGCGGCTGGATTTCGTCGAACGGGAACTGGTCCGGCGACTGGGCGAACGGCTCTACGGCACAGGAGGTCGGCGTCATGGCTAACTGGACCCTCGAAGACGTCGCGGCGCGATTCACCGAGGCGGCCGAAACGGGCCGGCGACTGCCGCGCGTTCGGGTGCAGGGCTACTTCAACGTCTGGCCAACCTTTGCCCGAGACACATGGGAAGCGTATCCCGAGGAGGAACGTGACTACCGTCCGTTGCCGCCCAGCCCTGATGCCATCGACCGGATGCTTGAGACGATGCGCTGGGTGCAGTGGCTGGAAGTCGAGCAGCGTCATATCGTCTGGATGCGGGCCAGGCGCTACGGCTGGCGGGACATCTCGATACGTGCTGCTTGCTGCACCAGGACAGCGCAACGACACTGGCAACGCGCGATCCAGATCGTTGCTGATCGGCTCAACGAATCGAGGGCCGTGGCCTCGTGAGGAGTTCGCATAGTTTCAGCGTACATCAGCGGGCTACAGCGAAAACCTGCGGGCAATTGCGCCTTTTGCAGCTCGAAAGGGGTGTCGCATCCCGGGCCGTTTTGACCTACAGTGACGGCTATGGTTGGGAAAGGTGCGAGAGCAGCGACGCTGCCCTCAAGCCCGAGAATTCCATTCCTGCAGCCGCACCATCGACCCGCCCCTGTGGCGGGTTTTTGCCAGTTGTCGGGTGCGGATCGGGAACAATCTATGTCACGACGTAGCCTCACCCCGGCTGTCGTGGCCACCAGCGAGTAGCGCTCCGAAAGCCGTCAGCAAAGGAGCACAATGCCAACGGCCTTTGCGAATTTCTTTTCGCACTTGCTGAGCATAAACGCCGGGGCTCGGATTTCGTTTCCCGAGATGTCTCATGCGGTTGCAGCGGAGACAAGCAGCAACGATATTCGCTGCCGTATCCAGACCGCCGTCCTGCCGAGCTTCAAGGTGCTCTGCGGTGCACTTAAGGCGTTGCGCCTGGGTGGGCTTTATCTT